CTGTAAATCATAATGCAGAAATGTATATAAATTATGCAAATCCAAAAAAATATAATCACGTATCTGCTGACTATGTTTTAAGTTCTGAATTTGATGCAAATACAGTTAAAGGAAAAATAATAGTTGTAGGATTAGATGCCGCAGGATTAAGTGTATTAAAATATACACCTTTTGGATTAACCACAGATCAAGAAATTACTGCTCAAGCATTAGATACATTACTAACAGGAAAATATTTGACTAGACTTCCACAGGCAGATACATATGAAATTTTGTTTATAGGTTTACTAGGATTATTAATGATAGTATTAATTCCTAGAGTATCAGTATTATTTTCTGTTCCACTATTAGTTTTTGTATTAGGTGGAATAAGTTATGCATCATTTATGGCTTATGCAAACAAAGGTTGGTTAATAGATCCTTCATTTGCAGTATTATACATATTTTTAATTTGGTCGCATAGCACATACAATAATTTTGCAACACAAAGTAGACTAAGAAAACAAATTAAAAGACAATTTGAACATTATTTAGATCCAAGCATGGTTAAAAAATTACAGAAAGATCCTTCACTATTAAAACTAGGTGGAGAAACAAAAACAATGACTTTCTTGTTTTCAGACATTAGAGGATTTACACCTATTAGTGAGAAGTACAAAGGTAATCCAGAAGCACTTACAAAACTTATTAATAGATTTTTAACTAGCATGACCGACATTATAATCAAAAATGGTGGAACAATAGATAAGTTTATGGGCGACTGTATAATGGCATTTTGGAATGCTCCATTGGATAATAACAAACACAGACAACTAGCAGTTAAAAGTGCAATTGAAATGCAAATAGAATTAGCATTATTAAATGTACAATTAGTTGCTGAAGGACTACCTCAAATTAATATAGGAATTGGTATTAACACAGGTGAAGCACTTGTAGGTAATATGGGATCTAGACAAAGATTTGATTACTCTGTAATTGGAGATGCTGTAAATTTAGCAAGTAGACTAGAAAGCTCTAGTAAAACATTAGGCAAAACACTAGTAATAGGTGAAGACACTAGACACAGCATTGAAACAGTTTATCCTTTTGAATACATAGATAGCATTACAGTTAAAGGCAAAACTGAAAAAATTAAAGTTTATACAATTAAAAATTAATCTGTTTGAATTATAGTTACTTCAGGTTTAGTAGAATCTGTACCAATTGTTATATTTTGAGTTTCTGAATCTTGAACTATTTGAATGTCTGCAGAGTCCGCCGTTTCAGATTTTATATATGCAGTATGACCACCATGCGTTCTGTTTACAATTGAATAGTTTCCACTTGTACTAGCAGTGGCATCGTTTGTATTACTACCAGTTGTATATCTTCCTGTTGCAGTTGATGATGAAGTTGCACCTGTGACACCATCTGTTGTAACTGTTGTTTGAGTAATATCTCCTGTTTCATAGTTAATAACTTCACCACTTGTTGTTACTGTTGTTCCAGCATCATTGTCAACCCATTCTGTACCGCAGGCTGAATTTGCAGTGTCCCAATAGTAACCCCAATTAAGACAATCTTCTTCGTTATCAATATCTGCTAACCATAGTTCTAATTCTAAATCTTGATCATAATCATCTTCGTAAGCATACTCTTCTTCTAATGTTACTGAACCATCATCTTCTTCATACTCACCATAGTAGTACCAGTTGTAAGTCCAATCATAAAATGTATCCCAATCGTCCCAAGTCCAATCCGCAATATACTTGTCTTTTAAACTTGGCATATCCCAAGGATAGGGTTGACCTTCACAAAATTCCCAAGTCCAACTGCTTACCCAACACCAGCCATACCATTTTTTGAAAAGTGATTTAGCTTCTGGTGTCCATGAAGTATAATTTTTAAACAACTTCCAGTCATCTGTATACCAGTCATTTAAGTAATCTAAATATTCTTGAGTACACCAATCACTACCATAGCCATTGTAATTACAATAATTTTCTATTGTTAAAGTTGGTGGGCCGCCATTTGCTATGTAATCTGAGTTAGCATAATATTCGTCATCTAATTTAAAATCTTCCCAAGTATATCCTTCAATTGTAGATGTTGCTTCTTCTTCAACTTCTTCAGATTTATCTTCTACTACGGCATCATAAGCCGTCAATCCATAATCTTCTAATAAGTCGTTATATTCTTCCATGTATGCAGTCCAATCAACTTCATCCCAATCTATAGAATCCCAATTAATTGTGTCCCACGTACAATCTGAACAACCTATTGCGTCAAAGTATGCTTGATCCATTTCTGCATACATCTGTTTAGCATCATCCCAATCCATAGTTTGTTCACCTTCAGCGTCCCACACTGATATTTGATTGTCGTCATCAATATAACCCCAATCTTTTAAATCGTCTTCCCATGAATCATAATAAGATGTATCTATGTCTGATTCTACTACTTCATCTATTACTATATCTTGAGTAGAACTTGTATCTATTTCACTTGATTGTGTTGTAAAATCTTCAACTGCCACCGTAGTGTCTGATGTTAATGTGTCTGATTCAATTGTTAATTCCTCTGATACAATTTGTTCTTCCATTTCGTTGGCTTCTTTGGCATCCATTTCTATTTCTAAAGATTCTTGCTCTAACAACTCGTTAGATTCAAACATTTCTTTTTCGTTTTCTAAAAATTCGTTATTTTCTTTTCTATCAAATTGAAGATCATTTTTATCTTCAATACCGTCTTCAACACTATCTAAATCAAATAAATTCTTTTTCTGAAGATTATCTAATGGAGATGGTGCTCTAGGTACTAGGCTATCACTAATAACTGTTACTGATGTATATACTTGGGTTATTGTTTGAGAACCTGCATCATTAGAAACTGTAACTTTTCCTACTTGCCCAGAAGAATCCGGAAGTAATGTAATTGTTGTAACTCCACTTGTTGATACTGATCCTGAAAATGCTGTACCTTGTACTGTAATTGTTGCTGTTGGCGTTGCAATTTCTACATCACCATTCATTTTAGAAATTTCGCCAGACTCGTAAGTAAACGTTCCTACGTTAACCGATACATTCATTGCAATTTCTATTGGCACAACTGTTGTGTCAAAAGCAAATTCATCAATTAAAAATTCTGTGTTAGGTGCAAGAGTAATTTTTGTTTCATCTACAAACACAATGTTCATAGCACCATCTTCTCCAGTTTGGAGAAAGTCATTCATTTCTAAAAGATAACCTGATTCAACTTTATAAGTTTTTCCGCCACGTTCATTAAACGTGGAACCCATTTTGTCTTTAACTTCACCTACAGTTACAGCTAAAGCATTTGTAACAAATAGTATCAAAAAGGATACCACAAAGAAGAACTTCTTCATGATTAACACCCGTTAGATACAGTAGCAGTTACATCAGCTGATTGAGTATTCCTGTTGTATGAATATACGCAAGTGTCTGAACCGTCTTGTGTAAAATTTAATGTATAGTCGTAAATGCTATCACCTGTTATAGTAACCTTACCATCATTACCTCCACCTGTTTGAGCAAAGTTTATTACTGAATCATCTGTATAAAGAAAAATTTTAGCAGTATTATTACCACCTGCCATGTGAAGTCTTATTGTATTATCATCACCATTTATTATTGTTCTCAACCAATTGTTATCGCCTGATATTATTGCTGAATCTCCATAAGGGTCTGTATCAGAACCAGTGTAACTAGAGTGAATATCTAAAAGATTTGAATTACCTATAAAATCGTGAAGTTGATAGTTGCCTGTACCATATGATGAAGTGTGTATTACATTTGAATTTCCTACTATGTAAATATCTGCACTTGCACCTTCGCTACCTGAACTATCTGCAAACTGACTATGCGAAGCAGTTTGTGGACCAATTGCCTTATTTGCATTTGTATTAAATCCTTCTGAATCTGTTGAACTGTACCATTCTACAGTATTTGAGTCACCTGACATACGAACATATAAGAAATGGTTGTCACCTCTATTCTGAACCCAAAATGTATTTGAATCTCCATAAATGTCTAAGTCAACATTGAAATTTGTTGTAGAGTCTGACCAAGTATCATAGTCTACTACGTTTGAATCACCTGTAATATCATGATCTAAATAAAAACCTGTAGCATTAACGTCATCTATGTCAGGTCTTAATTTATTAGAATTACCAATTGCTGTATAATCAAAGGTCATATTAGTACCTTTAAAAGATAAGTGACCATTATAATCTGTTACGTTTGTATTACCTATTTGTTTAATAATAATAGTAATTTTATTTCCGTCAATTACAAAAGGATTATCTGTGCTTCTTCCAAACGTATTGTTTAATCCGTCTTGTTTTATATAGACTGAACCATTTTCTTGATCAATTTGTGTTATAAAGACTTTATTACTCGCATAACAATTAATCGTTGTTGCTAGTAACAGTATTAGACTCAATAATAACGCTCTCATCTGCGACCTCCAATGCGGCTTTCTGATCATTTAAAATTGTTTGAATTTTTGCTTTACGTATTTCTTTTTCTGTTTCTTTTAAATCAAATGCTACTAACATTTTTAAATGGTCTTGATATTCATCCCAAGTTTTAAAATCTGTACTGTTAGCTTTATTATACCAAGCTAATTCATTCTTTTGAACTTTCTTTAAATGTTTTTTAGCCAACAATGCTTCTTTTTTAGCTAACTTTTCTGCCTTCAAGGCTTCTTTTTTAGCTTTCTTCTCTTCTAACAATGCAAGTTTTTTAGCTTTCTTTTCTGCTAGGTATTCTTCTCTTGTTTTAATTTTTACTACTGTTTGTTCTACTTCTAAATTTACTTTTACTTCTTCTTCAGTAACAACTTCTGCATCTGACTCTTCAACTGCTTCTGGTAGTACTGGTTCCGGTGGTAGTTTAATTTTCCATATTTCTTTTTTAGCACCTACTTGTATAATTTCTGCAACACCGGCTTCAATTGCTTTTCTCACAGCAAAAGTAACTGGTTCGTTTCTTGCTACTCCAATTTCAGTTTCTAATAACATTGTATCAGCATCAAAGTACTTGAATATATCTCCACCTGTTCCTGTTGAGAATATTGTTTTTTCAATTGTTGTTGATATAACAACTTCACCTGTTTGCACATTTACTAATCTTAAAATAACAGTAACTACATCTTGTCTGTATTGTGTATTGGCTTGTACGCCTAAAATTCTTGCACCTATACCACCTGATTTAGTATCTGAATCGTATCCTACTATACCACCTGTAATATATGCACCTGCAAATAATAATGCTGGTAATGGTTCAGCTTGATCACCATCTGCCATTTGTCTTGTTGATCTAATAAGTTTTCTTTCTTGTAATAGGCTTGGTAGACTTGCTCTTTCAACAACTCTAAACCATTTGCCTTCTCCAGCATCTTGTAATGCTTTAATTAAAAGTTGATATGAACCTTGAGTTACTGCTGTACTCATTGAAGCAAAATTGCCACCTGGCTTCTTTTGCCCTGTCATATCTAAGAAATCATAGACAGCAATTATAATTGGATCGCCATCTAACTCAGGAACCTCAATAAATGTTTTTGCCGCAGGCTTTTGAGTTCTGTAATCGAAGTCTGGTTTACCAGCACAACTAGCCAGAAATAAAGTTGCTAGAAATATAATTGCTAATTTTTTAAACATTATTATTAGTCTTCCTTCGGCATAGTAAATGATGTTACAGTTCCGTCTGTTTCAGTAACAGTAATTGTAACATTACCAGTACCTGAAGGCGTTGTCCAAGTTACAACTTCTCCACCAATAGGTGATGTAAATGTTCCTGAATCTTGTTGTAAGCCGTCAGCACCAAATACGTTTGTTGTAATTTGTTTTGCTAAAGCCGTATAAAATCTTGATTCTAAGTTTGCTTTGAATTTTGCTACCGCAGTATTTTTTGCATCTTGTTCTGCTTTTTCTTTTGCGGCTTTATCAGCGGCTTTTATAGCATCTTTTCTTGTTTTTTCTATGTTTTCAATGGTCAAATAATGTGAACTTTTGCCCTGTCCACTAAAAGATGGACTGTCAAAGTCAAAAGTGATTTCACTGGCGTTTGACCCAGTTATCATGAATAAAAATAGTAATATTGTCGTTAAAATTCGCATTTTTCTCCTAAAATTCTTTTACCATAATATTTATGTAATATCTTAACCAATTTATATGCACTTAAATATTGTACTATTATGTCGAAAATTTTAACAAGCACCTGGGCGGTTTGTGTCACTTTGATGATCCTTTTATTCATAAAATGGGCAGACCCAACACCTATTCAGTCAGCAAAACTGACAACGTTTGATTCCTATCAAAAATTTGGACAACACTTTGACTCAAAGAGTTTAATTTTGTTAGATATATCTGACGAAGCTCTAAAAAAACAAGGACAATGGCCATGGAAACGTGATATTTTAGGACGGACAATAGTTAATGCTTATCGGAGTGGTGCCGCTCTGGTAGTCTTACAAGTCGTATTTGCACATAAAGATAGACTAGGCGGAGACGAAATGTTTCTTAAAATGATTTCAAAATATCCAGTTATTCTTACCGAGACCGACGATGTTAAAAACTTACTCAGCATTGAACGAAAAGCCCGGGCGGTAGGTAATGTAAGTGTACCTATTGACATAGATGGTACTATAAGAAGACTACCACTTGATAGGTCAATTCCTGCTGTTATATTAGAAACAATTCAATATTACAATAAAGCAAAAAACGAAATATGGTTAGATTTTAGACATCATATTCCACGAATAGATTATACAGACAAAAGTAACTGGTCAAAAATGAAGGGCAAAATTGTATTCATTGGAACTACATTTAAAGGATCAACATTCGTTACTACGCCTAATGGTTTAAAAAACACTCATGAGATTATGGCTATTGGTACAGAAACATTATTATCACAAAATTTTATTAGTAGACCGGATTGGCTAGAGAAAGTAGAATGGGCATTTGTTATTATAGGAGGTATAATATTCCTAATTATTATTCCACGACTCGGCGTCCTATGGAGTTTTATACCTATCATAGTTTATCTAAGTATTGTACTTGGAGCAAGTGCCTATCTATGGAACACAAAATTATATCTTACAGAATGGTTAACTCCTGTTGTAATTGTTACCATAGTTTGGGGACATTTAATATACAATAACTTTGCACGTGAGAACAGACTAAAATTACAAATTAAAAGACAATTTGAACACTACCTAGATCCTAGAATGGTTAAAAAATTACAAAAAAATCCTTCTTTATTAAAACTAGGAGGCGAAACAAAAATAATGACATTTTTATTTTCAGATATACGTGGCTTTACACCTATAAGTGAAAAATATAAAGGCAATCCAGAAGGACTTACAAAACTTGTTAATAGATTTTTAACACGCATGACAAACGTTATAATTGCTAATGGTGGAACCGTAGATAAGTTTATGGGAGACTGCATTATGGCATTTTGGAATGCACCACTTGATGTAAAAGATCATCAAATGTTAGCAGTAATGTCAGCGTCACAGATGCAAACAGAACTAGTAAAATTAAATGAAGAATTAACTGCAGAAGGATTACCTGAAATTAACATAGGCATAGGTATTAACACAGGTCAAGCACTTGTAGGTAATATGGGTTCTGATCAAAGATTTGACTACTCTGTAATTGGTGATGCTGTTAACCTTGCATCACGTTTAGAAAGCTCAAGTAAAACATTAGGCAAAACTTTGGTAATTTCAGAGAATACTATGAAAGGTATTGAACATATATTTCCGTTTGAATATATCGACAGCATTACCGTCAAAGGTAAGACCGAACCTATCAAGGTTTATACCGTGGTAAGATAGAATTATAAATAGCTATAATGGACGCAGACACAATAACAATAATATCTAAACTATGGCCCATCTTTGTGGCCTTCATATTGCTCATTGTGACTTTAGCACAATCGCATTATCGAATTAAAGTGCTTGAAGAAAAAGTCAAAGTTGCGTTCGATCTCATCAATAAGTTGACTAAGAAATAAACTCACTTAACTTTTAAATCAACACACTTAAATAAATCGAGCGGGGAAGGAAATGAAATTTATAATGGTAATAATAATATGTTTTGGCATGGATTGTAATGCAATCTGGGAACAGACATGGTATCCATCTATGAACGACTGCCTTAATGCATCACAAAATGTTAAAAATTTCATGGTGAAACAATATCCAACTTCTGCTGGCGAAATATATTGCATGAATGAACCCGAATTTAACGAATATTACGATTACCTAGAAAATGGTGGTAAACCTACCTTGGAATCTTTACCAAACCCATCAGCCATCTAATTGACAGATCTTGGTTTTCATAGTAAAATAAACTATGAGAAGTAAAATCAGAAGAAGTCTGGTAAAAACCTTGACTTGGAGAATCCTTGCGACTACTGATACATTTTTAATCAGTTGGATAATTACAGGTTACCTAACGTTAGCGGGTGCTATTGCAGGTATTGAGGTAATAACAAAAATGTTTTTATATTATGCTCACGAAAGAGGATGGAGCAAAATTAAATGGGGTTATGACGGACCTGAAGAACATACCCATATATTTCCATTTGCAGAAGATTGGAAACCTATAAAATACGATTTTAGAACGAAGGAGAAAGAATAATTGTATGGTTATAAAAACTGCACCAGCTCCTTCAACTCAAAAGGCTTGGGAATTCAATTTAAAGTTAGAAAAGAAAACTATAAAAACGTTTGTTTATAGTGATACTGGAAAAGACATTGAAGCAAGATTTCCTAATCACAAAATTACTAATATAAAACAAATTCCAGATCCATTAAAAGATGTTGGTGAACCTGGATGGAAACCAAAGGCAAAATACTCATGATCCACGCAATGATAGATTTGGAAACATTAAGCACTAACCCTAATGCTGTGATTTTAACAGTAGGTGGTGTAAAATTTGATCCATATACACACACAGAACCATCACAAGGTATGTATTTTAAAGTAGATGTGGATTCACAAACTACTACAGGCAGAGAAGTAATGCAAGAAACAATTGATTGGTGGGCAACACAATCAAAAGAAATACAAGATGAAGCTATGGGTGAAAAAGATCGAATACCTCTTGAAGAAATGGTTAAAAGAATTAACAAATGGGCAGTAGGTGTGAATGTATTTTGGTGTCAAGGACCTTTATTTGATTATGCTATATTACAAAATTTATATAAACAATTAGGACATCCTGTTCCATGGCAATACTGGCAAATACGAGATTCTCGAACTTTGTTTAGTTTAGTACCACGTGATCTTAACGAAGTAAGAACAGGTATGCATAATGCATTAGAAGACTGTTACTTTCAAGCAAGAAAAGTACAAAAAGTATATAAACAGTTAGGGATTAGAAATGTATAAACCACTTCCAGATGGAATCACAATTAAATATTCTAAAATACAAGGATTAGGATTATATGCTACAAAAGATTTCCCAAAAGATACAGTATTTGGAATTGTACATATTAAAAATAAAAACTTTCCACACGGTCATATAAGAACGGCTTTAGGAGCATTTTATAATCATTCAATTAATCCAAATTGTAAAACATATCAAGGATTTTGGCATCAATTACCAGTAGTATACCTTATGTCAATTAAAAATATTAAAACAGACGAAGAATTAACAGCCAAATATTCATTATACATGGATTTTGATGACAATGGAAACTAAAACTTATTATAAAAAACTAACTGATTGTATCCTTCACTATTTTAGACTAGACTTACAACTACATTTCTTATGGTCTTTCTTTTTAACTATGTTTGCAATATTTTGGCTACCATTAGTATGGTTAGGACTTATTGCAACAATTATTAAAGAAGGACTAGACTTATGGAGTAAAGGTCACTGGAGTTGGGATGACTTTTGGTATGGTTTTGCTGGATGGGTTTGTGGAATAATTTTCCTCTACAATTTTATTTGGTATTAAAATGGATATTAAATGGTATTCTATAGAAGATTTATATACTATAAACAAATATAAGATACGACATAATAAAAATCCAGTTACCAAATGGATAAAATTACCTTGTGTATATAAAATAAAAATTAACAAAACAATAGTACACATAGGAAGATCTGATACTTGCAAAAAACACGGTGGTGCTGAAAAAGTTAGAAAAGCAATAGTTAATTTATTAAATATTACTGATTATAATACATCTGTGCCTAAAACAAAATATTGGACCGAAATTAGGTTGCAACATCGTCCAAACTCAAGTAATATTAAAATAGGAATAATAAAAACCAATGCCATCAAAAAAACCTACATTCAAGAAACCCAGAGAAGTAATCAAATATTATGAAGAATGTACTTGGTTGGGTAATGCCAAACCAATGTTCCAAAATAAAAAAGTTTCAGTATTCTACGATAAATTTCCGGTCACAAAAGGACATTTATTATTTGTACCAAAAAAAAATAATATAGAACATATTACTGAAGCATACAAACTCGCTTTTTATTGTGGAGAAGAATGGATCAAAGAAGGCAGAATGGATGGATTTAATATAGGACAAAATATTGGATTAGCCGCTGGACAATCTATTATGTGGCCACACGTACATTTAATTCCTCGGCATAACGGTGATTGTAAACCTAAAAAATCTAATGGAATAAGACTATGTCATCCTAATGGCGATCACAAACGATATTACTAATGAAAAAAAGAAAAAAGAAATTAACTTGGCCAATGAGTGTTGACGATGTTCCAAAAGGTGTAATTTTTGTTTCTCCTGATGGTGGTGAAACAGTTTTTATACAAAAGAAAAATGGAAAAAGAGGCAAAATGGTTTCACAATCCCAATTAGCTAAAGATATTGAGGTAGCATATAACGAAAATGATATGGTAGGTGCTGATGCTATTAAATTACGTAGAAAATATCCTACTTTACAAAAAGCCTGGAATCGATACAAAACAGTTTGGCATCTGGTTAACGAAGATTAGCATAATTATTGATATATGTGTGGAATAGTTGGAATATACAATGTTCCTGAAGCTTCTAAAATTGCGGCATTAGGCATTCATGCCTTGCAACATCGAGGCCAAGAAGGTGCGGGTATTATTTCATACGATAAAAAATTTCATACCCACGGTGACTATGGACGTGTTGATCATATTTTTAGTAAAAATAAAGTTATAGAAAATCTTCCAGGTAGTACAGCAATTGGACACGTTAGATACAGTACTACTGGAGGCACTGGAAAAAGTAATGTTCAACCATTATTTTACAATTTAGACTTCGGTGGTTTTGCTATTGCCCATAATGGTGACTTTACTGATTCTGCATATTGGAGACAAAAGCTATCTGAAGAAGGTGCAATATTTCAAACATCAACTGATACAGAAATTATTCCACATTTAATTGCTCGAACAAAAGGTATTGATCCTGTGGATCGTTTACTCACAGTATTGAATAAAGTAAATGGTGCATTTAGCATAATAGCATTAATGGATAATAAATTAGTTGTCGCTCGAGATCCTTATGGCTTTCGTCCTTTAGTTATAGGTCAATACAAAGAAGGATATGCAATAGCATCAGAAACCTGTGCTCTTGATTTAATTGGTGCAACAAATATTAGAGATGTTGAACCTGGAGAAGTAATTATATTTGATAACGAAACAACACTAAAAAATTGGGCCATGGATGTTAATTTCAAATGGTCTCGGTTAGACCAGAAGGAAGATTCTATCAGTTCACAGAGAAAAAAAGTAAAAAAAGATAGAGAAACATATTATTTAGATAAAAAAGTTACAAAACATTTTTGTATATTTGAACACATTTATTTTTCGAGACCTGATTCTGTTATTGATAACCAATTAGTATATGATGTTCGTAAAAGAATAGGTGAAGAATTAGCAAAAGAAACTTATGTTGATTCTGATATGGTTGTTCCAGTACCTGATTCTGGTATGGTATCTGCACTTGGATATGCTAACCAATCAAAAATTCCTTTTGAACTAGGACTTACACGAAGTCATTACAGAGGAAGAACATTTATTGAACCTACACAAAAAATACGAGACTTGGGTGTAAAATTAAAACATAGTGCTATGCGATTATTTAAAGATAAAACAGTTACCGTTATTGATGATTCTATTGTTAGAGGCACAACAGCAAAGAAAATTATAAATTTAATAAGAAATGCAGGCGCTAAAGAAATTCATATGCGTATTTCATCTCCGCCAGTTACTGGTCCGTGTTGGTATGGTATAGATACACCAAACAGAAAAGAGCTTATAGCCGGAGAAAGTAACGTAAAAGAAATTAAAGAATTTATTGATGCTGATTCATTAGAATATATATCTATAGAAGGATTACATAAAGCAATGAAAAGTAAAGGCTATTGCGACGCTTGTTTTACTGGAAAATATCCTGTTAAAAAAAGAAGTTATGCCGAAAATATTGGTGGATAGTTTGATACTTGACCTGCCTTTACCATGCGTATACGTCGCTCTAATACAGCTTAAAAGGGTGTTTAAATAGCAATATGACTAAATTCGTAAGTGTTGTAGGAAATGGTGAGAGTAGACGGGGGTTTGATATAACTCCACTAAAACTATTTTCAACGGTGGTAGGATGTAATGCTATATTCAGAGATTACGTCTGTGAATACCTAGTATGTGCTGATAAACATATGTGTCAAGAAGCAGTAAACACTGTAGGCAAAGGCACCACAATTTACACCAGAGATAAATGGGTTAATCAATTTGCCATGTGGCCAAATGTAATAAAAATACCACATTTACCTTATCACGGCGATCAACGAAAAGATGACCCGTTCCATTGGGGGACTGGACCATACGCAGGTGTAGTAGCATTAACTTTTAAACCAAAAGCAATTTTTATGTTAGGATTTGATCTTTATCCAATAGGAAAAACAGTCAATAATATATACAAAAATACTAAAGGATATGAATACATTAAACGACCAGTTGATCCATCTTATTGGGTACATCAATTCCACAAATTAATGGAATTATTTCCAAATGTTCGTTGGATCGTGGTAAATCAAGAAAAATGGAAAATGCCAGAGGAATGGTCTCAACATAAAAACGTTTTCCAAGAATCTTATGACGGCATGGCTAAATTTATTAATAAGCAATTGACAAAATCTAAATAAAGTTTATAATAGTATTATGTTTGACAAATTTAAAGAAGGAAATGTTATTACTCTTAAACTTGCATCAGGTGAAGAAGTAATTGCAAATTTTAAATCACTTAATTCTGATTATATCAGTATAGAGAAAGCATTAGTATTAATGCAAGGTCCTAAAGGTTTAGCATTTGGAACATTCTTTTCTACTGCTGAACAAAACGAACCTATTAACATTTGTAGAAATAAAATTACATCTATTGCAAATATTAATGATAAAATTAAACAAGAATACGAAAGAATATTTTCTACAATAAAAACACCTGAGAAACCAAAAATTATAGTATAATGACACATTTTGAAAAACATAGTACAAGTATTAAAGCATTAGTTGATGTTACAGAAGCTATGTTAGATCAAATGGAAAAATATAACATTGATCCTGAGACAGTAACAAAGAGACCAGAATTTACGGTGTTTATCCACTTTTTAAAATCTATCCTTGATGGAGAATTAAATATCCCAAACGAGTTAACTGATTCAATTCGTAATAAATCAAATGAACTAGGAATTGACGTTAACGATATTAAAAAGAGGTTACACTAATGGCTGATATAGAAATTAAAGACAACGTAACAGAAGAATGTTTTACTTCCACAAAAAGTTTTTGGAATTTTCCGTGTGCTCATAGACAATATAGACATGATGGCAACTGCCATTTAATTCACGGATACAGCAGAAGTTTTCATTTTGTATTTGGCATTAAAACATTTACAAAAGAAGGCTTTGCAGTAGACTATGGTGACTTAAAAGAATTAAAAGCACATTTAGATCATATGTATGACCATACTTTAGTACTTGATGAAGAAGATCCACATATGGATAAATTTAAAGAATTAGAACAAGCAGGTGTATGCCGAATTAGAACTCATCCAATGGGACCTGGCATGGAAGGTACTGCACATTATCTTTGTGAATGGACAGATAAATGGTTACGTGAAAAATCTCGTGGTCGTGCTTGGGTTATTAGTGTTGAAGCTAGAGAGAATGACAAAAATAGCTCAATCTACACAAACCCAAATGCAGGATTCAAGGGATGGACAAGCAAATAACTCTATTTGAAAATTTAGTAATTCAATACAACAACAAACAAGTAAGAGTACACATTTACGATACTCCTTTAGGAAAAAGATTTCTTGAAGCACTAAAAGATAATTTAACAGAAAAAAGAATATTAGAAAAAAACTTCTGTTTTTTAGGTTGGGCAGATTCTAAAAGAGATTTAACTTATCTTTGCGAAGAATTAAACAAAAATATAGCACAAATAGATTCATTTAAATTTAATCCAGAATATCCTAAATTAAAATCATTTACTCCAGCAGATTTTCAACACTCATCTACACTCCCAACAGGACTTTGTCCAAGTGGAAATGAATGGGAGAAACCAGGATTAAGATTAAAACATGATGCTTGTAATTTATTACATAGGTATTTTGAAGAACTACAAGGAACTGCATGGAAAATTTCCGATTACTACAAACAAGCAGACACAGAAACAAAATATGCAATAAGACAACTTAATAATCTTTGTCATGAAATAGAAAATTGGGTATTAAGTTATAGAAAAAGTGTAGTAGACCCTGCATGGATGAGGCCTTCTCAAATTACTACATTTTTAAATGCACCTAGACACGATTTACACGAAGAAGATTATGAATTATTCAAACAAAACAGATATAACAGAGAATTAGGTGGTGTATATCTACATTGGTCACAAGTTGGCAAAACTTTATATGAAGTTTTTAGAGATGAATACGCACCTGTAATGACTGAATCTATGTGTTCCGAAATAAACCATCAAAAATACTATTCTGGTGAGTTTGATATTGAATGGGGCGATACTATCACAGAAGAAACACACGCATTTAAGAAAAAAGAAATAGATGAGTTTAAAAAATGGTTAAAGGAAAACAATTACGATTGGGAAGACCCAAAATTATCTCTTGGATATATTAAAATCGGCCAAGTAGACATGAAATTAGCATTTCAAAATAAACCATTTCTAGAAGTGTATAATACAATGAAAAACAATTTAAATATAAAAAGTATTCACACTATTGGGTTACGAAGTTGGGAAAACGAATATCCATACAGTCTTGAAAGTGATAATTGGAAAAAAATACAAATAGAAGGATTAAAACAAGGATATGAATCATATAGTATGCGTTAAATGGGGTAACAAGTATATTTCTCAATATGCCAATGTACTTTATAATATGGTTAAAAGAAATACTACTGTACCTTATGAATTTCATTGTATTACCGACGACCCAACAGGTTTAGATTCACACATAAAAACTATTAAATTACCAAATGATCCATGGATTAAAACTTGGTGGAGTAAATTATGGATGTTTGGCTCTCATCTTCCTTTACAAGGCAATATATTATATTTTGATCTTGATATTATTGTATTTCGTAATATTGATAATTTGTTTACACACAATCCAGGCAAATTTATGATTATTCGAGATTTTAACCGATGTAGAATAAAAGATTGGAAATTATGCAACTCAAGTGTAATGCGTTGGCAAACTGGTACGATGAATTTCCTTTGGGACGATTTTAATAATAATCATACTCAAATTATGCAAAACAACCATGGTGATCAAGATTATATTACAGTAAGAGCTAAAGATCAAATTAATCATTGGCCCGATGATTGGATTCGCTCATACAAATGGGAAATGATTGGTTTAAAAACTACTAAAATTAGAAAAGGAAAAAAATTTATATTTGAACGTCCTGCAAGAATTACAGAACAGAACAACGTAGCAGTATTTCATGGAGAACCTAAACCTTTTAACTGTGGAGATCAATTTGTTATTGATAATTGGAAATGAAAAATAACCTAAATCAAGCTTCTTGGTTAATTGCTGTATCAGAACACCAAGGTTCTATTAATTATGATTCAAGATTGCATCTAGACAAACCTACTACCTACGACGATATTAAAAATAGAGCAAAACTTATGTATACTGGAATATATGCACCTAGAGATCCTTCTATTGAGAAATTAATATCTTCTTTATCTGTAAAAGAATTAAGAAAAGAAATTAATATCAATAAATTTAGTAACACAATTAAAAATTGGTTTAAAAAATCTAATTTAATATCAATATTAGGTGTTGATAAATTACAAAATCTTACTCTTGGGAATGGTGCTTCTGATTTTATTTTTTCTCTTATAAATCGATCCAAAAATAAATTTGGCATTTTAAAAAACACCTATTATAATACGTTTGATATGCTTGATCAATATCAATTAACTGTTACTCATCCTCTTGATTGTAAAAAAGGACAAACTGTATTAATTGAATACCCCTCACCGCATTATTCTATTACTGAATTAAAAAATATTATTAAAAAATGTGTTAATAAAGAATGTTATCTTACTATTGACTTAACATTATTACCTATTACTAATCAAAAGATAGAAATTGACTTAACTCCCTTTAACGAAATATATTTTAGTATGCATAAAGCATTACCAATTGATGATTTTAGATCAGCAATACGATTTTCAAAAACAAAAATAAACGATCATTACAGCATAATGCAACAACAAAGATATTATAACCGTGTTGGTGCAAATCTTTTTTTAAAATTCATTAATAACTTTGAATTAGATTATGTTTATAACAAACACAATGATAATATAAATTCAATCAATAAAACATTTAAATTAACTAAAACTAACTTATTGTGGTTATCAAAGTCATCAAACTACAAAAATCCAATTGACCTTATGCCTTCAAAACATTATAATTTTAATGAGTTGATTAGTATATCGAAATTAATTGAAAATAAAGATAAGTTTTTTTGGTAATGAGAAATAAAAAATTTGGAAAAGTTAAAATTAAAAGTATGAAACCATTAGATGAGATTCCCGAAGATTGTGGTTATGATAAAAGATTCAAATTTGATGTAGACATGAATTCTAACGGGATTGCTGGAGATTGTATTGAATGGTGCCAAAAACATTGTAAAAGTAAATGGGGTTGGTGGTTCAAAGGACCTCCTGGAGCAAACCCATGGGATCATAATTGGGAAGAACAAGACAGCTATATGAGTTTTGAAGATAGACGAGAAGCTATGGCATTCTTTTTAGCAATCGGAGTTGCTAATATGGGAGACCATAGCAGATAAGTATTGATATGAAATGGTTTGATATAACAGATAGAGCAAAAAGTCAAATAGAAGGGTTATTATCTAAAAATCCTGACAAATACGCAGTCAGCCTATCTATATTAGGTGGTGGTTGTGCTGGCTTCAAATATGATTGGGGATTTACTGATAAAGACTCAATTAAAGAAAACGATGTTGTAGAAGATTGGGGTACAGGACGATTTGTTGTTGATGACGCAAGTATGCTTTATATTGCAGGTACTAAAATAGACTGGAAAGAAGAAGTATTTGGTTCTCAATTTGAAATTATCAATCCCAACTCCAAATCAAGTTGTGGTTGCGGAGACAGTTTTGGTGTCTAAAAGATTAGATTGTGTAATTACATCCTTACCGTTTATGGAATATTACTTGCCACCGGCGGCTCCGGCTGTTTTAAAAGGACATTTAGAAAGCAAAGGGTTTACAGTAAGAACACTTGACTTCAACATCACAGTAAAAGAAACTTTTGACAGTGACGAGTTACCTTTAGCTTCTGCTTTTTTCCATGAAAACCATGGTATACTAAAATTTGAAAAAAATCTTCATGACAGAATTGATAAACTAATAAACAGTTGGGTAGATAAACTTCTAGAATTAAATCCACGTTTTATTGCCTTAAGTGTTTTTTCTGTCGACAGCAGAAAAGCCTGTGAAATACTTGTAGAAAAATTACAAGCAAAAAATCACAATTCAAAAGTGCTTATTGGCGGAATGGGTCTTGGCCACCCAGGTCTTAAAGAAAAATGGATAGACAGTGTCCGTGATAAGATTGATTATTACATAATTGGCGAAGGAGAATTAGCTCTGGAAAATCTTTTAAAAGGAAATTACGGTTTCAAAGGCATTAACGGAAAAGTAGAACAAATAAAAGATTTAAGTAGTTTGGGCGTTGCAGATTATGAAGATTACGATTTGAGTAGGTATGAAACTTTTTACAAAGATAAAAAAGTTGCTCAAATCACAGGATCACGTGGCTGTATAAGAGCCTGTACATTCTGTGATATTAATACACACTGGCCTTCTTTTACATGGCGTTCAAGTGAAAGTATAGTTTACGAAATTCAACGTACATATGAAACACACGGTATTACAGATTTTTTCTTTACTGATAGTTTAATAAACGGAAACTTAAAAGTTTATATGCAAATGGTTGAAGCTCTAGCACAATTTAACTATAAAACAGATGCTAAAATTACATGGGGTGGACAATGCATTGTTAGAAAAAGTAAAAATTTAAGTAAAGAATATTATCCTTTAACACGAGACAGTGGTGCATACAATTTAGCACTAGGTATTGAAAGTGGATCAAATGATGTACTTGCACACATGAAAAAAGGTGTTACTAGAGAAGACCTCGATGAATATATGGAAAATTTTGACTTACATGATATAACTTGTTCATACCAAATGATTATAGGCTATCCAACAGAAACTGAAAAAAATTTTCAAGAAACTCTTGATTTATTTTATGACCACCAAAAATATGTTGCTTCAGGCACAATACACGGAACATCATTAGGTGCCACTATGGCTATAATTCATACTGGTATTCCGTTGGCGAAGCACGAAAATGAAATTTTTGTGCGTGATAAAAGTCAAGATTCAAGTTGGGGATGGACTTCAATGGCTGTTCCTAGTTTAGATTGGGAAGAAAGATTAAGAAGAAGAATGGTTGCACAAGAGGTATGTGATATGTTAAAATGGCCTACTATAAGTGCTGACAGAGAACTTGGACTGATATTAAAAAGACACGAAAACTATCTATTATGGAAAAAGGATATTACATTAGAAAATATATTGACGCAACCAGATGTAAGCATACTATCATAAAATTAAAACTTTTAGGCAGTAAGGGTGCTCGTGACTATCCCATGACTAAAATTTGTGTAAATGACAAATCATACTTTCATGACAAGGTTGTAGAAGAACAAATCATTGAATTCACAGTAAATGAATTGCAAACCGAGAACATTCTTAGTATTGAGATGACCGACAAATCACCTAAAGACACAGAAGTGAAAAATAGTAAAATTATAAGTGATAAAAAATTACAAATTTGTGAAATTAAAATTGACGGCGTGAATATTAGGACTTACATTTTTACAGGAAAACAAAAACCAAAATATCATTACAATAACCAAGGACCTGAAGAAGTTGTTAGCGAACATTTATTTTTTCAAGGCAAATGGGAATTATATTACGAAAATCCTGCTAGACAATTTTTTGCCAATTTAGTAGGTTCAAAACAAGCAATAAATTCTTCATCAAAACAAGCCGTAAAGAACAAATATCTTACAAAATTACAAAATTTATGGACACAGCATTTATAATAGGTAATGGCGAGTCACGAAATATATTTCCAATTGAAGATTTAAAAAATAAAGGTATTATATACGGATGTAATGCCATATACAGAGATCATCCTAATCTCTGTGATCACATAATAGCCGCTGACAAAGATATGTTTGCAGAATTAAAGCAATGGTACGATGAAACAAATCCAAATTTAAAAATATATGGTCCAAATGACCTTAGCAAATGGAGTTATATATGCAAAGACGACAAAGAAAGCGATGTACCCAAAGGTTTAAAAATATATAGAATATGGAGAGGTGGTGACATTAAAAAAGGTACAATTCGTACAATGGATTTTTCTCAACAACGAGGTTCAGGAATGTCTGCTTTATTATTAGCTACTGAATCAGGAATTAAAAATATTATTATACTTGCTTATGACATACTAGGTGCTCGTCAATGGGAAATGGATTCTCCTAGCAGAGAACAAAATAATATATACAAAAATACTTTAAATTATAGTTATAGAATGAGTATGAAAGCATATCTCAAATATGAATGGATGTATCAATTAAGACAAATTATTAGACAGTTTCCTAATACTAATTTTCATTTCATTAATCGTAGAGAGTACATCGAAGGTAATCATTTTTTAAGACATTACTTTGATCAACCTAATATTAAGGTTGGAATTTATGCTGACTTACGAAGATGGGTAGATGGTTTGCGTGATGATATTCAATGGATGAAATTATAACGTTTTTGTCGAACTAGCATCTAACTGATAAATTTTACGCATCTTAAGACCCACTTTTTGAGCAAACTTTTTAGTATCACAATACGAACAAACGTGTTTATAATCATTTGATGCTCTTTCTGGATCTACTTGCGATCTAGGTCTTAAAAATGATACTCCACATGAATCACATTTAAAATAATAGATGGTATTTTTACGGTGAAAGGTGTGGTACATACCCAGTTTAGATTGACGTTCGTATAATCTCATTGTTCTTAAGGTTTCTATGAACATATAACTATTTAATAAATACGTATAAACATAATATGGCTAGATTAATAATAGACACAGGAACAGAAGGAAATAGAGCTACAGGCGATACTTTACGTACCGCTATGTCAAAGATCAACGCGAATTTCGTGGAGGTCTACGATGATTTAGCCGGGTCTAGTTTGGGTGGATTATTCACAAATAACGCAACAAACGGTGATGTAAAAATACAAGCCAATGGAACGGGTATAGTTGAGATAGACAGACTATCAATAAACAACACAACAATTACCTCCATGGACACAAACGCCGACTTAACACTTGCACCAAATGGCACGGGTAGTATTGTAGTATCTGGACCTTTTCTAGTTGGCACAGGATCAGCGGCAGGCAATATTACATCTAATGGTGCACAAAATATAAAAATTGATACAAACAGTGGAACAAGTTCAAGTTTCATAGAGATTGTTGATGGCGCCAACGGAAACATTATATTAGAGAATAATGGCTCAGGTGACATTTTGTTAAAAGCAGGTGGTCAAGTGGGTATAGGCGCAGTAAGTTCACCCGACACTTCATTACACATTAAACAAGCCACTGCAACCATAACACTCCAAAGAACTAACGACAATAACACACCTGGTATAGATTTCCAAAGTAATGGCGGTAACGTAAGAGCCAAAATTTTTATGGATGGAAACAATGGAACTAACAAAGAAATAGTTTTCCAAAACATGGATGGAAGTTTAGCAGAAAAATTCAGAGTTACACTTGGCGGAGCAAAGGTAACAGGACATTTTGCGGCAACTGGTGCCCAAATAGACTTTACAGCACTTCCAACTTCAGATCCGGCAGTAGCAGGAAGACTTTGGAGAAGTGGTAACGACGTAAAAATTAGCACAGGATAATAGATCATGGCAAAATACACAATTAATACAGGTACTAATGCAAATGATGGAACTGGTGATGATCTAAGAACAGCAATGATCTACATCAATTCTAACTTTACAGAGTTATATGATTCATCTACCCTCGCTTCACAAATTACTATTTCAGGAAATAAAATTAATGCAAATGCCACTAATGCTGATTTAGTATTAGAACCTTCAGGTACAGGTGCAATTGTTTTACCTGCCATTACTATCGATGATAATGCTATAACTGGAACAAGATCAAATGAAAATTTAGTAATTTCTGCATCTGGTACAGGACATATTGTGGTTGGTGCATTAAGAATTAACGGTACAACTATTAGTTCAGATGATTCTTCAGCAATTAACTTTGCAGAATCTAATATTACACTAGGTTCAATTAATATTTCAGGTAATGTTATTACTTCTACAGATTCTACAACTATATCTTTCGGTGGTGAAATTTTAAGCGGTGTTGGAACACCAACTCAAGCTACAGATGTTGCTACAAAAGATTATGTTGATGGTCGAGCAAACAATTTTGGAAATTTAGAAATAGTAACAGATACTTTACAAAACGTAGTTACAAATAATCACTTAAAATTAGATACACAAGGTACTGGACTTATTCGAATAATGTCAAATGCTTATATAAGTTCAGGTTCTGTTACTGTGACTTCATCAGCCGCTACTGCTATAGATTCTTTTGTAGCGGCAACTTATCGAGGTGCAAAATATGTTGTTTCAGTCACTGACACAACAAATTCTAGATACGAAACAGTAGAAATAATAGTAACACACGACGGTTCAACTCCTTACATATCAGTATATGGCAGAGCAGGCAGTACTACAACAGATCTTGCAACATTTACAGCAGATGTAAACAGTGGATCTGTTAGAATATTAGTCACAAATGCGGCTGGTAGTTCTACTACCTATAAATTCTTTAGAACAATTCTTGCTATATAAATTTACGTTCGGTTTATAGAATTTCTAATAAATAATCATATTAGGAGATTTAAAACATGGCACAACAAACAGTTAGCATAGGTTCATCAGCAAATGACGGCACCGGTGATCCATTAAGAACAGCATTTACAAAAATTAATGCAAATTTTACAGAATTATACGGCAGTACTGCTGAAGCAAACGATTTATTAGAAGATACTTCACCACAATTAGGTGGTAACTTAGATATCAATGGCTGGAATATAACTTCAGCTAGATCAAACGAAAACATTAGAGTTATTCCTAACGGAACAGGTACAGTAGAACTTGAAGGAAATACTAATGTTACAGGAAATTTAACAGCAACAGGTGATATAGTTGCAAATGGAAATATTAATTTAGGTAATGCGGCAGGTGACCAAGTTAAAGTAACTGGTGTATTTGAAGCAGACCAATTACAAATTGACGGAACTACATTAACAAGTACAGTTACAAATGGTGACATTACTATTACATCAATGGGTGGAGGTAGTGTTATTGTAGAGGGTATTACTATTCATGATCATACAATTTCTGCAGATCTCACAAACGCAGATTTATTATTAGCATCTCAAGGTACTGGCTCAATTTTTGTTGATGCATTAAAAATACGTGGTACAACAATAAATTCAGATGACTCAACAAAAATTACACTAGCAGAAGCAGTAGATATTACTGGAGCCTTAACTGCGGCAACAAGTTTAACATTGGCAACAGGTGCAACTGTAACAGGTGTACTTGATGAAGATGCTATGGGAACTGATTCGGCTACACAATTAGCTACACAACAATCAATCAAAGCATATGCAGACACAAAAGCAGTTCAAACAGGTTCAACTAACAATACTGTCACAACTGTAACAGGTGCAAATACATTTCAAGGTGAAGCAAACTTAACTTTTGATGGTAGCACACTTGCAGTTACAGGAGCAGGAACATTTAGTACTTCTTTAGGTGTAACAGGAACACTTACAACGGCAGATATTGCAACAACTGGAACACATACAGTTACAGGCCAATCAGATATTGACTGGGTACGAATTAAAGATAACAAAATTACAACAAATGCCACAAATGCTAATCTAGAATTTTCAGCAAATGGTACAGGAGTTGTTGATGTACAAAATGCAATGACAACAATTGGCCAAACTGTAACAGGTGTATTAACTGTTGATGGTTCGGCGGCTATTGATAATCTTACTATTAATGGAAACACAATTACTGCAACTAGTTCAAATGGTGGTATTGTACTTCAACCAAACGGTACTGGGACAGTAATGATAAATGGTGATTCGGCTTCAGTGACAGGACGACTAGACGTTTTATCACTAACTATTAATTCTGATATATTCATTGCCGGTGGTGGTAAAATCCAACCATTGAGCACAAACCAAGATCTTGTTCTTGAAGCAAATGGTACTGGTTCTGTAGTTTTAGATCAAATTTCAATAACAGACAACACAATCACAACTCATGTATCAAATGCTGACTTAAAACTTGATACAGACGGTACAGGATATCTTGATATATTAACTGATACACAATCAACAGTAGGTTCGGCAGGTGGAGCAAGTGCTCTTCCAGGTGCACCAACTGGATATGTTAAAATCAAAATAGGTGGTACATTAAGAGTTATACCATTCTGGGATCAAGCATAATAACATAGCTAAAACTCAATAAATACTGGTGAAGGAGTAAGTTTTAATGTCAACACCAGTGTGGACAACCACAGCAGGTAAATTAGGTGCTATTAATGAATTAGCATCATATTCGCTACAACTAGAAGCGAATACTGCCGATTCTACGGCTGTCACTTACTCCATTATCGCAGGAAGCCTACCAAATGGATTAGAACTTACTTCAACAGGTTTACTGCAAGGAACTCCGGTTGAGGTTAGCAAACGAACTTTATATACATTCGTTGTGCGAGCCACAGCCGGAACAAAAATTACAGATAGAACTTTTAAATTAGACATTAAAGGTGCTGATGCACCAACATTTACAACTGCCACAGGACAATTACAATTAGATGACTCTACATCGGTTGGTTTATACTGGGTAATGGATGGTTCTAGTATATCTTTTCAAATGCAGGCTACTGATACTGATACAGCGGCAGGACAACAATTAGTTTATGAAGTAATACAAGGTGCATTACCGCCAGGAGTTACTATGACTAAAACTGGGTTGATATCTGGCGTCGTAGAATTAACAGACGACGAAAGATATGGACCACAAGGTGGATATGCAGAAGATTATGATGATTATGTTTATGACAGAACATTATTTTCAAAATCTAGATCAGTAAATTATGATTTTATTATAAGAGTTACTGATGGTGCTTCTTATGTAGAACAAAATAATTCAATATTTGTTTATACAGCAGATTATTGGAGAGTATCAAATACAGAAATTCGAGCAGACATGAATACTATCGGAGGAGCAACACTTTCCGTTGATTTTTCAGCACATAGAAGACCAATATTTAAAACAGCATCTGACCTTGGTACATTTAGACATGATAACGCAGTAGTTATAAAAATTGATGTTGAAGATGTTGATCCGTTACTAGCAGATTTAACTTATACAATACAATCGGGTTCATTACCATCAGGATTATCAGTTGATAGTAGCAGTGGAGAAATTTACGGAACGTTATCAAGACAAGTTGCTACCGAAACCAACTACCAATTTACAATAAGAGCAAATAGAGTTGTTGCAACAGGAACAAATGTGTATACCGATCAAATTTTTATAATGAAAGTGGTTGGTGAAATTGATATCGGTATTACATTTACCACACCTTCTAATATTGGAACTCTTACAGCAGATATTCCTAGCATATTATCGGTTAGAGCAATAAGTGACAAAACTGATAGAGTATTATCTTATACAGTTACATCAGGATCATTGCCAACAGGTATAACACTTTCAGAACAAGGAAATTTAATTGGTACAATAGATCAAAACAACTTTACAGATTCAACAATAACATATACATTTACAGTAACGGTTAGTGATCAATATCAATCACAAGCAACATCAAAAGAATTTACATTAAACATTAATATTCCATTTACTACTATCGAATACGGTAACATGACTGGACATTCTACATCATTTGTTGATCAAAATCTTTTTTATGCAATAGCACAAGATCCAAGTATTAACTCACCTGCGTATATCTATAGACCAGAGGATACAAATTTTGGAATGAAACAATCTCCGTCAATGTTATTAATGGCTGGACTACAAGCACAAACATTAACGGCGTTCCAACAACAAATGGAACAAAATCATGCACCAAAAACTTTATATTTTGGAGATTTAAAAACTGCTGTGGCAAAAGAAGATGGAAAAGTTATATATGAGGTTGTATATCTTGATATTAAAGATCCATTAGAAAACAATTCCGGAGAATCAATAGCATCATCAGTTACATTAAGAGATGTAGTAGCAAAACCTATGTTAGGTCCTCGAGCATCTACAACAGAAGCAACTACTGATATGAATGAATACGAAATTACAACAAATAATGGATTAGCATTTTCAACATCGGGTTCTAAAGTACGATATGCAAATCAATTATCAGCAGACTTAGATTATATGTCAACTTTATATCCAAATGCTGTGGCAAATATGAGAAGCAGAATGAAATCATTAGGACATAAAGAATGGACACATTTACCACTTTGGATGAGAACAGCACAAACATCTTCTGGCGTTCCGTTAGGATATGTAAAAGCAGTACCAATTTGTTATTGTATGCCAGGTATATCAGCATTAATCAAAAAAAGAATTACAGATAAAAATATAAATTTTAAAAACATACATTTTATTGTTGATAGATATCAAATTTCTAAAAGTAAAATTACCATAAATTCATTTATAGCCGATGGCTCTTCTAGTAGCTTTGATTTAGGAGAAATTGTACACGATGAAGATATTTTAGTAAAAAAAGATGGTGTTATTGTATATGTTGGTGATAATGTCACAGCAGACAATAATGCATCGCCTACATATCTATCAGCAGATACACAATTAAGATCAGCTGACTTTGAAAATGAACTTACATTAACCCATGACACAACAAATATAAAAACTACTGTAATTTTTAACACAGCACCATCAAACGGTACTATAATTACAGTGGATAGAGTAAGCGATAAATATCTTATATTTAGAAACAAAGGAATTTAATAAATGGCAAGTAAAATAGTACCAGGTAATGTAGATGGAACTTATCCTACAGCAGGAAAAGACAATTCGTCTCAAGGTTTTAGAGACAATTTTACTGCAATTAAAAATAATTTTACTGAAGCAAAAAGTGAAATTGAAGCATTACAAACAAACAAAGCATCACTAAACGGTTCAAGTGATTTTTCGGACAATGAAGTTCTAAGAGCTAAATTTAAAGACACATCAGAATCGGTATATGCACATGGCACAGCAGGTGGTGACATTGTTTTAAATCATACAAATGGACATTACCAAACAATAACGTCTAATGCTTCAATTACACTATCTTTTACAAATTGGCCAGCGGCGGCAACAGTAGGAAGAATTATTTTAGATATTACATACGGTTCGGTTGCACATACTATTACCATTCCGTCTGCTGTCATAGTAGCTGATAATGTTACAGGTGGTGACGGATCATCAGACACAATAACAGCTCCACAAACTGGAAGATACTTGTATGAGTTTCTAAGTTCAGATAATGGAACAACTGTGTTAATGCATCAAGTAGGTAAATTATATACCTAATAGGAGGTAATAATGTATTTTCATCCTTTACAAGAAGATCTCTTAAAACTGTCTGATATTGATATTAATAAACGAATAAAAGAACTTTCACGAAAAGTTGGAATAGCTAGACGAGTTGGCCGCAATCCTGATATCCTGTATAAACTTCAAGAAGCACTTGATACCTATAAAACCGAAATCCGAAACCGAAGACTTGAACAATGGCATAAAAATCATAAAAAAGCTAGAGGTGAACCAGATTTAGGAGACTTGGTCAACATTGAGTAGTAAGTATGTTTAATGCCAAATTCTTTTAGTTGGAATACAAAATTTAAATCAATAATAATTGTCGACGGTGAATTATTTCAAAATGAATATACTGTTAAACTTTTTATAACTCCACACACAGCAAATTTAAAAGAACAAACAGAATATTTCGACAGATTAAAAAATCTTTATGAATTAGTTTTTGCAAATACAATTACCACATGGAGAGACGAACCTCTTTACCATATTTTAAAAAAAAACAGCAATAATCGATTTATTGAATTACCAAAACCTCCTTACGATCAAATTATGTCAGCAGTATGTTTTTGTAAAGCAAATGCAGTTTTAGATTCTATAATCACTATTAATCATATTGAGCTTTCCAGTTGGCAAGGAGACGGAATTACATATTCAGTTGACAAAAATAGTCCAGAACTGTTATTATTAGATACAAAGGATTGGTTTTCAAAAAAATATGAAAAGTTTCATCCATGGTGGTTAAGAGCCGATACGGCAACATATGACGAAGAACTTGACAAAGGCATTTATACAGGACATTTTAGTTGGAACAACAAAATACCAGTTGACAAAAGCCACGAAACTCATGCTAAACTATTTGAATTCAATCCAAAGGTTTTAGATGGCGGAAAAGATAAAAATAAATGAAACGGGTGACTGCATCTATACAGAACAAGATGCAATAGAGTTATTATATTCTAATCCAGAATTAGATATATCAAAATTATTTTTCGAAGACCCTACACAATATAATTCAAGCATAAAGAATACAGGTACAAACTTATCTACATTATCAAAGGTTCCAAAAAGACCAAATCCTATTCATTTTGACGAACAAATGATTAACAAATGGTATATGCCAGACGAATATTACCAAATAGATGTTAAAAAATATCTTTTAGACAAATGTCAAACACAAGAAGAACGAGATAGAATAGAACAAGAATATATATTATTTGAAAAGAAAAAATTTATTCGTGTACTACAATTTTTAATCTATTTTATAGATACACTACGAGCAAAAAATGTAGTATGGGGTGTAGGTAGAGGTAGTAGTGTAGCAAGTTTTTGTTTATTTTTAATTGGAGTACATAAAATTAATCCATTATTATATAATTTAGATATTACTGAATTTTTAAGATGATAAGTAAAGTGTAATAGGAGCATATTATGGTAGGAAGACCAGTAAGAAAAAGAATGTATAGAACCATGCAGGGTCGTATGGTTGATATTGAAAAACTACGAGCGGCAAACGAAAGTGTTAGAGCCATTGGTAATATGAACGTTAATGCTAGAGGTGATGTATTAGGTCCAGGCGGAACAATTATCACACCTAAATCAGAAGTAATGTCAAAATACTATGAACAACCAAGAGGTAAAGTAGACGAAACTCCATCAAGATCAAAGCCTACTGCACCTAGAAGAGTTGCACCTGTATCTAAAACACAAACAATGACTCCAGTTGCTAAACCAACTTTAGAAAAACAAACAGAAGTTTTTAAACCAAAAACTGAGACTGCTAAAAAAGGTATCGACGCGGCATTAGACGGTATAGAGTAAACAATGCCGGGACACCGGAACTGTATTGTTCAGTATTTTATAGATCCATTTAAATATAGCCAACCAAAATATAATAAGTTGTTAACAAACCAACAAGAATTGGCTGACCTTTCCGCTAAATCTTTTAAAAATTATGCAGAAAAATACAACTGTGATTTTATTAGAATTACAGAACCTAAATTAAACCATGTACATCCTACATTTGAAAGATTCGATCTTTGGTTAAATCTAAAGTGGTGGGACAAGTACGATCAAATAATGTATATAGATAGTGATGTATTTGCTTTACCAAATGCACCTAATATTTTTGAAGAATATCCTGATACAGAATCTTTTAAAGTATGTAAGTATCCTACGTTTGAAGACGCAAAACTTGGAGAACAAACTGATGTTTTTTATAAAGGATTATTATTACAATGTAAACTTCGACACGTAATTAAAAAAGGTTTCCAACCTGGTGTGTTTATTCTTACAAAAAAAGCCGTTGACATAATGAAAACGTGGATTGAATTATATAAAAAATTAGATCACCACGATGGAGAAATATTAATATGGGCTACAATTAAAAGTAATGTAAAAATTACTAAAATGAATGAATATTACAATTATAAAAATGCTCATATGAGAGGACATCCAAAGGTTTATTTTTTTCATGCCGCTGGTCATAAAAAAGGTTCTATGCAAAAGGAAAGCATTTTAAACTTCCTAGCTAAAAATGGAATTAAATGAAAAAAACAAAAAAGATCATATACTAATTTCGTCCAATTAAATAGTCACATAATGATTCTTATATCACACCGTGGTAATATAAATGGTAAATTACCTAATAGAGAAAATACTATCAGCTATATTGAAGAAGCAATAACAAAAGGCTTTGACGTAGAAATTGACATTTGCAAATGGGATGGCAAAAACTTTTTTCTTGGGCATGACGAACCTCAAGAAGCAATATCACCAGAGTGGTTAAAAAATAATCCTGTATGGTGCCATGCAAAAAATTACAAAGCATTAGAACAATTAATAAAATATGACATACATTGTTTTTGGCATCAAAATGACAATTACACAATAACATCTCATGGATACATATGGGCATACCCAGGACAAACAGGTGGTAATAGAACAATAGCAGTACATCCACATGAAATATCTGAAGAAGAAGTTAAAAAATGTGACGGTGTATGTTCTGATAATATAGAAAAATATAAAAAAAATGAACTGTTTAAAGATGGTTACTATGAAGGTTGGCTGATTTAGAAATGATTAAACTATTAATTTTAGACGTCGATGGAATTCTTACAGATGGGAAAAAATATTATAATAATAAAGGTGATGTTGTTATGAAAACTTTTTGTGATAAAGATTGGACAGCAATTAAAAGATTTAAAGCATTAGGAACCAATGTTGTATTTTTAACTGGTGATCCATTTAATGAAGCAATAGCAAAAAATAGAAACATTGATGTTTATATTAATAGAAAAGGTGGCAAACACACAGACAAATCAAAATACGTTGACGAATTATGTAAAAAATATAAAGTTTCTTTAAAAGAAACTGCTTTTGCTGGTGACGATATATTTGATATTGAAATAATGAAAAAAATTAAATGGAGTTTTTGTCCAATGAATTCTCCTTCTATTGTACAACAATATGCAGATATAATAGATGCTGATAGTGGTGAAAATTTTATAATGACATTATTTGATCTTATGTTAGATTACAAATTAATTCCAAAACATAATTTTGACGAACATCTAAAAAAAGTTTATACACTAGACGAAAAGGAAAAATTTTAATGCACGATATTACTCTATATGGCCATTTAACAGTTGATAGAATATTTGATGGGCTGACAGAACGTCAAACATTAGGTGCTATGGCTAATATGTGGAGAACATTTAAAAGTATATCTTCTAATTTAAATGTAGGACTATGTCCAACATCTATTGGAGAAGCATTAATTTACGTTGACAGAGATTCGTGTACAAGATATTCAAATGCTGTATTGGATATAAAAACTAAACCCCCTATTATTAAAGAATCAAAAATATCACACGCACTTTATATTAATAAATTACCAGATACAACTTTTTTAAGCAAATTACCTGGCATAATATCAGCTGACGTATGTGCAGGTAAAAAAGTCGACGAAAATTTATTACAATACTTAGATTATTTTTTTATTTCCGACGAAGATGCATTTGCTGATATTACTACAATGGCTAAACTTACAAAAGGTTGGATAATATTACATACAAATAAAAGTAGTGTAATTTCAGACGGAACAACTGAAAAAAAATATAAACTAGACAACTCTTTATTTGTACCAAATAGTAATATACTTGGTGCTGGCGATATGTTTGCTAGTTGTTTTTTATACGCCATACATACAAATAGAGAAGTTGTTGAAGCTGTGTCATATGCACACGAAACAACAAGTAAATTAATAAAAAAAGAAAATGAAAAAATATAATTTATTATTACCAATCGCAGGCAAGGCTCAAAGATTTATTGATGCTGGTTATAGAATGCCCAAACCTTTAATACTTGCTAAAAACAAACACGTAATTGATTGGGCATTAGATTCAGTTGATTTATCTCAATGTAATTTAATTTTTATAGTAAGAGTAGATCATATCTATAACTTTTCAATTGATAAAATTTTAAAACAAAAGTTTGGAAATGATATTACAATAGTTACAATAGATAAAGTAACTCGAGGTGCTCTTGAAACTTGTACACTTGCTAAAGAACATATTAGTAACGATTTACCTTTAATAATATACACACCGGATGTTCATTTTGGACCACAATTTAATCCAAATAGTATAGACAAAGATGCCGATGGATTCCTTTTAACATTTACAGCTAACAGTCCTGATCACAGTTATTCTGATTACAACGAAGATGGTATAGTAACAAAAGTGGTTGAAAAAGAAGTCATATCTAAAGAAGCCAACGTAGGTTTATACTATTTCCGTACAGGAAAAATGTTTTTACAATATGCAAAAGAAATGATTGACAATAATATTTTAGTTAGAAATGAATTTTATATTGCACCTATATATAACTTAATGATACGAGATGAATTAAAAGTTACAGCACACAATACAGAAAAAATGCACGTACTTGGAACACCTGCACAATTTGAATTCTTTGTAGACAAAGTTATAAACAGATTTGGTTCTAAACCAATTGCATTAGCAAGTGATCACTCAGGTTTTGACGCTAAAGCCATTACTATAAAAATATTACAAGAAAAAGGAATTCCTGTTATTGACGTTGGAACTTTTACAGACAAGGCTTGTGACTATGCTGATTATGTTTCACAAGTAACAGCATTAATTAATAAAAATGATTGCAGTCATGGTATATCTTTCTGTCGCTCAGGACAAGGTGCTAATATTGCCGCTAATAAAGTTAAGGGCATAATTTCTGGTTTAACTTTTGATGAATATACTGCGGAATATGCCGTAAAACATAATTGTTGTAATCACTTTTCAGTTCCATCAAAATATGTTAATAAGAGAATGCTTACAAAAATGATAGAAATTTGGTTAAACACTTCTTTTGATGGTGGAAGACACTTTACAAGACTTAATAAGTTATTATGATCATAAACTCAGATAAAAAATATGTTTTTGTCTGCGTTCCAAAAACTGCAACAACTTCTCTACACAAATTTTTAGTAAAAGCTGACAATATGCCAATAAAAAAAGTTAAAAACGAATGGGCTGGCGATAAATGGCATTGGCCAATGTCAAATATAATCAACGAATATCAAAATTTAAATTTTAAAGAGTATTATAAATTTGCTTTTCATAGAAATCCATGGGACAGACTTGTATCATCATTAATAGAATTTACATCCGATAAAGGACACATAACAACATGGGCAAAAGAGTTATGTAATTATAAAAATTTTGAAGAATTTATATTAGATTTACCAAATAGTCAATGGAAAGACGAAATACATTTTCAACCAACAACATATTATACGTATAGCAATGGCAAAAAGATTGTAGATTTTATAGGACGATACGATAATATGCAAACAGACTTACAAAAAGTGTTTAAAAAAATTGAGTGTAGCATTCAAGCATTTAATTCAGGACGAAAATGGAGAAAGGCTAACAGAGACAAAAATTATAAAAAATATTATACTAACGACAAAATGATTAACATCGTAGGCGATTTATTTCATGAAGATATAGTAACATTTGGAGATAAATTTGATGACTGATTGTATTTTACTATCTCACGTGTTTATTAACAAAGATGAACAGCATAAAATTGATGCTGTTAATTTTACTGTACAACATTGGCGTAGACATAACCCTAATGCATATATTATACTAGTAGGACATGGTGAAATTCCAAAAGAAAGCAAAGAATATGTTGATTGTTTTATTTGGAGACAACAAATAGAAGAAAAAGATATTAATGTTGGACATCCTTACTGTATTAATCTTGGATTGGATCATGCTAAAGAAAAAGGATTTGAAAAAATATTAAAATCGAGAGCAGATACAATACATTTAATAGAAGATATCTCTATATTCAGTAATAATCTTTTAAAAGATAAAAAAATATTAATAACACAACAAACTAATATTGATCGTATGGAAATGGGAGACCTTTTTATGTATGGCAATTTAAAATTTCTTAAAAAATGTTGGAACATTAACACATGGTACCCAACTAAAACAGGATTAACTAGTTTAGCAAAAAACTTTTTCAATTTATGCAAAGAAGATAATTGGCGAGATGCATTAATTAACAATACATCTTTTGTTAACATTTTTAATCTTAAATGGATTGATTTTAGAGCAAATTGGACAGAATTAAAAGATATGCAAGAACAAATGTTACAAAATAAATTAATAAACTTTGAAAAGTATTTGTGGGGATCAAAAGAACAATGGCACGTATGGAATAAAGAAGGAAATCTAATTTATACACATCCTAAAATAGGTAAAATAACTACAGAAAAGGATTGGCCTATATGATAGCAGTTTGCGTTTCTGGAATATCAAGTTTTACACCAGAATATGAAAAGGTTATAGAATTACAAAGAAAAGTTTTTCCTTACGACTTCTTCTTTCAACAATGGGAAGGTTATCCAAAGCCTAATGTTCCTAATTGTTTATTTGTTCCTGAGCCTAAATGGGATTATCATGTTATGGAAGACGTAAAAGTAAAGCCTGACTGTAATATTTTTAGAAGATATACTAAAAAGCCTGACGGGAAAATGTATAGAAAAAAAAGATTATATACACAATTTAAACACTCTGCAAATCAACAACTTGCACACGCACATTTAGTTGCAAGTTTACCTGAAAAATATAAAACAATAATAAGATTAAGATTTGATACACTAGTTTCTACAAAAGTTGACTTTGCTCCTTATATTAAATTAGCAGAAGAAGGCTGGGTTATAGGTTTTGATTGTGGACAAGCACCAGGTGGTAATCCTGGTCCTGGTCATAAACTAGAAGAACAACCACAGAATTTACAACCATGGAGAATATGGGATCATATTCAATTCCACCCAAGAGATCGATTAAAAAATGTTTTAGAAATGAAAGAAAAGCAAGAATTAAATGGGTCTGAATGGGGTTGGTATCAAATATATGCTTATCAATTTAATAATATGAAATATAAAAATGTATTTGGTGGTGAATCAATTGTTAAATGGACCAAACAACCATTGCAATGGAATACATTTTAAGTTATAATAAATCATGGGACAAATAGAAGATTTACAAACAAAAGGTTTTGGCTCTCATGGTGGCTTGGTAAACATATACCATGGAGAAATAGAACCGTTAGGTAAAAGAGTCCTTGTAGAAGGTATGCAATTTGGAGAAACTAAAACTAAAGGTGGACTTATTTTAGTTGATGACGATGGAGCGACTCGAGGCATACACCCACGATGGGCTAAAGTTTATGCTATTGGAAAAAGACAAGAAGATGTTAAAGTAGGTGAATGGATTTTAATATCTCATGGCAGATGGTCCCGTGCTCTTATACTTGTTGACAAAAATAATATTAAACATGAAATAAGAATGATTGATGAAGACGACATTCTTATGATATCAGATGATGAGCCAGAACATAACACAAAATTTTCCGAATATTCCAAATAAATTTGAATGTGGACAATGTGGTATACACTTTGACAAAGCTACATATTGGTTTGATTCCTTATACGCCGCCAATTGGCCTATAAGAGAAATAATTCCTTTTTGTAGTCCTAAATGTGTACAAGAATGGTATGAAAAAACAGGTGCAATTGATTGGCCTTTACGTGAACCAAAAGATTATCCTAAAGAACAAAGCTGGAAACCTACACAACAAATATTTCCATGAAAAGTATTATAATTGATGTTAAAAAAATTGTTACTCTAGCTGAAATAGGACTAGGTGCTGAACGTCCATTAAACAAAGAAAAACGTTATTGGATTAAAAAACTTTCCAAACAAAAAAACCAAAAACCTATCCTAGTATCACAAATTAAAGATTCAAACTATTATATATTATGTGATGGTTGGCATAGACTACAAGCAGTTTTAAAACAAAAGAAACGAATAATTAGAGGTATTCCTATACCAATTAAAGCAGGATTACAACTTGCAAGAGCAAACAAGATTCTCCGAGACGTTGATAAGGATTTTAACTACAAATTAAAGGTATCTGGTATTATTAACGACTGGGCTCAAGATCAAATTGACAAATAACAATAACTTGTATATTATTAGTAAATGAAAGAACTTTGGGTAGAAAAGTATAGACCAAAAACATTAAAAGAATATGTAGTTCGTGACGATGCACAACGACAACAAATACAATCTTGGATTACTGACAAAGCAATTCCACATTTATTATTAAGTGGTGCTCCGGGTGTAGGTAAAACTACATTAGCAAAAGTATTGTTTAACGAACTTGAAGTAAGTGGTTATGATATATTAGAAATAAATGCTTCAAGAGAAAATAGTGTGGATACTGTTAGAGAAAAAATTAATAACTTTGTACAAATTATGCCATTTGGTGCATACAAATATGTATTACTAGATGAAGCAGATTATATGAGTCCAAATGGACAAGCGGCATTACGTGGTGTAATGGAAACATATCACACATCAGCAAGATTTATAATAACTTGCAATTATCCAAATAGAATTATTCCAGCATTACATAGTAGATGTCAAGGTTTCCATATGGAAGTAATTGATAAAACAGAATTTACAGCAAGAGTGGCAGAAATATTAATTGCAGAACAAATGGAACCAGATTTAGAAACACTAGACACGTATGTTAAAGCAACATATCCAGATTTAAGAAAATGTATTAATATGATACAACAAAATTGCAGAGATGGCAAACTTATGCCACCAGCAAGTGGTGATAGTGGACAACAAGATTATAGATTACAAATGGTTGAATTGTTTAAAGCAGGTAAAATTAATGAGGCACGAAAACTTGTATGTGCTCAAGCAAGACCAGAAGAGTGTGAAGAGATATATAGATGGTTATATGACAATTTAGATATTATATCCAAAGACGAAGATCAACAAGATAAAGCAGTACTAATTATTAAACAAGGATTAGTAGATCATTCATTTGTTGCAGACCCAGAAATTAATTTAGCAAGTGTTATGATTAAACTAGCAAGATTAAACAATGGGCAGTAAACATAACAAAAAACGATTTTTTTGCGTAAAATACAACATTAAACCCGATAAAAAGTTTGACGAATTTGTTGAACTATCAAAAAAGAAACTTGGTACAGGAAAAATGCTAGAATATACTGTAATATTAGATCTAGTAAATGAAAAGGTATTAAAGTGTGAACTTCCTGGTATACCTTTATCCGAGAGGGATAATATTCCTTATGAAAAAGTAATTAATTACTACCGCAAGTACTATTCCGAAGCTATTAATCAGTTTTTAGCATCTTAGTTTAATCGCTAAATAATAACATTATGCATGATGTACTCGATATAATCAAAAATATACAATCTTTGTACGCCGTAGGCCCTACTTTGGGCATATTGAAGGACTTTGAACGAGTTATAGACGAATTAGACGTTTATGTTTTTAAGAACTGGCAAGACGGAGAATTACTTACAGGACCAGTAGATCACAGACATTTTGTTGAATGTTCTTTTATGTGGCCTGAAGATCAAATGCCTGATCCATCAGGAGGTAAACGATTATTAGATAGAGGTTGTAAAGTTACATTTGAAAAAGATACATTATTTAAACCAAGAGAAATTAAAGGACCAGAAGATTATCGACCAGGCACAGTAAAAGGTAAAATTGATGGACACGGAATTTGGGTCGTGAATATTAAAATGCCAAAAGAATTAATTGGCAATTTAAAACATGGTAAAGATGACGTAGAAAGCCAAGACGAAACAGACATTATGCCTGATAATCTAAATACAGCAGATGCACTTTAACGAAGGATTAAAAGCCGGTGATTTAGAAGGCGTTGTAGATAAACGTTTTTCAGTAGATCAATATAAATCAAAAATGGGTGATGACAGGAACATTATGGTTCTTGCCTTCTCTGTTAGTGGCCTAGAACCTGCGAAAGATTTAGAACGTTTTGCAGAAACAGGATACAAAGAAATATTAGATGCAGACGCTACACCTGGAACAGTAATGGATGGCAAACATAGAGTATTTGTAGAATTTGCAAGAGTAGAAACAGTTGATCAACATATTATAAAATTTTTAGAAGATTTAAAAAAATTAACAAACATAGAAACATTTGAATTTACATATCATAAAAGATCAGTACCATTTGAAGCATCTGCAAAAAATTTAGCAGATGTATTACCAAGAACACCTATAGCATATACAAAAAAAGTTAATTCACTAAGATTAGGCGAAGTAAAAGATTTCTTTGACAAATTTGCTATGATGGAATTTAAATTAGACAACAATATTATTTCGATTAAAAAACACGGAACAAAAGATACATTAAAATTTGAATTACATTCATATGGTGAGTCACAAATGATACTAAAAGAAGTTAAAGCATTTACTATTGATCAAGATGCCATGGCAGAATGCATACACCTAACCAAATACTTTGGACCATATAATATTACCAAAACTACTGAGGACAGATTCGTTTTTTCTAAAGGACAAAACTCTGTTCTGTTAAGTAAGTACAAATGGTAAGATTAAGCACAAATTTCACACTGGAAGAATTTACAAGAAGTCAAACCGCAATACGACAAAACATCGACAACACACCTACCGAAGAACATATAGAAAATATGCAACTTCTATGTGAAATGGTCCTTCAGCCAGTTAGAAATCATTTTGGTCCAATAGCAATCAATTCGGGTTATAGAGGAGTAGTATTAAACAAAGCAATTGGAGGCTCTTGGAAATCTCAACATTGTGAAGGTAAAGCAGTTGATATTGAATGTCCAGGTACAGGTAATCGTTATGTAGCTGATTGGATTTCGGATAATTGTACCTTCGACCAAGTAATTCTTGAATTTCACACCCCAGGAATACCAGATTCGGGTTGGGTTCACGTTAGTTATAATCGTGGAGCAAACCGTATGCAACGTCTTAGAGCTGTAAAAGAGGACGGTAAAACAGTTTATAAAAACGGGCTCACAGAGTAGTTAAATACATACATTATGTTTGGACAAATAAGAATGGTTATTACCCTGGTTATGATCATGGGTATCGCAGGTGCAGGTATGTATGTTTTCAAATTGAGAGCAGACAACGCCGTTCTTAAAACAAATCAAATAAAACTAGAACAAAGTATTGAGTCGCAAACTAAACTATTAGAACAACAAAAAGCAGATTTTGAAGCAATCCTTGAAAGCAATAAAAAATTAAACGAATTAATACAAACATTTAAAAAAGATTTAGAAGATTTAGATAAAAGATTTACCAAAAAGAACAGAGATGTTGGAAAACTAGCAATAGACAGAACAAAAGCAGTTGAAAGAATTATAAACAAAGGTGCCAAAAATGCTCAAAGATGTATTGAGTTGGCTTCAGGCGCCGAACACACAGAAGCAGAATTAAAAGCAACTTTAAAATCGGAGATAAACCCGGAATGCCCGGCGTTAGCAAACCCAAGTTATGTACCATATCAATAAAATATTTGCAGTAGCACTAATTATTTTCCTTACTAGTTGCAGTATTGGTGGTGAAAAGAAAATTAAAATATTTCAAGTAGAAGAACCTAGAAAAAATCTAGATTATCCAATGCCAACTGCATTACAACTTGAAGAAATTAAATGGATTATTATTACAAGTGAAAATGCAGAAGAAGTATTTGCTAAACTAGAAGCGGCAGGAATTGATCCTGTACTATTTGGAGTAACAGATAAAGATTTTCAAGTACTTGCTAAAAACTTTGCACAGATAAGACAAAAATTACAAGAAACAACTAACTTACTAGAAGAATACAAAAAATATTACGAGACAGATGAGAATTCTAACTAACATATGGTATTGGATTGTAGGTTATCCTGCAGAACTGACTTATTGGTTTGAAGGAAGTGAAACTACATTACAAGTTCGTAAATTTAAAGAAGTTAAACCTAACCATATTACATTTAAAAATATGGAAACTGAAAAATACGTTGTTGTTAAATCAGATCAACCAATCAAATATATTATAAGAGAAGAATAATGTACGAATACAGATGTAAAGTATTAAAAGTAATAGACGGAGATACTGTTGATATTGATATCGACTTAGGTTTTGGTACGTGGATACGCAATGAACGTGTTAGAATCATGGGCATAGACACACCCGAATCTAGAACAAGCAATGACATAGAAAAGAAGTTTGGATTAGCGGCTAAAAGTAGATTACAAGAGTTATTAGGTGAGACTGCTATTCTAAAAACACAGGTAAACAAAAAAGGCGAAGACATGAAGGGTAAGTTTGGACGAATCTTAGGAAATTTTGCAACTGAAGACGGTCATAGTTGTGCAGATATACTTTGTGAAGAAGGCCATGCAGTAGCTTATTTTGGTGGTGCTAAAGAAGATGTACAGAAACAACACATTAAAAATAGAAAAAAACTTGTTAAACAAGGTATTGTAGAAGGCGCAATAGAATAAATATACGCATATAACTTAAAAAGGAAAAAAAATGGAATTTATAATAGCACTTGCAATGAAATTTTGGCAATGGACGTTAGTGATTGTTTTTATTCTAATAGGTTGGCTTATAAACGTATTAGATAAAAGAAAGCCACCTAAAGTAGAATTTACATATAAAGAATTTCCGCATATGCAACCATTAAAAATATCTACAAAAGGTATAGGATTTTTTAAAGGTATATTAATGTGGATATTATCAACAAGAAACTGGACTGTCACAAAAGATTGGAACTACAACATAAACGGAACTGATTACGTGATACCTGCAGGATTTACATTTGATGGTGCAAGTATTCCAAAATTCCTAAGAACTTTTTTCTCTCCGGTTGGAGTATTATTAATGGGTGGACTTGTACACGACTACGGTTACAAGTATGCAACACTATTAAAGAAAAATAAAAAAGATACTATTGGCATTAAAGATCAAAAATGGATGGATAAAACATTCAGAGATATTAACATTTATGTTAACGGATTTTATACTATGAACTACTTGTCATATTGGTCATTAAGACTTGGCGGTTTTATGGCATGGAACGGTCATAGAAAAAGAAATGCTAAAATCGAGAGCTTAAAATAATGGCTGATGATTTAATTAAAGTTAAAAAAACAACAGAAGAATACGAAGTACAAAAAAGCGACCTTATTCCTGATACTGGTGAAGACGCACCTACATGGTATAATAAATTAGCAGGTCTTATTGACAAGTTTAGAGTTATTCCTCGAATGGTGATGTTGGCTTACATCTTTGCTTTTTACACATCAGTAAAATGGTTTATGGGACTAACAGATCCAACCAATGCTCAAGCTATGTTTATATCAACAATAGTTGGTGCCGGCGCGGCATTCTTTGGACTATATGTCGGTAAACCGGGTGCAACACTTCCAAAAAACAAAAAATAATTACCAAAAGTTGACAATTCACAGATCCGTAATATAATAATTACTATAAATGAAGAATTATTATAATATACTAGGTGTGTCAGAAAATGCATCTGACAAACAAATTAAACAGGCTTTTAAAAAATTAGCAAAAGAACATCACCCAGATCGTGGAGGGGATACAACAAAATTTAAAGAAGCTAATGAAGCCTACGACACATTAAAAAATTCTAGTAAAAAACAAGAATATGATACTATAAGAAAATACGGCCAAAATAGTGGTGGACAAGGAGGAAACTTTCATTTTACTTCTGGTGACTTCTTTGGTGAAGATATGTTTGAGAATTTCTTTTCTGGTTTTGGTGGACCTAATGTACGAACAAGAACTTTTAGAACACGACAACAACATAATAAAAGTATAAACGTAAGAATGTCTATATCAATTAAAGAAGCAATGAACACCTTAGAAAAAACTATATCATATAGACTACCTTCAAACAAAGAAGAATTTGCCACAGTAAAAATTCCAGCTGGTGTACAACATGGTATAACATTCAAATACAAAGGTATGGGAGATGATTCAATAAAAAATATGCCACGTGGTGATTTATTAGTACAAATGAGTGTTCTTGATTCTGATGGCTATACAAGAAAAGGAAACGATTTATATACAGATAAAACTATAAATTGTTTTCAAGCAATACGAGGACTTGAATTAAAATTAAAAACATTAACTGATACTATTATTAAAATACAAGTACCACCTGCTACACAACCCGGAACTTTGATCCTTTGTAAAGGACAAGGTATGCCCATACACAAGACGTTAAATATTAGAGGAAATCTATATGTGAGAATAAACATTATAATACCGGAACTTTCACAAACAGATTTAAACAAAATAAAAAATTTATGATTTCAATATTGCAATATCCACATAAAGCATTAACGGAAGTAAGTACTCCGTTTGACATTAAAAACGATAAACTTCTTGATTACGATGATATTGAAAAATTTGAAAACGATATGATTAATTTAATGATAAATGCTCGAGGTTTGGGATTAGCGGCAAATCAAATAGGCGTTACCAAGCGATTCTTTGCATTTGGACACGAGTCGTTTGACAAAATGCAAAAACCTGTTATAATATGGAATCCATCGATAGTTCGAGAAAGTGAAGAAAAAACGTTGGATGAAGAAGGATGTTTAAGTTTTTTAGGAGTATTTGTAAAAATAGAAAGACCTAAAAGAGTTACAGTAAAATGGGAGAACAAAAAAGGAGAAACTTTAATGCAACATTTAGATGGTATGGAAAGTAAATGCTTTCAACATGAACTTGATCATCTAAACGGTATTACATTTAATACTAAAGTATCTAAACTTCGATGGGATATGGCAGTTAAAAAATTAGAAAAAAAAATTAATGCAACGCAAAGAGTATAATGCTATGGAAGATGAATTTGGATTTAACGATATAAGTGAAGCAGACTATAACAAATTGAGAGCTAAAGAACAAAAGAAAAGTATGCCACAAACAAGGAAAGTAAAAAGAAGAAAAAAGAAAAAGAAAATTAATCACTTTAAAGGATTAGGTGGCGGTGGTAGCAGAGGACCTTGGCCAAAAATTGGAGGAACAGACTAATGCTTGAAGCTAATGAATCATTAGAAAACATATTTACAAATTCTGTAAACGAAGCAGAAAAACGAAAACACGAATACGTTACAATTGAACACGTACTATTAGCATTAATCAAGGACAAAGATATTGGTACCACATTATCAGAATTTAAAATTAATGTTGGACAAATGATTAAAGACGTTGAAGATTATCTTGATACAAAATGTACAGACATTATTTCAAAATCAACTAAACCTATAGCACCACGAAAAACTGCATCATTAGAAAGATTAATGAACAGAGCATTTACTCAAGCATTATTTCAAGGTAGACAAGATGTTACTTCTGTAGATATATTAATCAGTATATTTGCTGAAAAGAAAAGTTATGGTTCATTTTTCTTAAAAAAACACAAAGTTAATAAACAAGACTTAATGGATCTAGTATCTACCGAAACTATATTAGACGAAGGTATGGCGGCTATGGGTGGACCTGGCCCTGGAATGATTGGCGTTGAACAAAAACTACGACCAAACCAAGCAGATAGAATATTAAAAAACTATACTGAGAATTTAAATCAAAAATATTTTGATAAAAAAATTGATCCTGTAATAGGACGAATAGAAGAAACTAATCAACTAAAACAAATTCTAGCAAGAAGAAATAAAAATAATGTATTAATAGTAGGTGACCCTGGTGTAGGTAAAACGGCACTAATCGAAGGACTTGCAAGACGTATCGCTAAAAATAAAGAAGATATTCCAGAATATTTAAAAAATCATATCGTATATAGTTTAGATGTAAACTCTTTAATAGCAGGATCTAAATTTAGAGGAGACTTTGAAGAAAGATTAAAACTTGTTTTAAATGCATTAGATCAAAAAGGCAAAACAGTATTACACATCGATGAAGCACATATGATGGTAGGTGCTGGTGCTACTGGAAGTGGTAACAGTATGGATATGGCTAATATGATTAAACCTGCACTAATGAAGGGTAATATAAAAGTAATTGCATCTACTACTTGGGAAGAGTATAGAAAATTCTTTGAAAAAGATAGAGCATTAATGAGAAGATTCCAAAGATTACAAATAGGTGAACCTTCAAATGAAACTGCGGTTAAAATATTAAAAGGTGTTAAACAATACTATGAACAATTTCATAAATGTACTATAACCGATGATGCTTGTGAAGACGCAGTAGAATATACATCAAAATTTGTTACAGATAAAAAATTGCCTGATAAAGCAATTGACATTATTGACGTGGCGTGTGCAAGATTAAGATTAAACGGAATTAAAGATGGCAAAATAGACCATGAAGAAATAATACATGAAATATCTGCTACAACAGGTATATCAATTGAGCAACTGTCACAAAAACAAGCAACAAGTTTAAAAACATTAGAAGAAAAAATGAAACTGCAAATATTTGGACAAGATAAAGCACTTAATACTATTATCGATAGAATATTAGTTGCAAGAGCAGGATTAAAAACTTTAAACAAACCTGTTGGATCATTTTTATTTTTAGGACCTACGGGTTGTGGTAAAACTGAAACTGCAAAACAATTAGCAAAAACTTTAGGTGTTGAACTATTAAGATTTGATATGTCAGAATATCAAGAGAAACATTCTATTGCAAAACTAATTGGCTCACCTCCAGGTTATGTAGGCTACGAAGATACTACAATGGGTGGTGGTATGTTTATAAATGAAATAGAAAAAAATCCACACGCGGTTGTATTATTTGATGAAGTAGAAAAAGCACATCGTGATGTATCCAATATGCTATTACAAGTTATGGATTATGGAAGTGTTACTGGTTCCAACGGTAAAAAAGCAGATTGTAGAAATATTACACTTATCATGACTTCAAATTTAGGTGCAGAAGAAATGGAAAGAGAAAGTATTGGTTTTGGACCAAGCGAAAGAACCGGCGAAGATGATACCGCTTTGAAAAAATTCTTTCCTCCAGAATTTAGAAATAGACTAGATGCAACAGTTAAATTTGTTAAACTAGCAAAAGAAACAATGAAATTAATTGTTAAGAAATTCTTACTAGAATTAAATGCAATGACCGTAGAGAAAAATGTAGAAGTTAATGCTAATGATGAAGCTATTGAATTTTTAATTAAAAAAGGATTTAATGCTAAAATGGGAGCAAGACCTTTACAAAGAGTTATAGACGAAGAAATTAAGAAACCTTTATCTAGAATGATACTATTTGGTGAATTAACAGAAGGTGGTAGAGTTGCCGTTAGTTTATCTAACGATGTCGTACCAAAACTAAAAGTACAATTTAAAGCACCGATTATAACAAATCAATTTAAACCAAAAAAAGAAAATGCGAAAACATCACAATAAATTATACTATCAAAAATACGGATTTAAAAGCATATTCAAAATGCCTTATGCAAGTAAACTATATCCTACTACTGATGAAAACTTATATCGTTTAGTAAAAATGTATAAAATATCTGCAACCGATTTTGATATGAATATAGCCAAAATAGCAAAATTTATTTTAGATTATAGAACACAAATGAAATTTAGAATACAACAAAAATATGTAATTTTTTATACAAGCGAACCTTTAGCAAAAAAAATTGTAAATGAATTTTGGAATGACTGGTATGGGTCTGAATCTGTTAATCCAAAATATAATAAATTAGGCAAAAACTCAGTAGGTTGTAAAAGATTACCTCATGGTAAATTTCAATATCAAATACATCTTAAAAAAGATGTGCATCAACACATTACAGATTCAGAAAAACAAAGTTTATGGAGACTATTAGAAAATAATGAAAACGACTGTTTAGTATCAAACAAATATGTATTAGATTATTTAATTGGCAAATATCCTCATTGTTACCATGGATATTTTTATGTGAGCGAAGAAAAAATGCTAACTCCTATCTATATGATAGCACAAAAAGGTATTGACAAAGTAATAAAATTTGTCGCAATAAAAAATGGACGCAATAAGAAAACTAAAAAAACATAATATATTCAAACAAAATTCGATTGTATTATCTACTATAGAAAAATCCTGGATGGGAGAACCTATCCAAGTAAAAGCACATCTTATTGTCAAGCAATTAAGAAAAAATGATTGTATTTGCGAAGAATATAATGAAGCAGATGGTAAAGCATACAAAATTAAATACCTTGATATTACTACAATAGATGGAATGAATCCTAATGAATTAGCCGCTGTATATGGGTTGGTTCCTAAAACTGAAAGATTCGGCAAACGCAAAAACCAATAAATAACAATAATGGCACAGACAAGCACAACATTATTATCAAATAAAACGCATAAAGCGGATATTACAGGCACAGATATCAGTTTTACTGCAACAGGTACTGAATATAAAATTAGTGCAACTAGCACTAGTCTTGGCAATCTTGCACAATACGATTTAATTACAGTAACCGGTACTACAAATAATAATTCAACTTTTACTGTAAAAAGTGTTGCAAGTGACGGTTTATCAATTATTGTTGAAGAAATTGTTACAACAGAAACAGCCGATGGCTCAACAACGTATACTATTGATAATACAGGATTTGTTAGTGCTAAAGCAAAAGGTGATGGCTATTATTCACAAGTAGATGGTGTACATACTGTGGCATACAAAGTAGATGCTACACTTACAGGATCAATTAAAATGCAAGGTACACTTGCTTCTACTCCTACTGAAGAAGATTGGTTTGATATTTCAGGCACTACATTTACAACAGATCAAAGCACTTTAATTAGCTCAAATAATTTTACAGGAAATTTTGTATATGTTAGAGCTAAAGCAACATCAACTACTGCTGGTTCTATTACATCAATTCAGTTAAATTCTTAATTTTTACCCACAATTACCAAAAACACCAGACGTAAGTCATTGAATTACATAGGTCTTTTTAAGACCTACTTTGGTTGACTTCTACCAAAAGTATAGTATTATTATACTATATGATTAACGCAAAGTTAAGGAAGATTTTATTAAGCACAGCTCTTGCTACGACTCTATCAGCTTGTGGAGGCGGTGGCGGTGGTTCTGGTGCTGGTGTTGTAAATGATTTTGTTCAAGGTGATTTATCTAATTTATCAGGATCAAGTTCTATTGTAAGTTCTTATTCAAGTTTATTATCAAATTTCCAATCAACTATTTCAAGTGGAAACTATTCTAGTTTACAAGCAGTATTAACAGGACCCGATGCAGATGATATAGAGACAGCAAATACACTATTATCAATGTTAAACCAAGCAGAAACACTTTGGTCTCAAACAGAAGATTTAATATCAAGTAAAGACGATTCAACAAAATATACAATATATAATTCTAATTCATATAAAGAAGCATACGCGGCCATGATTTATTTGAGAGATCATGTTAAACCTATTATACAAAAAGTATCAAATGGTAATGCAGTATCTCTAACAGAATACAATTTGGTTGCAAAAGAAGATAAAGCACAAGAAATTATTAATACAGAAAAAGATACAACTGCAACAAGTTATGCTGAAACTAAAAAAATTAAAAGTACAGAAACAGTAAGTGGTACATCTACAGTTTCAACAGTTGATACAGTAGGTACTGCTGAAGCATCAACTTCAACAAGTGACTGGACAACTGTAAATGCTGGTGGTGGACAAGAAACAAGAACAATTACAATTACTACTCCAAATTACCGAACTACTACAACAACACCTTGTACAATAGTTAGAAAAACTTTATTAAATGGTACAACAGTTGATAGTGCCTGTACATATGGAACACCGGTTGTTTCTACAATAGCTTTAGATCCAACAGTAGAAACTTCAACAGAAACTAGAGAAGGTGACAATCCAGTAATAACATCAGAAACTCTTGAAGCTACGGTTAATACAGTTACTGAAACCAACGATCAATATGTTGTGACAAATTATGCAGATGCAGAAGATACAAATACAACTACTGCAAACGGAACTGCGGTTACTACAACTGCAAACAGAGATGTTGTTACAGATGTTGATAATGGTGACAACACTACGACAAGAACAACCGTAAGATATGTTGATACTACAATTACTACACCAGTCACAACTACGGTAACAAGAACAAGAACTTACACAGATATTACAAAACAAAATTCTAGAACAATTACAACTACAACACCACAAACAAAGGTTACATATAAAGACGGTACATCAGAAACTATTTCAGGTACTGCAACAGTAGTGACAAGTGATTGGACAGTTAATACAATTAGTACTGCTACAAGAACAGAAGAACTACCAGTTAGTGAAACAACTGCTAATACAGTTTCTACTTCAAGTAATTCAGGTACACAAATTGCACAGGTTACAATTTCAAACGCATACACAGATCAAGATACAACACTAGGTACAAAAACAGAAAATATGTCTACAGTTGTAAATGATCACAAAACAACTGAATACAATACAAACCACGGATTGAATACTATAAATGCCGCAGATGCTTATGCAAAAGGATGGACAGGTAAAGGTGCAGTATTAGGAATAATTGATACATACCAACAAACTGATCACCCAGAATTAAGTGGCAAATATAAATGGTACAATGATTATACAAGATATGATAATACAGTATCTACATCAGGCAATACACAAGTTCACGGTACACACGTTGCAGGTATTATAGCAGGTAAAAAAAATAATACAGGAAATCACGGTGTGGCGTTTGATGCCGAATTAGTTGGTGCCAACGTTGACTATTATGGATATGGTGGTATTTCAAAAAGTTATGCTCAACAGGCATTACATGATTTTGCAAAATTAAAAGATCCAAATGGCGAAAATTTAAACATTGTCGCAGTTAATATGAGTTGGAATACTCCAACATTGTTTACTAATGGACAAGGTAGTACAGTAACTCAATTAGGAGATGGCACATATAACGCATCAGAAATTACTTCAAAAATGGACAATGGTGATGGAAATGCAAAATATTATAAAGTAGCAACTGACAACGATATTATTTTAGTAAACTCTGCAGGTAACTATGGATTCAATCACTCAGGTGATCCCGGTATTTGGGCAGTAGAAGTAGATGCAAGTGGAAACCTTATATTAGGTGGCAAAATGATTATTGTAGGTAACTGGGATAACGGAACAATTGCAGGTAATAAAGCAGGTCACGTATGTTTAGACATTTCTAATAATGCTTGTAATGACCAATACAAAGTTTCAGACTTTTATATTTTAGCACCAGGTAATCTTATCAATAGTTCTGTTCCAACTCATTTAGGTGGCAATGGATATATGAATATGTCTGGTACTAGTATGGCGGCACCACACGTAACTGGAGCATTTGGTGTAATAAATCAAATGTGGCCACACATGAAAGGTGACAATCTTGTTAAACTTATATTGTCTACTGCAAATAAAAATATATATGGTTATAATGTAAACACACACGGACAAGGTTTATTAGATTTAAGTGAAGCAACAAAACCACAAGGTGCAACAGGTATTCCAACAACAGGTAGAACAAACGGACCAATTATAAATGTATATGGAACATATTTTGCAACTGGTACTGCGTTGCCAAGTAATTTAGCAAATTTAAAAGTAATGATATTGGATGAATATGAAAGAGATTATTATCTAAATTTAGGATCAAGTTTTTCAGTTAAAGATATGAGAAAAGTATCTGATATAGATATGATGATGAATGGACACACATATCTTCCAATTCAATCTATGTACGGAAATTTTGCACAAGGTGGCAATTATGATTTAGGATATATGAACTTTGGTATATACTCAGGTGAAAATGGAAATGGAGACTTTTCAGCAAATATAGGTAAAAACTTTATGTTAAGTAATAAATTTAAATTAAAAACATCAATTGGACAAATGAATGAACAAGACAACTGGTTAGGTAACTCTTCAAGTGGTGCATTAGCAGTTGGTGATAATAACATTACAAATTTTGGACAAATAGGTATTGAATATCAATTAGGTAACAATGTGTTAAGTTTTGATTATTCAAAAGGTTATACAGATGTTAATACAACTGATAATAGTTTAATAACAGGATTTGATAACATTGAAACAGAATCTATGAAACTAGCATATGAAGTACACAAGGATCAAAATAATTCTTGGGGATTCTCATTATCAACACCAAGTCATATTACAAATGGTACAATGAATTTAACGGTTCCTGAATCAAGAACATTAGATGGTGATGTTAATTATACAACTATCGAATCTGATATGAGTCCTTCTAAAATTGAAAAAGATATTGGATTCTTTTATAATCACACACCAACAAATGATATGGATGCATCTTGGAACTTTAAAGCAGAATACAGACAAGATATTGCTGGACAAGATGGACACGATGGTGTTAGTTTAGGATTTAACTATGTTAAAAAATTACACACAAATTGTAAATTTTTATGGATGAAAAATCCAAAATGTTACGAAAAAGATGGCAAAACTTTAAAAGCAAATTTATACGGTGACAGCAGAAATAATAATTCAATAGCATTAACACACGGATTAGTTTACGATTTAGAAACAGACAAATTCGTTCCAATTAAAAAGAAATAACATGGATCAAGTTGAAATCGTTTGCACAGAGAATGGTAAAATCAAAACTGCAGACGTATTATCACATACTGACAAATATTTAAAAGTAGTTGTAGAAGGTACTCAAATAACTATAGAACTATTCAGAAACGATGTAAATAAATCATATATAGGACATAAGTCCGGATTGGAATTTACATGGAAACCGAAAAATTAACATTTAAAATTGAATTGTCTTCAACATATTGGGACACACCCCCAATAGCAGAAATAAAACTTAATAAATCAAGCGATAAAACAATCACCGATGTTGATAATAAAAATCTCTTTGATTATGATTCTAACAAACCTATACTTAACATTGATAATTCATATTTCAAAAATGAAATTACTAGTACAAAAAATAAACCAACTATAATTACATTTGAACACGAACTTGAACACAATAAATCATACGATTTTATTATAAAGAGAACTAACAAAACTCCCAAGCAAACTATTGTTGAAGATGGCAAAATTGTTAAAGACCAAGCATTACATATCGGTCAAATAACAATTGATGAAATTGATATAGGAGCATTAGTATACGAAGGTATATATAGACCAGAATATCCTGAACCATGGGCATCACAACAAGCAAAAGCAGGTAACAAATTGCCTGAGACCTTTAAAAATGTAACTGAAATGGGTCATAACGGATCTTGGACATTCACATTCACTTCTCCCTTTTATATGTGGTTACTTGAGAACCTTTACTAATAAATATGCTTAATGAGAGCATATCAATTCATAACAGAAGCACAAGACTCTGACGCAGTAAACGAGCTAGACTCGTACATAATGAATAACGAAGATTTATATCGTAGACGTTTTATGCCTATTATTGAAAACATTAAAAGAAAAATGAGAAGAGGTATATACGACCATGAAAAAGTAATTAAATTATGGATGTACCTTGTAGATGATGCGGCCAGAGAATATGTTAAAGAATTTGGCACACCAGATCAAGATGTTAAAGATATGTTTCCAAAAGAAACTAGATTAAAAGTTGCTCAAGTAATAGCAGATAGAGAAAAGGAAAATATAGAAAAAGGCGAATACGATGTTGTTAAAGGAACTGTTTCTCAAAGAGGACGGTAGGGCAACAGCCGTTTTTGCTTTTGGCCGATTTAATCCTCCCACAATAGGACACCAAAAATTAATTGAACTGGTCCAAGCCCAGGCTAAAAAAGTTAATGGCAAAGGATTTATTTTTCTATCTCATACACAAAACGCAAAAAAAGATCCACTTTCTTTTAATCAAAAGTTAGCATATCTACGAACTTTAATAAATGATCCAGATTTAGAAATTGGACATAGTGAAGCAAATACAGTCATAAAAGCATTACAAGTTATTGAAGCACAAGGCAGAACAAGAGTTATAATGGTTGCTGGTAGTGATAGAGTAATGGAATTTGATAAACTGTTAAAACAATATAATGGCAAACCAGATCAAAAAGGCAACGAACTTTATAATTTTGATTTTGTAGATGTTATAAGTGCTGGAGAAAGAGATCCAGACGCAGAAGGTATATCAGGTGCTTCGGCATCTAAGGCAAGAGAGTTTGCACAAAACGATGATTTTGCAAATTTTTCTAAAATTGTAATGGGCGGTACAAAAAGTAAAACAATTTACCAAATGATTCAAAATGCTATGGGTGTAAAAGTTGCAATGAACAACGAAAAGTTGTACAATGAACAAATGGAAAATAAACCTATAGTGTATATAGATATGGATGGAGTATTAGCTGATTTCTTTGGAGGCGTGGAAAAACTATATGGCGTAGAACATTGGAAACAATTAACATCAGATAAAACAAAAGATTTAAAACAAGAAGTAATTAATCGAATTACTGGCACTGACTTTTTTGCAACACTCCCAGAATTTCCAAATGCTGATCAATTAATTACTTTGGTTAAAAAATTTACTGGAGGTTCGTTTTCTATTCTAACATCACCACTACGGGGTGATCATGAAGTTTCGTCAAAATACAAAAAACTATGGATTGAACAACATATTGAAAAACCAGATGAAACTATTATTACTGGAAGAAAAGAATCATACGCAAAAGACAAAGCATCAGGTACACCAAATATACTAATTGACGACAGACCAGTTAATATTGAACGTTGGCAAGGGGCAGGCGGATATGGAATTTTATACCAAGCGAATAGAGATCCATTAAGTAAAGTACAACAAGCACTTGACAACTATGGACAAAACGATCAATAAACATTTCTGCATTCAGCCCTTTATAAACGTAACTACAAGAATTACCGGAAATCACAACGTCTGTTGTAATACTACATTTAAAGACAGCAATATAAAAAAACAAACTTCATACGATTTTTTTAATTCCGATAAAGTTAAAAAAATGAGAAATGACTTGTTAAATGGTAAAAGATTAGCTGATTGCCGTTTATGTCAATATCAAGAAAAAAGTGGACATCATAGTCATAGACAAAAATATAATGAATACTATTTTATTAAAAACAAACAATCCTCTGATTATTATAAAAATATTGTAGAAAAATTACATATTAATACTTTGCAAAGACCTTTATATGTTGATATACATATTAGTAACCTATGCAATTTAAAATGTTTAACTTGCAACGAACGTGATAGCAGTATGTTTCATGCTGAAAACAAAATATTAGGTATTAGTGAGGCTCCTAACACAAATTATACAAAATTTGTAGTAGATACTGTTGATGCAATTAAGGAAATAATACATCCAAGATTATTGTTTTTAGATATACGAGGTGGAGAAACTTTAATGGTTCCCGAAATAAAAAAAGTCTTATCTACTATTCCTAACGATATTGCAAAAAATATTACTTTAAAAATACAAACAAATGGAACAATCTTTCCTGATAAAACCTGGGTATCAATATTCAAAAAATTTAAAAATACCAAAGTAAATGTAAGTATCGATGCATATAAAGATGCTAACACTTACATAAGATATCCTTCCGATTGGCAAAAAATATTAAACACAATAGAATATTTAAAACAACAAAATATTAAATTTATTATAAACACAGTAGTATCTAATCTTAATATATTAAAACTAGACAAATTGCTTAACTGGATAAAAGAAAAAAAATATTTAAATTACTTCTATATACTAGATGCTCCATTACATTATAGACCTACAAATTTACCAAAACAAATCTTAAAATTAGCAGGTAAACGATTATCTAATATAAGCAAAGACTTTACTAACAAAGAAATAACTAAAGCAATTGATCAATTAATAGATATGTGCTATAACACAAATAACTTTAACATTAAAAATTGGCAAACATTTTGCAAAGAAGTACATATAAGAGATAAACATCGAAACAATAATATATTAAATACATTACCCGAACTAGAAGGACATCTTAATGCCAAAATTTGAAGGAATCAATAAAAATTATTCATCCGATAAAGAATATAAAAAATCAACACAAGAAGAACGTGATCGTATGATGAAAGAATTTCTTGCCAAAGGTGGCAAAATACAAAAAATACCTTCTAAAGTAACAAAACAAATGATAGAAAAGGGTAAGTTTTAAAAGCATCTACCTAAAAATAAATACTGATATAATGAATATCAGGAACCTAATTAACCAAATTGACCAAATAGAAGAGACTAAAGCACACTATATACAGTCTAAACTACCCTATGGTCTTACAGATCTAGTGCCTGTAATGAGTAAGGACACACTAGACTATCATTATGGCAAACTATATAAAGGCTATGTAGATAAAGCTAACAAAAGTGAGGGCGGTGACTTCCAAATAGCAGGTGCATTCTTACACAGTTTATATTTTCCTCAATTTAAAGCTCCTGCAGGAGCTAACAGGCCAACTGGTGTTTCTAACGAATTTATAAATGATTTTGACAAGTTTAAAGAAGAATTTACAAAAGCGGCAATGGGCATCCAAGGTTCAGGTTGGATCTATATGGATACAAGTGGTACAATTAAAACAATTAAAAATCATAAAGTTGTAAAAAATATTGCACTATTAGTCGACTGGTGGGAACACGCATGGGCACTTGACTATCAAGCTGACAAGACAAAGTACCTAGTAAATACTTGGAAGATAATAAATTGGGACGTAGTTAACGATAGGATTAACGCAAAATGAGAGCAAATGAATTTTTAGAAGGTCCACATGATCCTTATCAGTATAAAGCAATATTTTTTGCTGGCTCCCCAGGTGCAGGTAAAACATATGTTGCTAGAAAATTAGCAGGTGTATTCCAAGGATTAAAACAAGTGAACATGGATATTATTTTTAAACATCTTATGACAAGAAAAAACTTATCATGGAAAATGCCTCCAGAAGAAGAACCTGAACGAGAAAAACAAAGACAAAGATCAAAAGAATTAGTTACTAAACAACAACAATCATTATCTGACAGTGGATTGGGTTTGCTAATAGATTCTACAGGTAGAATAGCTGGAACTGTTAGACGTATTAAAGACGAGTTAGAAGATAAAGGATATGAAACAACAATGATATTTGTAACCACAGATTTACAAACTGCTTTACGCAGAAATAAAGAAAGAGAACGTACACTACCAGATAAACTTATACATCAAAATTTTGATATTATAGACCAAAGGTTGGGAGAATATCAACGTATGTTTAATGACGTACACGTTATTAATAATTCTGATATTGAACAAGATTCAATGCCTAAACAACTTGTACAAGTTGAAAAAAATATAAGGAAATTTTTACAATGAAAAAACTATTATGGCCATTAATAATGTTAAAGAATATAGTAGATCCTAATTACTGGGCAAATAAAATAGGCAATAAAACAGGTGCATATGATAAAGCACATAACAGTAAACTTGCACAATGGTCGCGTAGCCTTACAGGATGGAAATGGTGGGCATGGCAAATAGGTGGTGGTTTAGTATTTGTTGTTGTAATAGAGATGTTATTAAATTTTATAGGCCTTAGTATGTTGCCATGGAGATGGTAGATGAAAAAACTGTTACTAACTTTATTTTTTATATTATTTGCGTTTCCAGTATACGCATTAGAATTATTAATGGCACATAATCCTGCTTGTCATATTTGTGAAAGATTTATTAACGAAGTTGCAGTAGACTACAATGATTCTGATATAGCTAAAAAGCTACCATTGATAATTATTAGTGTATATGCACAACCCGAGTGGTTTAAACAAGCATATGCTGAAAATAGAATTAAAAAAATTAGAGGAACACCTACGTTTATAATATGGAATGGTAGAAAAGAATTAGGTAGAATTGTAGGATATCAAAGTAAAGGAAGATTTTACAGTAGACTTACAGAATTATTTCCTAAAGACTACTTTGAGGAGAAACAATGAAAATAAATGAAATCATGGGTGAATGGGTAATAATGCCTCAGTCAATTAAACCTATGGGTTTAATACGCAAAAAAGGTACTGGTCCAAATAATAGATTTGATTTTAAAAACAAATACAACAACAAAGCAAACGAAGTTGAAAAAGAAGATGCCATGGGCGTCGGTACTATTACAAAACAAAACACTACAAAAGATGTTAAACCGGGCGAAACACAACGACAATTAAAAAAATTACACCTTAGATAATCCAAATAATTACACATATGCGATATATTTTATGCGTTAGTTTTAAATATAAACCTTATAAAAAAACTTGTAATGTCCAAATATTTTCAAATAATTGTATGTTAGATGACTTTGAATTACAAAACAAAAAAGTACATCTAAGATATATTGAATTAGACGAAAATGCAATTGGTAACGACTTAACTTTTAAAATTTATAACGATGATAACAACTACTCAAATGGCTTCATGACAAAATGGGCCAAAATAAAAATACATAATGTTGTATTACTACCTAAAGCTCTGTTTAATGTAAACAAAATGAAATTAATTAAAAATAGATTAAAATTAAAATGGCGTAGAATTATGGGAGAAGAAACGTGGCATCAAATTAATTGGCAAACCGATTCAAAAATATTTCCTCTACCTGATAGGGAAAAATCACATAAATTACAAAAGTCACATAAATGGCAAATTTATTGGCCCGGTTGTAGATACCCTTATATTAAAAGCAAACTACATGATAAAGTATTTGAAAATTACTATAATAAATGGATTGGAGAATCTTGCCAAATTATAATGAAAGTAATTAAAAAACACAATTTGCTTATTTTTGTGCCTCCAGCTACAAAACGTTTAATAGGTTATTTTTCTATTGCTAGTCTATTAGGCATCACTCCATACATAAATATATATAATGAAAATAAACGAAGTCATAATGCGTGAATATGCAACTGCGGGCGCCACTTCGGCTGGCAATATAGCGGCAGTTGTAAGTCCACATATAGCTATAGGTAAAGACCGTGGCAATAAAGCATATACAGGTACACCAGGACGTTCAGGTACTAAAGCACCAAGACTACCTAAAATAGTACAACCCAAAAATCCAGACGGTTCAGCCAAAGGTGCACAAACAGGCAAACTAGGAAAAGATGTTAGCTTGTTTGGTGGACCATTGGTTAAGAGGAGTTACCCATAATGAGAGCACAAGAATTTACAGAAGGTGCAGATTTTTTAGGATACAAATATAATGCTCCTACAAGAACATGGGAATTTCCAGATGGTTTTGAAACGCAAACTGGACATTTAAGTAATCATAGTGTAAGGGAAATTCTAGACGCATTAGGATTAGATTCAAATTTTGAGGACGCAGGTCCAATTGAAGTAGACAAATTTATAAACATATCTACTGCATGGTTAAAGAAAAATCTTGACAAACCATCAGCAGATGTTCCAACAACAGTTGATAAATCCGGAGGCGGAGCAACTATGATAAGTGGTGGCAGACCTGAGGGTTGGATAAACAAAATGGTTATGACATTTAATAAAGAAGCAAGAAGAATTAAACAAGCACACCCAGATTTAACACACGTGGCATTTGCATAATGAGATTAAAAGAAATTAACAAACCTATAAAAGAATATCGAAACGTAGTTATTCCAAAAGATGAGGCACATTATAGAGAACTGATGAAACATCTCCAAGACATGGAATTAGATCCTGTGAATAGACGTGATGAAAAACTTATGGCAGAAATACGAAGAAGAAGAATGGAACTAAGAAACTGGGCAGAAAAAAATATAAAAAGAGAATCACAACCTGATGTAGGTGCCGAAAGAGCAGATGCGGCTAGAGGTATGTGGGCATCAAGTAAAGAAATACAATCAAGATTTAAAACTTGGCAAGACTTTATGAATTCAGAAGATTTTGATGAATGGTTAGATGACAAGTTTAGAGAAGACATGATTCCAAATAATATGCCGGGTAATATTGGTGACTATGCTCATGAAAAATCTACAGGTAAACTTGTAAGAATAGTTGACTATACAGATGACGATGAAGGCATTTACACAATATCTTACGGTGAGGGTCAAGGCGAAACAGATGTGACTGCAGGAGATTTAGAATTTATAGATCCAACTGTACATCAAGACTTAGATGACAAAATATTAGACAAAGAAGTTGATGAAGGCTTTATAGGAAAGAAACCAGAATACACTGATTTTTTACAAAACAAATTAGAAAAAGCTATGCAAGAATACGATACCCCAGAAAAAAAAGCACAACGTGATGCGTTGATGAAACAATATCTTGCTAAAGGTGGTTCAGTTGAAAAAATACCAGCTGGTCAAAAAGCATTTGTTGGTAAAAAGTTAAAACCAGCATATAGAAAAGATAACGGAACACCTATTACAAGTCCAGGAAGTGATGAATCAGTAAAAGAATTAGATGACAAAGAAAGAACTATCTCTACTATCAAACACAGTTCTGATAAGGATGTTGCGTTTTTTGACAAGATGATGAAACGATATGGACCTAAACTGATGGAACTGATAATCGATTATAGTCATATCAACAATGATCAAAAAAAGGCAGAAAAATTAAAAAAATGGGGTAGGGAGGATGATGTATACTTGTCAGACTACTACAATCAACTGTTTCATGTAGACGAAGACCTTATTAGTATGCTCATGTCAGCGGCAGATAACAATCCTAAATTAATAGATTTCTTCTATGACAAAGTGGAACAGGCCAAAAAGGCAGGACAGTTTGCAAAAACTTCAAGGTTACCAGATCCTGACCAGACAGAAGAATCAGCAGTACAAGAAGACGCACCATTTGATGGAAAAGGTATATTACAAAGAGCAGTTTTTAATAAATGGATATCAGCAGAAGAATGGTATCATTTAAAAGATGAATGGCAAGATGCGGCTCGAGAATTAGAACAAAGATATAGTGATTGGCCAGACGGAGAAGGGTTTGGATCATCGGATCATAATTTTGCAATTAGAGATTTAATGAGTATAGTAGGATACGAATTTGATGACCAAGACACTAGTGGTAAATTTGTTGTAACTAAAATGCCAGAGAAATTAGAAAAATTAGGTATAACAAACGTAAGAATGAAAGGCGAACCTGTTGCAACAGAGGCAGAGCAAAATGAAGATACAGAAGCAACTTTATTAGGTAAAGCTGAAGCTTCTTTAATGCACGGATTAGAAATGGCCCAGGCTGTACTTAAAAAAAATTATGGCATGGCAGAAGTTCAGGCTAAAGTTATTTCAGAAAATTGGCCACCTTTAATTGATAAAATTAAAAATGTATACAAAACAACCGAACAAAATCAAGATGGTTTACAACCAGTTGATTTAAAAAGATTAGGTCAAACAGAACCTAAAATATATGTTCATAAAGATGGCAAAACAATAATGATACCAAAAAGAAAGCACAACGAGTATCTTGCGAAAGGATGGAAAAAATCGGCATTAAGGGCTGAGACTTCATACGAGTCAAAACTTGCCGAAATGTTAAAACAACGTCTTAAATAATCACGAATCTATTATAAATATTCAATATGGCACGTAAAAAACCTTACACAGATAATTTTGCAGACTTGGTTGCTCGTTTGAACGCAATGAGCAATATGACTCCTGAACAAGAACGAAAATCTTTGTTGGAATCCGCTAGTGCTGAACCAAGACTATTAGATGAAAAAGATGTTAGCCTAGCAGATATTGCCAAATTAGCTGGAATTAAAGAATACGTTGATCCAGTAAAAGTTTCTAAAAAAGCAAAAAAATTAGTTGAGGAAATTACCAAACCAGAACCAACATCTAGTATTACTAAAGCAATAAAAGAATCCGATGCTGATGATTCAATATCAGCAGGTATTAAAAAAGCAGTAACAGAAGAAACTAAAAGATTAGACAAAATTACAGAGCTTGAATCACAATTGGCAGAATTAAAAGCACAAGAAAAAGAAGATGCAACTTTAGATGATAAAACATTTAGAGAAAGATTTGTTTCAGAAATAACTGAGTACGTAAAAAAAGCCGAAGGAACTGAATTAGCAGAACTTTACAATAAGTTTTCAATGAATGAAGTAGAGTTACAAGAAAAAAACTTCTTAATTAAAACACCAGAAACAAAAGAAGTTATTGCTGATGCAGAGGCAAAAGAAGCAGAAGCTAACGCAGAAGTTGTACAAGAAAAAGAACCTAAAGCAGAAGAACCAGCAATCGAAGAACCAGCAATCGAAGAACCAGCAATCGAAGAACCAGCAATCGAAGAACCAGCTGTGGAAATGGATGCTGTTCAACCAGAAGTAGAAATTCCAACAAAAGACAAATTTACAAACGACTTGGATCCTGCACCAAAGGCTCCAAAAACTGAATCTACGAAAAAATAATTTCCAATAAATACCTAGTATGTCTGAACTAGAACAACATTTACCTTACAACTATAAACAATATCTCGATGATGTTACCAAAATGCGTCAAAGAGGACATATTGCTACAGGTGAACAAACAGCACATCCACAATCAGCAGGTTCTAGAGGATTAGCAAAGGCTGAAGATTTTATAAATTCTCCAAATCAAATAATGAAGGATAACGACATTACTGAAGTAAATCCTGAATTAGCACGTATCAAAAAATTATCTGGTTTAATCTAAAAAAAACCATTTGCTCTACTCTTAAAACTGTTATATACTACTATTAACAACAAAGGAAATATATGGCAGTAAGAAACTTTAACGACGGCGAAAAACAAAAGCTAATCCAAATCATTTCTCAAGGATCACAAGTCCTAGGAGAAGTAGACGATCTTAAATCAGGATTAAGAGATACAGTTAAATCAATAGCAGAGGAACTAGAATTAAAACCCGCATTGATTAACAAAGCGATTTCAATTGCTCATAAAGGAAATTATCAGAACTTGTCAGATGATATGGACACTTTAGATTCCATATTAACGGCGGCAGGTAAGATATAGTGTATCGTTTACTCAAAGAATTTTGGGTAAACAGTTATAAAACGGACCAAGTTGCTTTTTGGAATGAGCTGTTATCTGTAATTGTAACAATTATGGGTTCCTGTATTTTAACATTTACCTCACCACACCCAACAATGCATTATGTATTTCCATTGTACTTGCTAGGCTCTAGTACTTTGTGTTATGCTAGTTGGAGAAGAAGAAGCATTTGGATTGTAACTTTATCCGGATGGTTTACATTAATGAATATAATAGGAAATTATAGAGTATTTTTACTATGAGTTACATAGACGCTTTATATAAAAAAGATGAAGACAAAGTATATGTAGTTGAAAGAAACTCTAAAGGTAAAAGAATTTTTGTAGACTATGATGCTAGATATGTATTCTATTATCCAGACTCTAGAGGTAAGCATAGATCTATGACTGGACTATCATTACAAAAAGTACAATGTAGAACTTCAAAAGAATTCATTAAAGAGCAACGGATAAGATCCAATAAAACTCTTTATGAACAAGATATCAATCCAGTGTTTAGATGTTTGGAAGAAAATTATCTAGGCAAGGAAACTCCTAAACTGAACACTATGTTTTTTGATATCGAGGTGGATTTTGATCCTGAAAAGGGTTATGCCACAACTGACGATCCGTTTATGCCCATTACTGCCATTAGTTGTTATATGAGCTGGACGGATCAGTTAGTTACTTTTGCACTAGTACCTAAAACACTATCTACACAAGATGCTAAAATGCAAACAGAACGATTCTCTAACTGTATGTTATTTCAAAAAGAAAAAGATATGTTAGATGCATTTCTTACACTAGTTGAAGAAGCAGATGTTATATCAGGTTGGAACTCTGAAGGATATGATATTCCATACACAGTAGGTAGAATACAAAAAGTATTAAGTTCCGATGATACAAGACGTTTATGTTTTTGGGGTGAGAAGCCCAAGAAAAGAACATTTGAAAAATATGGTAGAGAACAATTAAGTTATGATTTAGTTGGACGAGTACACTTAGACTTATTAGAATTATATAGAAAATACACATATGAGGAAAGACATTCATTTAGATTAGATGCAATTGGTGAACACGAACTAGGTGAGAAAAAAACTGTTTACGAAGGATCATTAGATTCACTTTATAAAAATGACTTCGGGTTGTTTATAGAATACAACAGACAAGACTGTAATCTACTTGCTAAACTAGAAAAAAAATTAAAATTTATTGAACTTGCCAACGAAATTGCACACCAAAATACTGTGTTGCTACAAACAACAATGGGTGCAGTTGCAGTAACTGAACAAGCAATAGTTAATGAAGCACATAGACGTGGCATGATTGTTCAAGGTAGACGTTATAGAAAAGAAGGAGAAGAAGTACAAACGGCGGCAGGTGCTTATGTGGCAACTCCAAAAAAAGGAATGCATAATTGGATAGGATCAATGGATATTAATTCACTATATCCTTCAGTTATTAGAGCATTGAATATGGGACCTGAAACTATTGTGGGACAAATAAGACCTGTAATAACATCAGCAGAAATAAACAGAGCTAAATTTCAAAAAAAATCATTTGCGGCGGCTTGGGAAGGACAATTTGGTAGTTGGGAATATCAAGCAGTAATGAAACAAGATAAAGGTACTGAACTTATTGTAGATTGGGCTGATGATACATCTGTAAGAATGTCAGCGGCACAATTATATGATATTATATTTGATGGCAAAAACAAATGGATGTTAAGTGCTAATGGTACAATATTTACATATGAGTTTGAAGCAATTATTCCAGGCTTATTAAAACGTTGGTATACTGAAAGACAAGAAATGCAACGTAAAATGGATGCTTGTGGTGAAAACGAAATTGAAAGATCATTTTGGGATAAAAGACAACTTGTTAAAAAAATTAATTTAAACAGTTTATATGGAGCACTTTTAAATCCAGGTTGTAGATTTTTTGACATAAGAATTGGACAATCAGTAACATTAACAGGTCGATGCATTACAAAACATATGGCGGCAAAAGTAAATGACATTGTTGCGGGCAAATATGATCATTCTGGCCAATCTATAATATATGGAGATACAGATTCAGTTTATTTTACTGCACATAAAACTTTAAAAAATGATATTGACGCAGGCAAAATTACTTGGAATAAAGATTCAGTAATTGCTTTATATGATAAAATTGCAGAGGAAATGAATACAACATTTACAGGTTATATGACTAAAGCATTTCATTGCCCAAATACTCGTGGCTCTATTATTAAAGCAGGTAGAGAACTTGTAGCAATTAAAGGTTTGTTTATTACAAAGAAAAGATATGCAGTACTGTATTATGATAGAGAAGGTGAACGTGTAGATAATGCAGGTAGAGAGGGCAAAGTGAAAGCTATGGGATTAGATTTAAAAAGATCAGATACTCCTGTATTTGTTCAAGATTTTTTAAGTGAAATACTGTATATGGTATTAACAGGTAAAACTGAAGAGCAAGTATTAGAAGCAATTACAAATTTTAGAGCAGAATTTAAAGCAAAACCAGGTTGGCAAAAAGGATCTCCTAAACGAGCAAATAACGTAACCAAGTATACTGAATTAGAAAAGAAACAAGGCAAAGCAAATATGCCAGGACACATACGAGCAAGTATGAATTGGAATAATTGCAAACAAATGTATAATGACAAATACTCATTGCCAATTACAGATGGTGCAAAAGTAATTGTATGTAAACTTAAAAACAATCCATTAGGATATACATCTGTTGCATACCCTACAGATGAATTACGTATTCCACAATGGTTCCAAGAATTGCCATTTGATAACGAAGCAATGGAACAAACTATACTAGATGGCAAACTAGATAATTTAATTGGTGTATTAGACTGGGATATACAAAGCACTGAAACCAGTAATACATTCAACAAACTTTTTGAAATCTAAATAACTGTATGTTAAGCATAGAAGAAATAAAACTGTTAAAAGAAAAACTACAAAAACTTAAAGGTACAGATTGGGAAAAGTTTTTAAAAGAACAAATACAAATTTTAACAGATGTGGAATTGGCTGTTGATGCTAATAATCAAGACACAATTGATCGATTAGATAAAACATTAGATTGGTTTAGACGAGATTTAAAAATAAAAAGAGAACAACCTATGTTTGATCCAATATTAAGGGGAGCTATAACAAGAAAAATATTCCAATTTGCTAAAACTAATATCTATAATAGTCTTGAAATTGGTCCTGGTACAGGTATGTTTTCTAAAGACTTTAGAGCATGGCGATTAAATTATTTTCTTGAAGTACTGCCTGAACTAGAAGCAAAAATACGAAGAAGATTTCCTCCACCTCATCAAAAATATCTTAAATTTTATCTAACACGCAATACTGAATGTTCAAATATTCCACAAGGTTCTTGCAATCTTGTGTTTAGCTGGGATACCTTTGTATTCTTTACACAACAACACATACAACAATACCTACACGACATTAAAAGAGTATTAATACCAGGTGGTTATTGTTTTATACATTATGCAGATTGCCATTTTGATTATGATTTACACGAAGCAAAAAGAGGTTATTGGAACTACAATACCAAAAGTGAAATGGAAAAAATTATTAAAGAAGAAGGTTATGAAATTGTGGAAATGAAACAATTTAAACCAGGAGCCAATTATGCCATATTTAAAAAACCTGGTAAACAAAATCCAGCAGTGTATAAAATAAATGAAATTACTATTGATTAATTTAACAAAGGAGTATACAATTAACATATGAAAGATATCTTACAAGACATAGTTAAGCACACGCATGGACTAGGATTTTTAGATCTTGTCAAAATTTCCGGAGATGGTAGTGAAACTGCTATTGATTCAATGGCAGAAGACAGATCAGTTATCTTGCAAGGAACCTTTAACAAACCACAATCAGAAATGACTGGTACGTTTGGTATGCCTCAATTGAATAAATTAGATATTCACTTGAAGTGTCCTGAATATCAAGAAAAAGCAAAAATAACTGTAACAAAAGGCAACAGAAATAGTGCTGAAGTTCCAACAGGAATTCATTTTGAAAACGAAAAGGGAGACTTCAAAAACGATTACAGATTTATGAATGCTGAAATTATCAACGAAAAACTTAAAACAGTTAAGTTTAAGGGAGTTAAATGGGACGTTGAAATTGAACCAACCGTGGCGAGTGTACAAAGGTTTAACTTTCAATCTATTGCAAATACAGAACATAATTCTTTTGTTGTTAGAACAGAGAACAATAACCTGATATTTTCATTTGGTGATCAAGCATCACATGGTGGAGAATTTGTTTTTGCAAAAGGAGTGAAAGGAACTCTAAATAAAGGATGGAGTTGGCCTGTAGCACAGGTATTGCAAATACTGAAACTGTCGGATTCAGCAAAAGTTATATTACATTTCTCAAACGAAGGAGCAATGATGGTAACGGTTGATTCGGGGTTAGGCAAGTATCAATATATAATTCCAGCCCAGGCGCAATAATGGCAGAATATCGGCAAGAACATTTAGGCAAATTTAACAGAAACTTTGCAGTGTTCTTGCCTGCAATTTCAAATTTTTACAATACATTTATATCCAGACAACGAACTACCAAAGGTAAACACATTCCAAAGGATAGAATTCCAAAAGGTTTTGATCAAGACGTTGAAGGTTTAAACTTCATTAATCCAGATAAAGGTTATTTTACATATCCAACTGCATTATATTCGGCAGGACACGCCTGTTTAGATATGGATAAAGTTACAGATAGAGATTCTATGTGTGTAAACAGAGATAGAAAGTTTAGCACAATAGTAGGTGATTCTGGTGGATATCAAATAGCAAAAGGTGTTATACAATTCGATTGGAAAGATTTCGAAGGAAATAAAGCAAATGCAGTTAGAAACAATATACTAAACTGGTTAGAACTTACATCAGATTGGGCAATGACATTAGACGTTCCAACTTGGGCGGCAGATGACTTAAACAAAGGAAAATCAGGATTAAACAGTTTTGAGGATTGTTTAAATGCTACAAAATTTAATAATGATTACTTCCAAAAAAATAGACTTGGACAAACAAAATTCTTAAACGTACTACAAGGTGATGATTGGGAAACTGGAACAATTTGGTATGATCAAATGAAAAACTATAAGTTTGAAGGTTGGGCATTTGGTGGTATTAATATGTGTGATATGGAAATATTACTTAAAAGACTAATTGTAATGAGAGACGAAAAGCAATTAGACGGCAAAGATTGGATTCACATATTAGGCACATCACAATTAGACTGGGCTTGTTTCTTAACACAAATACAAAGACAACTAAAAAAACATATTAATCCAAATGTTACAATAAGTTTTGATTCAGCATCGGCATTTTTATCAGTTGCAAATGGATTAACATATACTCAAAATGTGTTTACTCCAAAACGATTTTCTTACATTATGGATAAAGCACCAGATGACAAAAGATTAAAAGGATCTGATATTCCATTTCCATTTCAAAGTGCAATTGGTGATAGATTAACAATGGGAGATATTTGTAGGTATGGCGAAGGAGACCTAAATAAGAATAACAAAGAAGGTAAAACTGCTTGGGACAGTTTTAGCTATTGTTTATTAATGGCTCATAGTGTTTATAATCATATTAAAGCAGTACAAGTTGCAAATGATTTAAATGATATTGAAAGTGTGGTACATAAACCACAAGTTAAACATTGGAGAAAAACTAAAGGACAAGACAATACAGACGAATTTAGCAATTTTGTTCCAAGAAACATCTTATATTTTAATACATTAGTCGAAGAAGTGTTTACTTCTGAGAACCCAATGGAAGTTATTAACAATGCTAAAAGTTTTCTAGCAGATATACGAGGTACACGATGGGCAAGACATACAGGGGGAGGAAAAGGTAAAAATAACTTTAGTTCATTATTTGAATAGGAGGATATATGACAGGTAAAGACAATTATCAAAAACATTTAAACCGACGCAAAGATAAAAAACTAAAAAAACTACTAGATCATCACGATTATCTAAATAGAAAAACCAAAGAATTAGACAAAGAACGAGGACATGGTGACAGAAGTGAAGAAAGCAAACAACTACTTTTAAGATTAAAAAAAACCAAATTAGCAATTAAAGACGAAATTACAAGAGTTACCGAAGAATTAAGCAAACTTACCAAATGAAAATAGTTTGACAAAATAAAAGGATATGCTATAATGCAAGTAATGGAAAGAGATTACAAAACCGGTGTAAAAAAAGATATTACAGTTTTCTCAGGTGTGGAAATTGAACACACACCAGCATATGGAAAACAAACATTATTTCTTGCTCGTAATGATTTAACATTTGATCAAATACAAGAATGTGCTGTTATGGTGAATGCTGAAGCAATTTATTATGGTGCAAATAGAAGCTATATGCACAGCCAATTCATGCAAGTACCACAAATTATGAAATTTTTAGAACATGGTTATTATGTAACCGTAGATTATCCTTTTGAATTACACCAACTAGTTAGTCAAAAATTTGCATTGGTTTGGAAACATGAAAAGTTTATTCCATTTTGTTCAATTATAATGCCAGACTCAGAAGAAGATACATCATTATATTTTAAAATTGATGACGTTGATTTTAATAAAACAAATCCCGGTGTATGGACAATGAGTATAAAAGACTTTAAAGATAAAGCAGGATTTACTAAATGGGATGATTATAAAAAAGATGAACCAATAGAGGAGAGTAAAATATGGTCAATGAGATGAAAAGCGAAGAATTAAGTATCAGTCAATTAGATGCAATAAGAGATAATGAATTAAACGAACAAAGAAATCAAGCATTAAAGGAACGAGCAGGTAAGGCATCTAAAATGATTTGGGTAACCTTTCGTAAAGAAGGTATGCACAAATACCCAGCGGCATTAGAAGATCCAAAGTTAAAAACAGGTGATGAATATGACGTATCATTTTTAGGATATCCGCATAGGCATACATTTCATTTTAAAGTTGCAATAGAAGTATTTCATGATGATAGAGATATTGAATTTATACAATTCCAAAGATGGATTTTAAGTTTATATAGTCAAGGCACTTTACAAAACGATTTTAAAAGTTGTGAAATGATGTCAGATGATTTATACATTCAAATAACAAAAAAATATCCAGGCAGAAAAATTGAAATAGACGTTTCTGAAGATGGAGAAAATGGATCACACGCAGTTTATGAAAGAAATAACATTTAAAGAAAAAAGAGCAACAACAAGAATGGGTTATCTACCAATAGGTGGAGGAGGCTTAAATGCATCTTATACATTTGTAGATGCCGTTGCAAATATCTGTGCCACTGCAGGTAACCTAGGTATGATATATGGCAAAGATTTTATTTGGGCATATCATGGATATGACGCCGATAATGACGATTGTATTACACTAATGGTTAAAGAAGAAAAGTATGAAACTTTTTTACATTTAGCACTTAAAAATGATCACAAAATTAAGCATACCCAAAATGGTGATGCTATACTAGTTAAGTCATCTAAATAACATGAATGTCACGCAAACTACTAGACAAAAATTTCTGTGTATTACCTTGGACAGGTTTTCAATTAGAACCTAACGGTATAGTAAAAAACTGCATCATTGCTGAAGATACTATTGGCAATATACATCAAAATAGCATAGAAAACATTCTTCAATCAAAAAAGAATCTTGAGATTAAAACTCAAATGCTAAACAAAGAATTTCCAAGTAATTGTAAAGGTTGCTATTTTCAAGAAGAAAATCGAGCAAAAAGTTTTGAAAGTATTAGTAGTCGACTATATTATGCAAAAGAATTAGGTCCGCACATTAGCAATAACTTATTAGATGATAAAAATAACTTTGATTTAAGTCATGTAGATCTTAGATGGAACAATAAATGCAATCAAGCCTGTGTTTATTGTAACTCTGATTACAGTAGTAAATGGGCACAAGAATTAAACATTAAACAAAAATTTGAAAAGAAAAATGTTGAAAAAGTAAAACAATATGTCTTTAAAAATATTAAAAAATTAAAAAACATTTATCTTGCTGGAGGTGAACCTTTGCTTATGAACGATAATAAGGAGTTTCTAGAATTATTATTAAAACAAAATCCTGATATCCATTTAAGAGTAAACACAAATTTAAGTTCTACAGGAACAGGAGTGTTTCAATTGTTATGTCAGTTTAAAAATGTTCATTGGACTATAAGCATAGAATCCATAGAAGAAGAATATGAATATATTAGATACCATAGTTCCTGGAATACTTTTTTAAAAAATTTACAACACATACAAACACTTAATCATAGAATTAGTTTTAATATGTTACATTTTATTCTAAACTATAAAAGCATTTTTAATTGCGTTGACTATTTAAAATCGTTAGGCTTTCACAACAATAATTTTATAATTGGACCACTGTATGGACCTTTATTTTTGAACATTAAACATTTACCACAAAAAATATTAAATGAAGTTATTAATATTCTTAAAACCAAAATTAACGAAAAACCAGGATTTTACCTACAAAATAGTTTGGAAAATATACTGAAGTATTTGACTGAACCCAATTTTTATGCTAATATAGAACTAGTACGTAGTAGAATAAAAAAAATGGATGAGAGACGAAATTTAAATAGTAGGAAAATATTTCCAAAATTATATAAGGAAATGTTTAATGAGTAAATGTAATTGTGGAAGATCACCTACAGGACTTTGTGTTGGTTGGCATTCTTTAACTGAAGAAAAATATAAAGAAAAGAAAAAGAAATATGAAAAAATGGAAGAAGAAAAAAAGAAAAAGAATCCCTTTCATGCAAGAGCAATTGATGGGTTTGGAGAGTAAATGAAAATATTTTACATGGGCCTAGAGCCATACGAAGGCAGATATACATTACAATTAACTGATTGGACTGAACGGGCTTTCAAAAATAGAGGTATCGATTATGTTATAGTACCTGGTACTACTATCGATGATTCCAAAGCAATTGTAACAGGACAAGTATTAGATGCACATGGACGTTCATATTTTGGTATGAGTCAAATGATGAATTTAGTACAAATGATGAAAGCTGGTGAAATTACATCAAATGATATTATATTTTTTGAAGATATGTTTCAACCAGGTATAGAATCGTTACCATACATTATGAATCAATCACCAGCAGAATTTAGACCAAAAGTTTGGATAAGATGTTTAGCACAATCAATTGATCCTGATGATTTTATACACGTATGGGATATGAGCAAATGGATGAGCTTATATGAAGCGATGTGCAATGAATTTGTAACAGGTGTATTAGCAACTAATGAAGAAATGGTTGCACATATGAAAATTGCAAATTGGAAAGCACCAATTTATAACATATCAGGATTAAGTTTTGGCAAAGAAGAAGTACAAAATAGAGTAAAAGATATTAAACCTTTTGAAGAACGAACAATGCGAGTTGTTTTTGGTGCAAGATGGGATCAAGAAAAACAACCAGGTTTCTTTATGGATATGATTGACCATTGGCAACAAAATAAAAAATTGCCTCCAGTTGAATTTTGTATCTGCGTAGGTGGACCTTTAAGAAGTAATAACAAAGTATATGTAGACAGGGCAAGACGAATGGAAAAAGAAGGCACACTTACAATATATGAAAATTTAAAAAAGAATCAATATTACAACATACTTGCAGATTCAAGAGTATTATTTAATTGTGCGTTACAAGATTGGACATCCAATACTGTATCAGAAGCAGATTCATTAGGTTGTAATGTACTATTTCCAGCATACAGAACATTTCCTGAAGTTTTTGCAAACGACGAAACAAGAATGTATGTTCCGTGGAGTGGCAGAGATGCAATGGAAAAACTAAAAGTATTATTAATGAAACCATCCCCTAGTATGGGTCAAATATCTGATTGGACTGACGGTACAATAGACAGAATGATTGACATTATGACAGGCACGGGAGAACAATGGAGAAGAGATGGAAAACACTACAGAACACCAGTTTCCGAATCTAAATATTAAACCAATTGGATCCTGTGTATTAGTAACAGGAGGAGCTGGATATATTGGCTCACACACCTGTAAAATATTAAAGAAAAATGGATTCACTCCAATAACTATTGATAGACATATTGAAAGGTTTGGTCATGCAACATTTGGCCCACATTTTCAAGTTGACCTACCTAAAAATCAAAGTTATCTAAACGAAATAATTAAAAGATACGATATACAATCTTGCATACACTTTGCTGGTAGTGCCTCAGTTGGTGAATCTGTAAAAGATCCAAGCAAGTATTATAAAAATAATGTAATAACTACAATGGCTCTGCTTGATCAATTAGTACAAAATAATATTAAAACATTTATATTTTCATCAAGTGCGGCTGTATATGGCGATCCCGGAAATCGAAAATGTAGAGAAGATCGCGGACCAAATCCAATTAACCCATATGGTGTTACAAAATTAATAGTAGAAAGAATGCTTATGGATTATAAAACAGCATATGGCATTTCATCGGTAAGTTTAAGATATTTTAATGCCGCAGGTGCTGATCCAGAGGAAGAAATTGGAGAATCAAGAACCAAAGAAACTCATTTAATTCCATTGGCCATTAACGCATCAAGACAATTAAAAACATTTTATATAAATGGCGATAAATTTCCTACAGAAGATGGAACGTGTGTAAGAGATTATGTTCATGTTATGGACCTAGCCGACGCACACATTAAGGCTTTAAATTATGCAAATAAAAATTCAGTATGTGAACAAATTAATTTAGGATCAGGTATACCTATTTCTAACAAACAATTATTAGACATCATACAAAAACATACCGGTAAAATGGACATAATTGTAAGAGATGGTAGACAAGGAGATCCGGCATATCTTGTAGCTGATATTTTCAAAGCTAAAAAAATATTAAATTGGTCTCCTACACAAAGTTCTATTGACAATATAGTGGCAACTGCTGTAAAATGGTATAATAAAATACATAAAAAAGAAATACAATAATGGATGATACATTAAAAGATAGTTGGGATAATACACATGATCCAATTAGCAAACAAATAAAACAAAGAATTAAAAAAGCAGGAAAAAGATTTCACTGTAATGATAATATTTCTGAATACATTGAAGATGGTGATTTAGAACAATTACAAGCAGAAGTACAAGAAAAATTACAAGGTGTATTAGAAAGTCTTGTAATTGATACAGAAAACGATCACAATACACAGGAAACTGCAAAACGTGTCGCTAAAATGTATGTACAAGAAACATTTGGTGGCAGATATAAACCGTTTCCGAGAGTTACAAGTTTTCCTAATGTGGGTTACAAGAGTATGTACACTAGTGGTCCAATTAGTATTAAGTCAACGTGTGCTCACCATTTACAAAATATTGTAGGTAATGCTTGGGTAGGTATTATTCCAACTGGCAAAGTTATTGGTTTGAGTAAGTTTAACAGAATTATACATCACATTGTAGAAAGACCACAGATACAAGAAGAAATGACAACACAAATTGCTGATGCATTAAAAGAATACGCACACACAACTCATATTGCAGTAGTAGTTAAAGCAGAACATCATTGTATGACACACAGAGGCGTAAGAGAACAGGAATCTGATATGACAACTGCAATTATGTTAGGTGCATTTAAAGATGACCCAGCAACTAGAGATGAATTTTATAAAATTTGCATGAGCATGAAGGGCCATGCATAATGAATAATGAACTTCGAAAGAGGTCATTTATAGAGTTAGACGTAGAAATCGATTTCGAAAAACTTTTACAAGAGTATCATATCATAGACAAGAAGTATGCTTTCCACAATTACAATACAAATTACTGGGCAGTAAGAAAAAAATATGCTAAAAGTTGGTCTGGTGTATGCCTGACAAGTTCTGATGGAAGTCTATACACTGATCTACATGAAAATAGACGAGATATTCCTTTTATAGATACAGAAATAAAAAAACATTGTCCATACATTTACAAATTAATAAAAGATCTAGGCGGCGACAAATGTAGTGCAAGAATCATGAGGATTTCCCCAAAAGAATCTTTAGTATGGCATAGCCACGTGCAAGAGCACGGACAAGAAGAGAATCAACTTACAGTGCAAATACCTATAATAGTACCAAAACAATTTGAATATTGTGTGGTTAACAAGAACGAATTTAAATGGTACAAAAGATTTTTTAGACCTTCATGGTTTAAAAATGCCGAATGCAAAAGACTTGAGACGGGTAAAGCATATATTTTCAATTCCTATCATTACCATAATGTATATAATCATAGCAACGAATATAGAATAACGTTAATGTTATATCTTGACTTACGAAACCCAACAGTTTATAATTTGGTACAAAGAAGTTTATGAAAAAAGGAAAAAAATTAACATTTAAGAAAAAAGTATGGAAAATTTTAGATGGAACTTATAAAAGACCTATAGATCAAGAAGACGTTGATAGACTAGTAGCGGCAGTACAACAAGAAATAATGTTAGATACTAGAGATGTGGAAACGATGGACGCAATTAATGATGGTAAAATAGACTGGAGCGGAAATGCCACCAAAAAGTAAAAAAGAATTATTAAAAGATTTAAAAAATGTACAAGAAAATACTAAAGTAATGGATCAATACGATCAAGCACAAGATTTAGATGGAGGTATGAGTAGTTGGACTTATAATATGGGAGAATTAAACACAGGTACAACTGTAACCACGGCAAGCGTAGGTTCATTAGATGATGGACTTGATGTAAAATTTGACGTAAGTGATGGTTTATATCAACCAAGTTTTGACTTTGATGATGAAAAATTAAGAAAAAAATATCCAGCATTACAAGATGCTCATGAACATTACCAAAATATAAAACAAATGTGCGAAACTAGAGAACGAGAAGAAGATGGAAATTAAAGATTTATTAGAAGATGTTAAAGCATATCGTAATACAATGGTTGCTAGAAATTTCCCACATCAAGAAATTACAAACCTTATTATAAAATGGGATCAAAAACTTCTAGAAGATACACCCGAATACAAACAACGTAAAGAAAGAGAAGCAAAGGAAAAACAGTTAGAAGAATTTAAAAAAAGAGAACAAGAAGAACAAGAAAATTTAGAAAAAATAGCCAAAGAAGCAAGAGAGGAAGATGCGTCTTAATACTGAACTTAAATTAAATTATGCAGATGTTTTGTTACAACCAAAACGTTCAACATTATCTTCTCGAAAAGATGTTGACATAGAAAGAACATTTACATTTCAAAATTCAAAAGAAACTTATACGTGTGTTCCTATTGTAGCATCTAATATGGATGGCGTTGGTACATTTAGTATGGCTAAAGTATTACAGGAATATAAAATGATGACTGTAATAACAAAAACAACAACACCTGAGCAATGGAAACAAGCCGTAGGACAAGGAATAAAATTAAAATACATATCTGTATGTACAGGTACAGGAAAACTTTGGGATAAAGACGCAGAAGATTATGCCACAATGCAACAAATATTAAAAAGTTATCCAGATGTTAAATTTATTACAATTGACGTTGCAAATGGGTATCATGAAAATTATGTAGACTTTGTCGAAAAAGTAAGAGAAGAGTTTCCTGACAAAACTATAATTGCAGGTAACGTTGTTACTGCAGAAATGGTTGAGCAATTAATTATTAGTGGTGCTGATGTAGTAAAAATTGGTATAGGACCAGGATCAGTATGTACAACAAGAACAATGGCTGGTGTAGGTGTTCCACAATTTTCAGCGGTAGTAGAATGTGCTGATGCGGCCAACGGTGTTGGAGGACACATAATGGCTGATGGTGGTTGTGTAGAACCAGGTGATGTAGCAAAAGCATTTGGTGGCGGTGCACATTTTGTTATGCTAGGTGGTATGTTAGCAGGACACAATGAATCAGAGTTGCCAGTTGTAGATGGAGAAAGAGAATTTTATGGTATGAGTTCTGATAGAGCAAGAGAAATACACGGTAAAAGAAAAGATGGATATAGAGGTAACGAAGGACGAAGAGTATTTTTACCTGACAGAGGACCTGTATCAGAAACAATTGAAGATATGTTAGGTGGAGTAAGATCCGCTTGTACATATATTGGTGCAAGAAGATTAAAGGATATACCTAAATGTGCAAGTTTTGTTAGAACAAACAATCCAATTAATAAAGTTTACGACCAATACGAAGATTAATTAAATATCATGAATGATACCGAACAAAAATACATTCTGCGTTGCACCTTTTAATAGTCTTTATGTAGGTCCAACTGGCAGTATTACCCCTTGTTGTCTTTTCGACAAACCAACAAAATATAAATTTCACGAAACTGAAGACTATTATCATTCTAAAGATCTGAATAAAGTAAGAAATAATTTAATTAACGGTATTAAAGATACCAACTGTATTGCGTGTTGGAAACAAGAAGAAGCTAATGGTGATTCATTAAGATTAATATTAAACAGAACTGTTGGAAAAGATATTACTCAAGCAATTAATAATTTAGATACAAAAAATATAAAAAGTTTTGACTTACAGCTTGGAAATTTATGTAATTTAAAATGCGTTATGTGTTCACCAAAGTGGAGTAGTCAAATACTTGCTGAGATAAACATAAATCAAGAAATGAAAAAATTTTATAAACATGGCAATTTGAAACAAAACGAATTTAATTGGCCAAAAGAAAACGATTTTGCAAAATGGTGTGAAAAATTTTTACCACAAAGTATACATATCAAATTAACTGGGGGCGAACCCTTCATAAATCCGTGGCTGTTCAAAACATTAGAAAACATACCAACAAGTCAAAAAGAAAAATGTATTCTTCACTTTACTACAAACCTAACAATAATTAATGACAAAATATTAAACATACTTAAAAAATTTAAAGAAACATGGATTAGTGTATCTGTTGATGGCATAGAAGATACTTTTGAATATATTAGATTTGGCCATACTTGGAATGCTATTAAAAAAAATATAGACACATTATTAAATGTTAAAGAAAACATAAAATTATCAATTAACTGTGTAATACAAGCACCAATACTACCTAATATTGTTAATATGGTAAATTATTTTGATACTAAAAAAATAAAAATAAGACCTATTATACTAACATCACCAAAAAAACTAACACTTTCTTCTTTAAAAGAACAATTTAAAAATAATATTATAAAAGATCTACAAAATTATAAAGGATATAATCAAGAATTTATTGACGTTGTTAAATCAGTAATTAAAGATAATATAAATCACGACAATGAATTAGCTCAAGAATGTGTGCATTACCTAGATAATATTGACAAAATACGAAACACTAATTTTAAAAACATTATTCCGGTTGATTGTTTTATATGAGAGACATAGGCATTTATTATAAAAGTTCTACTTGCGGTATGTTCCTATTATATTATATTTTAGGATCAGATCAAAAATTTAATGTGACTTCACGTAATCAAGATCTTAACTATGGTACTAATAAAAAATTAATGACCTCGATGTTCTATACACAATTTAAACCTAAAAAATATGGCGAGTGGATTAGTGGTGAATATTGGCCAGATAATTTGTTTGCTGACAACCATTTACCAAAATTTTATTACTTTCAAATACACGATTTTGCTCCACACCAAGATTTTAAAGAAAAATTTCGAATAAATGACTTATATAAAAAACTCGACTGCATAAAAATTAATCCTTATGTTGCTGATGATAGCAAATGGTTTAAACTAATGTTCTATAAAAGATCTGGATCATTTCATGATTTCCCAAAACAAAATTTTACTTTTAAAGAATTTTACCAACGATTTAAATTTGTATTATCAAGAAGTAAAGGCTCCAAATTAGATTGGTGTGATTATAGCTTTGATATCTTAAAATTTTTAGTGGATAAAGAAGAAAGACAACGTTTATGTGATTATATAGGTATTACAATGAACGAAAGGATGGAGGAATTTTTAAATTATTATATAAAGGCTCATGAAGAATGGCTACTTAAAAAATTATATAGTGATGATGTAAAACGACCAACTGGAGTAATAAAATAATGAAAGATATAGGCATTTATTATAAAAGTACTTGTTGTGGTATGTTTGTATTGTATTACATATTAGGTTCAGACCAAAAATTTAACGTAACTGCACGTAATAAAGAACTTGACTACGGTACTAATAAAAAATTAATGAACTATATGTTCTACAAACAATTTCAAAAAACGCAAAAAACCAAAGGCATAACTGGTTGGACTAATGATGCCGAAAGGAAAGACCACAAAAATCGAGTTGGGAATTGGAAAGATGGAAAATGGTGGAGCAATTGGACTAGTAAAGAATACTGGCCAGATAACACATTTAAAGACAATGATTTACCAAAACTTTGGTATTTTCAACTTCACGATAACGTAGAAAAACAAAGTGTTGAGTATTGGGATTACAGACAGAAAACAGAAGAAGAAATAAAAATAATTAGGGATTATAAAAATATTGATTGTATTAAACTTAATCCTTATGTTACGGATAAAAGAAAATGGTATAAAATGCAATATGCTAAAAGAACCGGAAGTTGTGGGAATATTCCAAAAAAAAATCCTACTTTTAAAAAAGTGCGTGATACTTATATAGATGGTTGGATTAAAGGTAATGGTGGAGCAACATGGCCATCTAAGTTAGATTGGTGTGATTATAACTTTGACATTCTTAAATTTTTAGTAGATAAAGAAGAAAGACAGCGTCTATGCGATTACCTTGGCATTACAATAAACGAAAGAATGGAAGAATTTTTAGTACATTATCTAGAATGCCACCCCGAAAAATTACTTAAAAAATTATACGGATCTGAAGTAGAAAGACCTATTGGTAAAACCATTTAATTAAACTTAAAAGTGTATTGATTTAATTCACAAATTGTCGTACAATAGTGAACATTTAATAATATCCTAGGAGGATTAATGTTAGATTTATTAAAAAACGTAGACAAAAGTATGCTGTGGAAACTTGTAGCACTTCACGTTATCGTGATTACAGTTTCAAACGGTTTAGTAAACATTCCTGTAGAAATACTTGGAGTTAAACTAACCTGGGCGGCATTCACTTTCCCTTTAGTAGTAATAGCAACTGACTTAACAGTCAGACTATTGGGTAAAACGATAGCACGGTCTACAATTGCAATAGCCTATCCACTTGCGATCATTGGATCCATTTTGGTAGTGCTGGCAGAAGGAGCACCTCAATCAGTTGCGTTAAGAATTGGTTTTGCAAGTGCGACTGCGTATGCAATAGGAACTTTGCTAGATGTATATGTCTTCCAATGGCTGAGAGAAAATTATTCAGCTTGGTGGTTAGCACCTGCAGTATCAACTGTGGTAGCAAACATAATTGACACATACACATTCTTCTTTACAGCATTCTCAGGTGGCGCCAACGAGTATATGGCGGCTAACTGGGCAGAAATTGCCGGTTCACAAACTGTATTAAAAATTATGGTTGGTTTGATAGTATTCTTACCAGCTTATGGTTTATTACTTAGACATTTGTCGGGTAAATTTAAAGTTAGTGCAACTGTACAAAAAGCATTTAAAGATGCAAGTAAAGACCTAGTAAAATCAAAATAAAATTGATTTATTTTCAATAGGGGGTATTTTTTTACCCCCTGTTGATATTTCATTTAAATATTGGTATGAATTTCTTAATACTAACTCCTGACGGCGTCGGTTCTACCATTTTACAAAGACTTTTAACAATGACATTTTCGTTAGAGAACGTTAATGCCGTTAATACCCACGAATTAACTAACAGAATACTATTAGAAGATAATATTGCTGTACATGATAAAAGATTTATAGGTTCACGATGGAAACAAATGTATGCACAATCGTTGCCCGAAATAGAAAGTATTATAAGACAATCTTCAAAAGATACAAATATTATAAGCAGAGTTGCCAAATATCATTTAGATAATAGATCAGAACATTTAGGAGAATCTAAAGAACTTGTTACTAATTTTTATAAATTTTTAAATGAAGTATACGATAAAAAAATAATGTGCGTAAGAAATAATATTTTTGAATACGCATTGAGTTGGAGTATACGAGAGGAATCTGGAATATTAAATGTATATAATAGAGATGACAAACAAAAAGTATTTAAAGTTAAATCGGTTAAAGAAGATTTTTTCGAAAAAAAATGTCAACAATACCTTAATTATACGTACTGGGTAAAAGATAACTTTCCTGATGTTATTGAAATTGCTTATGAGGATGTAATTACTAATTCCGACAAAATATTAGAACAACTAACTGGATTTAAAAATACATATAAAAATAACTTTAAACTAGAATTATCGAGAATTTTAAAAATTGAATACGAAACATTTAACGCTCTCATGACTAGCAAAAAACTAACCAAATATACCAATAAAGAATTAGGTGCGTTAGTACAATATAAAAGATATACAAAAAAACTAGTAGACGAAAACAAAATAATGAACCAACCAATTAAAAACACTACACTATACGATAAGCGAAGACAAATTAAAAATTTTAATAACTGTCTAAGAAAATTCGAGTCTTTTGCTAAAAATCATAACTGGATTGATACTTCTAATGCAACATATGATTTTTGGCATGATAAAAAATTATAATGAAAAACCGATTTAGTATAGACAATTACAAAGACCCTTTTAGGGTAGCAACTAAAGTTAATTATAGTGGAGAGTACTCTAGTACAGACGATCCTAAACATACCAAAGAATTTCATGCAAGACATCTTGAACATTTTAACAACTATCCTAAAAAAGTTTATTACCAATATAATTCGAAAGGCTTTAGGGATAATGAATGGCCTGATGATTTATCTAATGTTATATGGTGCGTTGGTGATAGTTTTACATTAGGTTGTGGACAACCACAAAACGAATCTTGGCCTGCATTACTGGAAAAAATTACTAATAAAAGATGTATAAATTTAGGACAGGATGGTGCCAGTAATGATACTATTGCCCTTAGAGTACAAGCAATTGAAAAAACATATAACCCTAAACTAATAGTAATAATGTGGTCTTATCTTCATAGACGAAGAGTCAATGGCATAGATCAATTACATGATAAAAACGATTTTGGGGATAACGCCGATATTAAAAACTTTTTAAAGAACTATGAAGCAGTGAATTCACTACCAACAAAAATAATACATCTAGCAATACCTCTTTCTACATATAACGATATTAACGAGGAGAATAGACAATCTGAAAAAACAGCTTATGATAATGAGATTTCAGAAACAATTAAAAAGAAAATATTATTTTTAATGAAAAACAATGTAACTGAAGTAAAACAATTAGATTTTAGTCGTGATGGACGACATTTTGATATTAAAACTAGTTTGGGTGTAGCACACTTAATTAACAAAAAAATTAATGATAGATAAACCACAAATTTTTATAATGTATGGATCTGGAATGTTTGGAACATTTATAGCTGGACTATTTTCTCATCATCCAGATGCCAACATAGTTCTATCAGAAGAAATTGAAGGAGATGAATATAAACTTAATGCACATCATAGTTATAAAAAACAAATAAATTTATTTCACAACGAAAATGATTACGAAAAAATTAGTAATATGAACAACAATGAACTGTCAAAATTTTTTGATCAATTTAATAAAAAAAATATTGGTATACATAGAATGGCAACTTATGATTTTGCTACATTACCTTATGAAAAATACTTTAAAAATTATGTAAAAATCCTAGTAATTTGTAAAGAAAAAGAAAGACTAAAATATGCACGAAGACACGTAGAAGTTGGAGGATATCATCCTCGAGTTTACCTTGAATTTTGGTATAAACAAATTAAAAAACCTATTAAGGAATTACCAGAATACTTTATAAAAGGTATGAATATAAAACAACGATGTAAATTTATCGAAGAAGAAACAAATCGGTATTTAAAAAAAGATATATTTGATCCTAAACACGACATAATGTTTGATCCTGATAACGTACAATATGTAAACAAGTTGCAAAAATTAGTCAATGATAGTTGTAAAATATTAAATATTAAAACTTTTAATTTACCAAAACAAAAAATTGAAAAATTTATAGAAAAAAATAAAATATACTTTGACAAAACATTGAAATAATTATATAATAACACTATGTCGAATATAGCAGGAAAAATTTGGGGATCTACAGAACTTATCCTAGCAAATAGTTCACTTGAATTTCACAGAATAGATTTTAAAAAAGGTGGTGTGTGTTCTAAGCACAAACACAAATACAAATGGAATGGTTTTTATTGTATGTCGGGAAAAATGAAAATCCGCATATGGCAAACAGCATATGATCTAGTTGATGAAACAATATTAGAACCCGGAAATTTTACCGCAGTTAAACCTGGACTATACCATTCCTTTGAGGGTTTACAAGATGGAGTTGCTTTTGAATTATATTGGGCAAATTTTGATCACAGCGATATTGAAAGAGAATCTGTAGGCCATCTTAAAGAAAGAGACAACGTGGTTAGACTCGACAAGAAGAAAAGATAATGTCTGATGAAATGGAAAAGAAAATTAATGGTAATTGGACCATTAAAGAAATAATAGAAGCCATGAAAACATTATGTCCAGAAGCCTGGATTGACCAATCTAAATAATTATAGTATAATATAATATGGAGAAAATTAGGTACTCTGAAATATTTAGAAGCATACAAGGTGAGGGTCGTTTTGCAGGCGTACCAAGTGTATTTTTTAGAACATTTGGTTGTAATTTTCACTGTCATGGATTTGGACAAGGCAGAGATAAAAGCAAATGGCTTAAACCAGAAGAAATGCCATATGCTACAATGGATCTTACAAATATTAAACACGTTAAAGACTTACCAGTAGTAGACATTGGTTGTGATGCTAGTGCCAGTTGGGCGGCAAGATACAAACATCTTGTAGATTGGGATCCGGTTGATGTTATTGCTAAAAAAATATTAAGTCATACACCAGAAGGCAAGTGGATTTCTTCTACCGGACAAGACATACATCTTGTTATAACAGGTGGCGAACCCTTAATGTGGCAAAGACAATTAGAAGCATTAATAAGACAACCTGAATTTCGTTTCATAAAAAATATTACATTTGAAACTAATTGTACACAACCATGGAAAGATAATTTTGACAAATTTATGCACGGTTTAACTGCTGGTGATTATACAAAACATCCAGTTCACGTAACTTGGTCTACATCACCTAAACTATCTATATCAGGAGAGCATTGGGCAAAAGCAATACGTCCTGAAGTTGCTTACCAATATTCACAAATACCAAACACACATTTATACTTTAAATTTGTGGTAATGGATGAACAAGATATAGAAGAAGTTGATTTAGCAAGAAAGGCTTTTTCTGACAAAGGAATAGAAGCTGACATATATCTTATGCCACTAGGAGCAACGTTAGAAGGACAGGCAAAAACTGGTAGACAAGTAGCGGAAATTTGTTTAAAATATGGATATAAGTTTTCGCCAAGATTACACGTAGATTTGTTTGGTAATAAATGGGGAACTTAACAAGGAGAATAACATGGAAATTATAATAGTAGTAGCAGTAGTTTTATTATTAGGTATATTTTAATAATGAAAATAAAAAAGACAACAAAATCAAAAGCTAAGAAAACTAAAACTCAAGGCAAAAGCGAGGAACCTTGGGTTAAGGTTCTAAACATGAATGTTAATCCAGAAAATCCAAGAAATGGTTTTTTTGAATTGGATTGGAATAAAGAATTTGTCAATAATTTACAACAACATGGATATCAAGGGGATAGCGAAGAACAAATAGTCGACAAATGGTTTCAAACTCTCTGTAGAACAATCGGCAACGAACAAGGTATTGATGTTTCAGGATCTGGTTATGTTCAAATAAACAGAAGAGACGACGGAAAAACGGAAGTTTCTTAAACATGACTCATATATTAATAGACACGGCAAATACTTTTTTCCGTGCTAGGCACGTTATTCGTGGTGATACTAGCGAGAAAATAGGTATGGCTATTCATATTACTATGAATTCTATTAAAAAAGCATGGGCAGATTTTAATGGTTCTCATCTTATATTTTGTTTAGAAGGACGTAGTTGGCGTAAGGATCATTACGCACCTTATAAAAGAAATAGAAAAGAAACATTTGAAGCAATGAGTGATAAAGAAAAAGAAGAAAATAAAATATTTTGGGAGTGCTATGATGACCTTACTAATTTTATTAAAACAAAAACAAATGCAACAGTATTACAAAACTCACGTGCCGAAGCAGACGATTTAATTGCACGTTGGATAGATAAACATCCAAACGATAAACACGTTATTTTAAGCACTGATAAAGATTTAAATCAACTTGTAAAAGAAAATGTTAAACAATACAATGGGATTACAGAAACAACTATTACACACAAAGGATGGTTTGACAACAAAGGCAACAAAATAATAGATAAAAAAACTGAATTACCTAAAGATGCACCGGATATAGAATGGATAATATTTGAAAAATCTATGAGGGGTGATCCTTCCGATAATATTTTTAGTGCATATCCGGGTGTAAGAACAAAAGGTACTAAAAACAAAATAGGATTAAAAGAAGCATTTGGAGATAGACAAGCAAAAGGTTATACATGGAATAATTTAATGCTAACAAAATGGGTAGATCATGAAGGAAAAGAACACAGAGTTATGGACGATTATGAAAGAAATAAATTATTAGTTGATTTACACGCACAACCAGAAGCTATTGTAGAAGAACTTGATCAAACGATTGCACAGGCTAAGGCAGAAAATAAAAGTGTAGAACAAGTTGGAATCAGATTCATGAGGTTCTGTGCCAAGTATGATTTAAATAAAATTAGTGAACAGGCTCAATTGTATGTGGAGCCATTTAATGCGAGGTTAAGTGCATGACAGTAAGAGCGAAAACACTTGTTAAAGATAAATTTTGGATAGTTGAGCAAAACGGCCAAAAATTAGGAACCCTGCAAAAAAAAGAAGATGATGGTTGGATCTTCTTAAGCAAACAAGATAAAAGACAAGTTTATCATACACAAGAAAGCCTGTTCACAAAGTTTGGATTTAATATTTTTGAAGACAATCAATCTGTACCTAAAGAAATAAAAGAACAAGAAAAATTTGTAAACAAATGGGACGTAAAACACGCAGAAAACTTTGAGGTTCACGGATATCCTTGTTCACAAAAACCTTATAATCCATTATGGAACGTACAAAAAGGATTACCTTTATATACAAAAACACCTAAATCTAAAAGTATGTTTTGTGCAGGCTATTATATTGTAAAATTTGAAACTGTAAATTGGCGTAAAGCATATTGTCCAAAAATAATTACATTACAACGATATCCTTACAAAGGACCAATTAAATCAAAAACAGAAATGGTTGCACAATTAAATGAAGCACTCAAAAATTCAGACTAAACCAATTGAAAATTTACTAGGTAGAATACGTACTCTACGTCAAAAGGGAACCAGTGATATTCGTATAACTGCTCGAGAGGCTGATCAATTAGCAGATTCCTTAACACAAGTAATGACTAGACTTGTTACAATACAAGAAGAAATAATCGAAGCATTAAAAACTGCTCAAGAGGCCAAAACTATCAATATCGAAATGGATGGTGGTACCTTTGATAGCAAAAAATAAAAAAATTACAATAATAAAACCTACTGCTTTATACAAGTGGGCAAAAAATTTTAAAAGAATTCAAGATAAATTCTACGACAACAAATATAAATTAAGAAGATTACAACAAATTGAAGATTTTATTACTTTAAATAATTATAAACAAATACATCATATTGAAGAAGTACATTTAGATATTAATATTCCAACTGTAAAATTTGTAGACAATATTAAACAAGCAGAACTATTACTGGTCACACACCAAGGATACTCAAGATACCCTTGTACGGGCATTATAGAGCAAATAAACACCTGGTTAAACAACTGTGATAACATTTATTTGTGTTTAAACAGACATTATCTTAACATTGATAACAAAAAAATACCCTTAAAACTACCTACTGACTACCAACAAGCAATAACAAGTTGGCTAAAACAATCATTGCCAAACAATACAGTTGTAGATTTAAGCAAAAACTATACTGACTATGGTTTAAATTTTACTTGGAGTGTTCCTGATCGACATTACTTTATAAGCAAATGAAAAAATTAATAGAACATTTTACTGATTATCCTATGATTAATACTGATCAACACAATTATAGAAGATATCGTATGGGTAGACTTAAACATGAATTATGGTTAAGAAATCGTAAAAACAAAAACAAAATAATAATAGATGAATATGACAAATTTATTATTGATAAATTACAAAAAGGCAAAACTTGTATATTTGGTAGTGCTGGATATTACTTAGAAGAACTAATTCCTAATCTTACAGTTATCGAACAATGGCCAATTGTCAAAACATTTTATCCAAAAGCACAAATAATAAATGACAGGTCTGAAATAGCAAAAATTAACGGTAGAATATTTGATAATTTTATTGTCATAAACAATAGAGGAGATATTTGGTGTGAACTTTCGGTTGTTGAGAACCATATTTCTAAATATGTAAAAGCTATGAAACCTAATTGTTTATTTTTTTATAGTTTTAGAGACACACAAATTGTTGACTGGAATCGTTTAACTATTGATCATAAAGTATACTTTGAAACTTTTGCAAAACATATTGAAAAAACATATAACCTAAAATTACTATGGAAAAATATTAAATTCATAACTAAAATAAAAGATGGAAATGGCAATTATGATATACTTGAAAATCCAGATACAACAAACGGCAACATAAAGTTTTTATTCCAATACAATGCATAATATAATTTTATTTCGTGGTGGTATGTGTGGTGATTTAATACTAGGTATGATTAACAAAGATTACCTACATACACATGGACCAACTGAAATTGAGGATTCTGTTTGCAACCAATATAAAATTAAAACAGATCGTCAAATAATGAAGAAATTTTTTAGATATTCTAATGAAGAAAAAGAAGAATACTTTAAAAAATTTGAAAATAATGACTCCGAATATACATTGTCACACGATACAGATTTTTGCCTTACAAAAAAGAAAAATACCATACAAATTATTTGTTCAGATAGCTCTATGTTTCAAAAATGTGCTACCCGTTTTGAAAAAAAACATCGTGACATAGTAATTGAAGAAGCAAAAAAATATATTGAAAATACTGCCAACACATTCGTTGAAAATTATGCGAACAGTTTACAACAATGGCAAGATACTTTTAAATTTTCTAATACATTTGACATTAAAAACATCGGTACAAGTCAATTTCCTGACGACGTGTTTAATAACTTTCAAATCAAAGACAAAACCTGGTCGTTGCAAATTTATAACACATGGTTGAATAAGCCTATAAATCTTTAACTAACTTTTGTTTTTCGTCCATTAATAGTTTCTGGTAAATACAACTAGTAATTATGAGCAGACCGAAACCAACAGTCTTACTTCAGTACTCCAATAAGGAAACATATAAATTGGACGAAGTTCTTGCGGCAGAAGGTATATGGGCCGTGTTTTATGACGGTAAACCTATTAATTTAAAATCATCTAGTTTGGTTGCTAATTACCCAGGACCTAAGTACAAAAAAGTTTCATTTTCAAATCCAGGACACGCAGAAAACTTGGTTAAAAAACTTAATACCATGCATAAGACAGACAAGTTTGCGGTGTATCTTTTAAAAACAGGCGACAAATTCACTAGATAATTAAGTGTATGGACGTAAAGACGGCATACACTCGAACCTTCCTAATGCTCAAGGAAGAACCGTTGCACGAAGAAAGTATTAAGACTGCATACTTCACTTGGTGGCAAAATGTCCGTGAATCTTACCAAGCACGTTCATTAAGACTTACAAAAATAGGCTATGAATGGATACAATCCTTAGATATTAAAGTTTACGAAATTAAATTTCCAGCAAAAATTATATTCACTCCACAAACCTTTCTTTGGTTGGATGAATTCGTGGATTGTCCGTATTATGTAGATAAAAAACAAATAGTAGTAACCATGGAAAAAATGGCATTACAGCTCATGATGTTTGCTGGAGATGTCACAAAATACGGGTTAGCACGGGCAATGAGCAAGGCAGATGAGCAAAAAACCCAATAAAATAGCGACTTTTTAGCCATAATTACCAGGTTGACGCATTATAATAGTATGTTATTATAGTATTATAACAATTAAACGAGGAGCTATAGACAAAATGGCAAGAGCAAAACAAACAGATAAACAAGCAGTAGGATCACAAAATAGAACGGTTACGCCTAATGAAGCGAAACTGGCACTAGAACACTGCATTAAATTACAAAGACCAATAATGATGTGGGGAGCACCAGGTATTGGTAAATCAGACATAGTTAAACAAATTGCAGATTCTCAAAAAAGAGAAGTTATTGATATTAGACTTCCTTTATGGGAACCAACAGATATTAAGGGTATTCCTTATTATAACGCAAAAGAAAATAATATGGTATGGGCCGCACCGGCTGAATTACCAGTAGATGTAAAATCAACATCAATTATTTTCTTAGATGAATTAAATTCGGCGGCACCGGCAGTACAGGCGGCGGCGTACCAACTTATATTAAACAGAAGAGTTGGACAATATAAACTGCCCGACGGTGTTTCAATTGTAGCGGCTGGTAACAGAGATGCTGACAAAGGTGTCACTTACAGAATGCCGGCTCCATTAGCCAACAGATTTGTTCACATAGAATTAAGAGTAGACTACGATGACTGGATGGAATGGGCAACATTTAATCATATTCATCCTGATGTTGTAGGTTATGTGACATTTGCAAAACAAGATTTATATGATTTTGATCCAAAAGGATCATCAAGATCTTTCGCAACTCCAAGATCTTGGAGTTTCGTATCACAACTTCTATCTGACGACCTGCCAGAAAGTACGCTCACTGACCTCGTTGCAGGTGCAGTAGGAGAAGGGTTGGCCGTTAAGTTTATGAATCACCGTAAGGTGAGCGGCCAACTACCTAATCCATCAGATATATTAAGTGGGAAAGTTAAAGACTTAAAATGTAAAGAAATATCAGCGATGTATTCTTTAACTGTTTCGTTGTGTTATGAATTACAACAAGCACATGAAAAGAAAACAAAAAATTGGAACGAACAAGCAGACAGATTCTTTCACTACATGATGGATAACTTTGAAACAGAGTTAGTTGTTATGGGTGCCAAGATTGCTTTAACAAACTATAAACTTCCGTTCGATCCTAGCAAACTAAAATCTTTTGATAGGTTCCATAAGAAGTTTGGCAAGTATGTCATAACTGCTATGGAGTCTAAATGATCTCAACAGACCAAGCAATTATAGACAAACTAGTTACCGCAAGGATTGCCTTACTTTTAAAACATCCGTTTTTTGGTAACCTTGCAACTAGATTAAAATTAGTTAATGCAGATGACTGGTGTCCTACTGCTGGTACTGATGGACGACATTTCTTTTATAATAGAAAATTTATAGATTCACTTACACCAAAAGAAGCAGAATTTTTATTTGGTCACGAAGTTCTACATAATGTATTTGAACATATGTTAGTTAGAATTGGAAATAGACAACCTATGCTTTGGAATATTGCGGCGGATTATGCCGTTAATCAAATTCTTGTAGAAGGTAAAATTGGTGAAATGCCACAAGGTAAAAAAGGTGAGAACAAAGGTTTCCAAGATGACAAATATAAAGATTGGCCTGCAGAAAAAATTTATGACGACTTATATAAAACTGCAAAAAAGAATGGTAAGAAAGCAATAGAAAAATTAGGTCAATTAATGGACGAGCATATAGATTGGGGAGATGGAGACGGTGCAGGAAAAGGCAAAGATAATAACAAAAAAGAAAAAGGTAAAGGTAAGCCAGTTTATACAAAAGAAGAATTAAAGAAAATAAGAGATGAAGTAAAAGAAGCAATGATAAGTGCCGCACAATCAACAGGTGCTGGTAGTTTACCAGGTGCAATACAAAGAATGGTTAAAGAGTTAACCGAACCAAAAATGGATTGGAGAGAAATAATCCAACAACAAATTATGAGTACTATTAAGTCTGATTATACTTGGATGAGACCAAGTAGAAAAGCATGGCATACATCTGCTATACTACCAGGACAAAATAATGATCAAATGATTGATATATGTTTGGCTCTTGATGCTTCTGGATCAATATCAGACCAACAATGTAAAGAATTTTTAACAGAAGTTAAAAACATAATGGATCAATATAAAGACTTTAGAATACATCTTTGGACATTTGATACCAAAGTATTCAATCCAAAAGTGTTTACACCTGATAATGCAGACGAATTATTAGAATACGAATTAGGTTCAGGTGGTGGTACAGAGTTTGAATGTAATTGGGACTATATGAAAAAAGAAGGTATTCAACCTAAAAAATTTATAATGTTTACAGATGGATGGCCATTTGATAGTTGGGGTGATGCTGACTATTGCGATACCATATTTCTAATTAATAACGAATACGACCGAAACATAGAAGCACCATTTGGAATGACGGTGCAATATGAAGATTAATCCAAAAAACTTTTACCAAAGAGAACTAGATATATTACCACCACATTTTGTTAATACTGTGGTAAGAGCTTCAGATAATGACATTCACAAAATGAGAACTTGGATATATGAACATTGTTCAGGTCGGTATTCAATTACCAAAGACGTAATATTTGACAAAGACAAATCTAAATCTGTTACAGTACTTGGTTTTGAAGATCCAGGAGACCTTATTCTATTCTCTTTGAGTGGAATGACTCAAATACCCCAAAATTAACTGTTGCTTTATATAATTAATATTAGTATAATATGCGTATATATTAAATACTAATTGCAATTAGGAGAAAAAAATAAATGGCAACAAAGAAAAGTAAACTAAAAAAAGCATCCAAGACTACTACGGCACAACCAACTGTGGCGGCTGGTGCTTTACCTCAGCCTGATCCTAGTGCTTTATCAATTGGTGACTTAAAAAACTTGACAGCTATATTAGATGTAGCTTCAAGCAGAGGTGCATTTAGAGCCAGTGAAATGGCAGGTGTAGGATTAATGTATAATAAACTTCAAGCATTTTTGGCTAAGGTAGCACCACCTGAACCTAAAAAAGAAGGAACACCTACAACCGGAACGGCACCAACACAAACACCAACACAAACACAAGCACCAGTATCAAAAGGTATAGGGGAGATATAAGGAGAAAATATGGCAAAATTAATGAACATAAACGAAACAGTGATGCCATTGGGTCCTGGTACAGGAGCAACAGGAGGTCAAGCCGATGGACCACGAAGACATTTTAAACATATTGGAGAACTTAAAGATGGTGGAGCAAAAGTAGTAATTGTTTATAGAACTGTACCAAATGAACCAAATAACTGTTTAGTAGTAGGTACAAAGTTTTTACCTAATGTATATCATGATTCACTAATGAAAGCAGTAGAATCCGATGGTGGACAAGCAGAAAAAGAATTTGGTGTTTTTCTGTCTAGACAAACATTTCCAGATGGAACTAATATGTTGCAACTATTACACAACGACAACTATATCAAAAAGTTTGCAACTAAAGATATTATTGTAACTTTTGGTGCAACTGCAGATGGAAGAATAGCACTTGATAAACTAAACACCCAAATTGCAAAAGATCTGGGTGTAAAAGTGTCTGAATTGGCAGTAGCTGATGATACACCGATGGCAGAGACAATAACCAAAACGTCTGATGCCAAAAAAACCAAAAAATAAATCCTGGATATCGTTAACTAAAGGTTTTGTAAAAGGGTGGCCTGAAGTATTAGAAGGTCTCTCTTTTACAAATATGCCTGTAAAGTATCTAATATACGTTAATATACTTCTTAAAAACAATCTTACAATACATTACGATGTTGAAAAAGAACTAAAAACTAAAAAACAAGATCGTATCGCTAGTTTTTTAAAAGATACTATAGAAAAAAATTATTTTAAAATAAAAACAGTTGATTTAAAATTTAATATTCCACTGTTAAAACAAGATATAGAATCAAAAACTTCTTCTGTACTTGGTAAAACATTTAAATAATTTGAATGAAAGCATTTTCTAAAAAGTTTTTTATATTAACTGCTCATCCTGAAGATATGGAAGTAGGTTGTGGAGGATTAGTAGCAAAAATTCTCGCCCATGGCGGATCAGTAACAAACTTAATAATGGTACAACCGGCGGCAGAAGAGCATCCAAAAAGAAATCAAGAAATTGTTAAAAAAGAATTAACAAATAGTAATGCAATTTTAAAACATAAAACTATAATATATGATACTCCACTACACAACAACCATAGACCAAATTTAACTCTTACTAATAATGTAATTACTGACGTTGAAAAAATTGCAAAAAGACATGACATTTTAATTAGTCATTGGCAGGAAGATCACCATCAAGACCATCAAACTTGTCACAAAATTGCAAGAAGTATAGCAAGAAAAAACTTTGAACAATTTTGGTGTATGGACGAAACACCTTACAATTTACATTATAAAAATTTTAAATGCAATTTGTATATTGATATTAGTGATTACATTAATACAAAACGTAAAAGTATTGAAGCATATAACTCATATTTTTCTGATAGTGCTATAAATCAAATAATTAATTACAACAAATATCGAGGCGAGTTTTTAGGATCAAACAAAATTGCAGAAACATTTCAAATAATGTTTAAAAAAGACGTATGAGAATATTAGTATTAGGTGGATATGGATTTATTGGTAGTCATATTTGTCAACAATTAAAAAAAGACAATCATATTATTGGTGTAGTTGATTGTTATCATCAATATTATACATTTCCTAATTGGGAATACCAACCTATATTATCACAAAGAAAAGAAATTACACAAACCGATAAAGAATATATTGGACAAATTGAAAATTTACAATTCATGGAACAAGCGTTTGAAGATTTTAAACCCGACAGAGTTATTCACGTTGCAACCTATCCAAATGCAAAAATGGTCAAAAGAAATGTAGCTGATGCTACGAACAATATGATTACTGCTACTTCATATATTTTAGACTTATGTGTAAAACATAAAGTTGAAAAAATTGTATATGCATCTAGCAGTATGGTATATGGAGAATTTAATAAACAAATACCTGACGAAAATGTAATACCTAAACCAAATACAGTCTATGGTTCGTATAAAAGACAAGGAGAAATTTTATGCAAAATTTGGCATCGACAACACGGATTAAACTATGTAATAATGAGACCTTCGGCAGTTTATGGTACTCGAGATACAGTAACAAGGGTGATTAGTCATTTATTAAAAAATGTATTAACTACCGGAACAATGACTGTGCAAGGACCTGATAATAAATTAGATTTTTCTAATGTGCTTGACGTAGCAGAATATTTTTCTTTAGTTTGTACAAACGAAATTATAAATGAAACATTTAATTGTACAAGAGGATATGGTAGAAAAATTATTGAAGCGGCTGAAATAATAAAACAAAAACTAGGTACAGGAACAATTATTACTAAACCACATGACGATTTTTATCCAAACAGAGATACACTTAATAGTGACAAAGCAAAGACTATGCTAAATTTTAATCCTACAATAGATATTGAAGAAGGTATCCCAAAATATATGAATTGGTTTTTAGGACAACCATTTTATTTTGAAAATTTAGATATTAATAAAAAGTTTCCGTTGGGTACAAAGATTTAAATTTACTTCTACAAAAATCCCAAGTATAAGTTTGTAAAATTTTATCTTCATCATACGCACATTCTTTAACAAAATCTTTTGCATCTTTTGAACCACGTGCTAACCATTTATGTTCCGTTGCCATCCATTTTTTTAATCTATAAGATGTTTCTACAGTAGGTTTACGTTCATTCCATAATATTAATTTTGAAACTTCTCTAAATGCATTTTTCCATGCAGTATAATTGTCGGGTGTTAATAATGATGTACTAGCAATAATTGATATTACTTCATGTGGTTGTGATAATGTAAAATCTAAAATATTATCATTAGCAGTAGCTAAACATAAACTTTTATTATAGATATTAATGTTAAATGTACCATAATCTAGATCTAATTCTTCTAAACGAGAATGAAAAATATAATGTCTTTTTGTTAAGCATCTATCTATTGTATAATCAAACATAAATGTATCTGCTACAATACTTTTAGCAAATACGGCATAAAAATATTCTGTATTAGACTGTTTAGCGGCTTCTTTGTATGCTTGACTTCTACCTTTAACATTTTTTACCCAATGTAATTTATTTTTTAAACTATATTTTTTAATATGAGCTTGTAAAATATCAAAATTTTCTTGTTCAAAAGGCTCTCCATTTGAAATAAAAATAACATCAAAGCAATCTTTTTTGTTATTATCTTTTATTGTGTACAGTAAATTATAATCATATAACTGTGTTCTAATATCTTGTAGAGCTTTACGAGGAATATAAAACGTTTTTCCTGCTAGATATATTTTTAAATCTTCCCAATACGATGGATAAAACATTTCTTCTTCTTCTCCAGTTTCATAATATCTAATATATTGTGAATTTGGAATTTTATTTTTTGGTAATGATTCAATAACATTACTTAAATTAAATTCAACTGCTTCTACATCATTATCATATTTTAAATTTTCTGTATGATAATTTACGTGTTCAAAATCTCTTAAAAATTTTATATTTTGTGTTGTAAAAGATTTATGAAATAAAAACGTATCGCCTTCTTTTTGTGTTGGACAACTCCATGTGTGCAATTGTTTTGCTTCAAATTGTTCTGGTATATAATTAAAATCAAATTTTGTGTAATCTATTTTGCTACTTAACATCCACACATATTCAGTATTAGCTGATTCTATTATAACTTTACTTAAATCATAATAACTTTTTATAAAAGGCATTACTTTAACATATGGAAAAACTTGTTTAATTTTGTTTATATTTTCTTTACTTTTTTTATTTTGAAAATTAATACAATAACAATCAAACGCCATAAAATTCCTGAATACATTTACAAATGTATTTTACTTCTTCTTCTTTAAGATAAGGATAAATTGGCAACGAAATAACTTCTTTACAAAATGCTTCTGCTTTCCAATACCCATTAACTAATGGATCTTTTTTAAAAAAATATAACTCTGGCATAGGTTTTTTATAATGTACTTGCGTTTCAATACCTTTATTAGCTAAAAATATTTGTAATTCATCTCTATTTTGCAATTTAAGTACTAGTTTGTGATTATTGCTTACTGTTTTTTCTGGTGTTTTAACACTATTAATATGCATTTTGTCAAACTCTTCTTCATACCATCGTCTAATCTTTGCTCTCTTTTTAAGTAACCCTTTATATTTTGAAAATAGAAAATTTAATATAGCGGCATGATCTTCAGATAATACAGAATTGTATCCATGACTAATACGTATTGGTCCTGCTCCATGATAACGATATGCTCTAATAGCCTGAGCTTCTTCTAAAGTATCACATACTACCATTCCACCATTTCCAAATGCTGGTAAAGGTTTTGATGGTGCAAAACTTAATACACTAATATCACCTAATTTTCCTGATGGAATTTTTTTATAAAATGATCCTAACGATTGTGCGGCATCTTCTATTAATGGAATTTTTCTTTCTTCACAAAACGTTTTAAGCCGATCATAATTTGCTAAATTACCAAAAAGATTTACATATACTACTGCATCAACTTTATTAATTGGTGTAAGTTGACCAATTTGACCATTTTCATCAATATCAATAAATTCAATACTTGCTCCGGTTCTTTTAATTGCTTCTGCAGTTGCCATAAAAGATACTGCTGGACATAAAACATTTTTACCAGGACCTATTCCTTTCGTCTTAAGAGCAAAATATAACGCATCAGTTCCACTACCAACTGCAACTGCATATTCTCTTTTTGTATATTTTGCAATACTAGTTTCAAGTTGTGCAACTTCACTAGTTAAAACATGACGACCAATTATCATATTACCACTCTTCCATACTGCTTTGGCACGTCTTGTTATACGCCAACTAAAACTATCATACAATCTGTCTAATCCAGTAAATTTAATATTCATAAAATCCTAAAGTTTGTAATAATTTTTTATTTTCAAAAAGAGGTCCAAGATTATATCTATTTTGTTGATCATTAAATTCACTAAAAAATCTTTTATTATTCTTTCTACCATGCTCAGTGAATGGTTCACCTAAAGCGAAATGCACCACCTTTGTTGGTTTCAATCCAAGAGACCTACACCAATGTTTTTGTTCGTCGAAGTATTTTTCAACCATGTAATCTACATTATAATTTTTCATTAACTGTAAACCAAGACCCGAGGCAAGCCTGTTAGCAACGTTTTCATCATTGCTTATCTGCATTGGATCTTTTATTTTTTCCCTTGTCATTCGTAATGCTATTCTGGCATTTCCTACTGGAAACGCTTTACTGAAACTAAAACTTAAAGACTTAATGCAAGTTGGTGTCAAATCAATTTGTAGAGTATCATACGTCGCGTTGGGTATGTATATGAAATCTAACATTACTGGTATGCCAATTCTTTCACACTGTTCCAACAAATCTTTTTGCTGTGGATGTTCGTCACCTAACCGTGCAAAAGGAAAACTTAATATTACAACGTCATCGGCACCCAAATCGTCATCTTCTATGTACGCCCATTTAAGTTCTAAATGTTTCCAAACCTCCATGTGCCACCAGTACTCTCCTTTGAATACTCGAAATCTTTTATCCCGGTATTTCAAATAAAAATTTACAAAGTATTCTTGTGAACCTTGTGAGAAACAACTGTATTTGAAATCATTAATGCCTTTTAATTGATACCTTGGACATTGTTTCAACCACACCGGAAAATACTCCTCAAATTTTTTCACTACGTAAGGGTCTCGTAAGGATTTGTTCAAATTGATACCTTGAATAAAATCTCTCAAGTGTTGATCCTTTATGCAGTTACCACTAGAATACACACTCCAAGATTTGGACCTTATCTCGTGGAATTCATCACTTACTGGAATATTCCATAGGTATTCACCCGGAACATCCAACTTCTTTTTTGCTGAGGCTGTCATTAGTGCCCAAGCAATCTTTGTTATTTTATCTGTATTTTGTTTAATATCTGACATGATTCTTCGTAATATTTGTAATCTTCCTCCCAGGTAGGATCGTTGTTGTTCTTATTATGATTGGTCTTTAGAAACCATTTCAATACAGGTGTATCAAATTTTAATTCCCAATATCCTTTTGGCCCAAAAAACAAACAAGAATCAATCACAGAGTCTTTAGTAACATATCTGCTCTCCCATATCAAATGTTGCAAATCGATCCCGTCTATAGTTAATTTTTCTAATTCAAAATTTAGATCTTGTTTAATTTTATTGTTATCATCTAAAATAGTGTCCTTGTTCCCTTTGTTTTCAAAAAATATTCTTAAGACATTGTTCTCCTGCGTGTCTGCATCTAAAACTATTCTTCGCTCTACTTTACCAACACAAATATCATTACTATTAAGTTCTATTCTGCAAATTGGATACTTGTTATTAACAGGATTAATATTTTTAAACTTAAATTCAAAATTTACTGACATACCTTTACTCCATATTTGTAGGTAAATGCATTGGCATCTTCGATGTCATTTACCATCGGTTGCCCCTTAATATTCAAACTAGTATTTAGAAGCATTGGGCACCCTGTCTTTTTTTTCCATGCTTTTAACAGCTCATAAAACCCTTCGTTATCGCTTTTAGACACGGTTTGCACACGGCTTGAGTTATCATAGTGTATAATGGCAGGACAGTCTTTACCATGCGTGTACGCCGCTGTAAACTGCATATAAGGGGTATTTTTTACGGGGGTTGGGAGAGCAAAATAGTCATTTACATCCTCTTCTAAAATAGCCGGAGCGAATGGTCTAAATTTCTGTCTTCTCTTAATTCGATTTACCATATCCTTAATCCCTGGACCTCTCGGATCAGCCAAAAGCGATCTATTACCAAGTGCTCGTGGTCCGAACTCTGCTTTACCATTTGCAACTCCACAAATTTTACTTTCTGTTAATTCTTTTATAATTGCATCAACTGGATATTCACTTTTAATGTTATAACCTAAAAATGGATTTTTCCAATTTAAATGTTTTTGTTCTGAAGCCGCAATACATCCTATTGAAGATCCTGCATCACCCGGATTAGGAATAATCCAAATATTATCAAACAATCCCATATTAGCAAGTCCTGAATTAGCTACACAATTTAATGCAACACCTCCTACATAAACTAAATTTTTACTACCATACTCAGATGCTCTTTGCCATAAATTTGCAAGACATTCTACAAGAACAGCTTGTACTGATGCGGCAAGATCAACTGGATCTGCGCCGGCGTGCCAATTACCTATACCTTGATGTAAGTTTTGTTTTAATTTAAAAGGACCTTGCTGAACAAAATCTTCATATATATCATCTTTATAATCTGGTTTTCCATATGCCGCCATTCCCATTAAAATATATTCTTCTTCTGCAGGTTTTAATCCACAACGTTGTGTAAATGCAGAATACAATATTCCTAATGAATGCGGATACCTTATAGTTTCTTTCCGTTCAATTTTATTTCCTTTTGCAACTGATATAGACACTGTATCCCATTCTCCAATTGCATCAACTGTAAGAATTACTGCTTCTTTAAATGGTGATGTAAAATATCCTGCCGCGGCGTGTGAATTATGATGATTTACATATTCATCAATTTTAATTCCAAACCTATCCAAATTCCATTGTGGCATTTCTGTATAACTTAAAGCATCACTATATTGTCCTGCATATAGTTGTCTAGTTTTCTTTAACAAAGGTTTTTCATAATAAACAACTTTATCAAACGGTCCATATGTTTTTGCTTCGTCAACAATTGCTTGATTTAAGAAATGATCATTTTTAATTCTTGAATAACGTTCTGAATGTGCGGCCCACAGAATTTCTCTGTCGTCTACTACTGCCATTGCGGCGTCATGGTTCATGCAATTTATTCCTAATATCCTCATATGCTATGACGTCCTATTAATTGAAATTTTTCTGTTATATCATTCTTAATCATAAATGCCCACATATCTGCATCATAGTGCGTTACTATAAAATCTGGATTTTTTGGTTCTTCAAACATTTGATTTGTGTCTTCAAATCTTCCTTTTTTAATCGTATCCATCCAAATTGTATAACTGGCATTAAAATCGTTTCTAGTACGTTCTGTTGGGCAAATAAAATCTGCTACAACAATTCTATTATCATTTGCGGCTTCTTGTGCTAATTGTTTCATTCTGTTTGCTTGTCTTACTCTACCTTCTGCAGAAAAATCAAAATCGTTTGCTTCTTTTCTTACCTCATCGGCATTTAAATGAACTGCCATTAGCATTGGTGCTAACTTTTTTGCTAATGTGGTTTTTCCTGATCCCGGTAATCCCATTATTAATATTTTCATTTATTTGTATATAAAAGGGTCTTTTTTCTTTAGTTCTTTTAATCTTTTACGATAAGCAAATTCTTGCTTAATCTTTTTGATTAAATTTTTTAACCAACTAAACATTTTTTCCTCCTATTATTTCTTTAAACTTAGGTAACATTAATTTTACAGCATCTAGGTGTGCTTTGTCTAGCGGATGTGTTACCCCTTTTTCATATTCATTTAACGTTGCCCACTGGTTAAATCCCATCATTCTTTCACCAAAACTAAACCATTTGGTAAAATCTATTTCATTATATAATGCTTTCATAAACGAATCCTTCTCACTATGTAAAGTCATTTCATCATAAAACAAAGTATTATCTGCAAGTGTAAACATAAATGGAATTTTTTTCTTTTCCAATAAATTTTGCAACCAAATAATTGATTTCCAACTCAAATATAATTCATGATATTCGTTAGCCGCATTTTTATATAACGAATTTGCAAAATCACTTACACCAGTATTTTTTAATAAATCTCTTCTATGTTTCCATACTTCTTGTTGTGGTTCCGATCCTGATAACTCTCTAAATGCTTCGGCTTCACCTTGTACTGTATCCCATGGTGTTATTGTTGCCCAACGAGTATTTTCTAAATTTTTATGCCTTGGCATTGCCCAATCATACCGTGATAAAAATGACCACATTACAGCAACTCCAGTAATATCTTTTAAATTTCCTACGGCGTTAAAAACTCTACGAGCAATTCCTGTATTACCAGAACCTGGCCTTGCTGTACAAACATAATCGTCAGGCTGACAAAGATTTAATTCTTGACTTAAAATGTATGCCCAACTTTGTTTAGATGGTGTTTTACCTTCGTTATCATCTGACAATTCATGTCCAAATGTAAAACTACAACCGCCTGCTATAAATTTTTTTACAACTTTTTTATTCATAAATTTTTAATACTTTATTTAAAAGTGGAAAAACATCTCCAAAATTTTCTTCTCTATACTTGTCTGTTTGTAAAATACGTTCTTTTCTTTGTTTTTGTATTTCTCTAGAATCTCTATGTGCTGAATTCATAAATCTTAATGTAGGTTTAAAATCGTTTAAATCTGAATAACGTGAATTTACAATATTTTTTATTTGTTTTGGTAATGTTTGAATATTAAAATAATCCGGATCAAAACAAGTATTAACATAAAAAAATGTTGGTTCAAATTGTCTTACCCATAATGCAATTTTTGCCAAACTAAAAATGTTAAAAATACTAATTGTTGTACAAATTTGAAATTCCATATTTGCTAATTGATATACTTTAAATTGATTTAGATTATAATTTACTTCTTTCCAATTTGCAGGATGTCTTTGGTATTGAAATTGTTCTCCTACATCATCAATACTAAACGCAATTTCAACTCTTTTAAAATGTTTCCACAAATCAAAAATTTCTCTACCCGGGTAATGTGTTCCATTTGTATTATAATGTATATCTTGATTTTTAGCATACCCTTTTTCAACACAATGTTCTAATATTTTAAAATGATTATGTATCATAAAAGGTTCTCCGCCTGTGAATTCAAAATATTCTACATCTTCTAATACTTCTTTTATATCATCAAAAAATTGTGGATTCTTTTTAGGCCATCCACCTTCTGTTAAGTGCTTTCTTGCAACTGGATTTTCTCCATAGTCTAATTCTTCCTGTGCCCATTTACTAGAACTCCAACTACCACATATTCTACATTTTAAATTACATACATTTCCTAACTTAAAATCTATAAATTTTAAATTTGTTTCACTGTCTGGTGTCCAGTCTTTTAAACTATGTTTCATTTTGTAAAGTGAATTCATACGTTTACTAATCTTTCCAGCACTTTCTTCTTGCCAACAACTTTGACATCCTATCGGTTTTTTACCGTCTTTAAATTGTTGTCTTAATTTTTCCATATACTCTGAATTCTGTATTGTTTTAAGATTTGTTTCATATACCTTATAATTTGGAATAGTACCTTTATACAAACAACAAGGCGATGCTGAGCCATTTACGTCAATTTCTAAACTAGTCCACGGCAACGGGCAAATGTTTGATTTTATATACTTGTCCACCATTCTAATACCTTTTTATTTTTACCTAATATTTTTTTAATATCTGTTCCTCTAATTCTATCTAAATATTCTAGATGTTTTTTTCCTTCTCTAAGACCTTCCCAATACAATTTTGTTGAATATTTTTCTTGATTGGTTGGGTGCGATTTTAAATCTTTTAATCCTGCAAAAAAAGCCATATTAAAAACATTAGGCTTATCTGTAATTTTATTTTGCACTTCTGACACTATTTCTTCTAAAATATCTCTTGGCAAACACAAAGGACTTAACAAAAGATCATTAGTGAAACTAAAAACTTTTTTACACAATAATGGTACTTTTAATTCCTTACTTAATTTATACATATTTTCTAAATCAAATAAACCCGGCAATGTAACAGTTAAATCTAATTGTAATTGCCGTGGATGCTTAACAAATTTTCTGGCATACTGCATATTTTTAAACCATTGTTTATAATCTAATCCTGTTCTAATATATTCTCCAATTTCTCCTGTACCGTCTATTGATGCATTAATTTGCCAATCTTGAAAATGTATTAAACAATCATCAAATAAATTTTTTCCATAAAAGTCTATTCTACTCATATTAGAATTATATCGTGCAAATACACTATTTGCATAACCTAACTCTACAACCCTCTGCATAGCTGTCCAATGTATCTTCCACATTAAAGGTTCACCACCACACCAATAAAATTCTTTAATTCTTTTTTCTTCTATTGCTTCTGTAAATTCTTTAACTACTTGTTGATCATGAAATTTTTGTAATCTTTCTTTAATATCTTTCCTTCCCCAAATTCTTTTGTTTTCATAATCTACTGTTCCGTGCTTTTTATTTTCTGCCTCCCACGTGCTTGATAACATATCACCACACATTCTACAACTAAAATTACATAAATTTGAAAATCTATAATCGAAACTAGTAACTTTCATTTGTGTATGCCCTGTTTCATCGGTTTTCTCAAATGCTTCATTTATTTGATTGGAATACATTCGATTAAAATGCTGTCTATATACGTTTGCATTTAAAAGTTTATAATTACAAGTTTCACACTGTGGTATTTCTTTTCCTGCCATTAAATCTTTTCTAACACCCTTCATATAATTAGAATTCCAATGTTCTTCAAGAGTAGGCAAATTTAATTTAACACTACCGTCGGATTCTTGCTTATCAATATACTGCTTAAAGTTTGTAAATCCTTCCAAACTAGCACAACACAACCTTCTTTCCATTTGTGGTGACAAATACGTATGCACCCATGGTGCCATACAAAATGTTTTATTTCCTTCAGAAGGTTTATTTCTTTTCATACTTGTTAAATAACTCCTTCCATTCTGGAAATACATCTAGTGTTTTTTCGTTCCTAATTTCATCATATTTTCGTGTTTGTGCAAAATGTAAATCCAAATGTTTTTGATTATCTGTTTTAAACATCCAATTTAATGCTGATTCAAACCCTTTAGTTGCCCTTGTTAATGGGTCTTTATCTTTTAACCATTTCATATGTGCATCATACTTTTCTTTTACTTGCTGTTTAAACTCAGGTGGAAGTAAATCTATTCTTTGCCAAGTAGGATGTTGTAATAAATTATAATTGAAATCTTGTGATTTAATTAATCCTTGTTCTACCCAACTTTTATGAAAATCACAAACGTGTAAAGAATTAACTAAACCAACAGTAGAACTTATATAAAAATCTACTTTAGGACAAACTTCCATCATTCTTTTTCTATTAGCAACAATATCTTTCCATACAGTACCTTTACGCATTAATTCTCCACGTGGGCCTTCTGCATCTAAACTTGCACCAATTGAAACTGAATCAAATTTGTTCCATAGCTCAAAAACATCTATGTCTTTAAATTTAGTTCTACTAAAATTAGTATTATAAATTAATCTTACGTGATACATTTTACGTTTATCTAATTCTTTTAATATTCTATAATGTTCTTCCATAATAATTGGTTCACCTCCAGCAAAATAAAATTGTTCTGTGTGCTCAAATGATTCTAACATCTGTTCCCACAAATCGTTTGTATATCTACCAACTCTCATTATTTTTGCATGGGGAGGAGGACTACCTGTTAATTTTTTATGGTCTTCATACCAGTTAGAACTAAACCATGTACCACAACTTCTACAAGCCATATTGCATAAGTTGGAAAAACGTATATCCCAATATTTCATTACAAAGTCAGCAGTACCGTCAGGTTGTGTTGAATCAACTAGTCCAATATTATGTCCAAAGTGCTTATTAGAACTTAAACGTAAACTAAAAAATCCTGATTTTTCTTGGTCATAACACTTTATACATTCACGTGATTTTTTATTATTCAACATTTTCAAACGCATTTCTTTCATTTTATCATTATTAAAAACTTCTTTTAAACTTTGCTTGTTTAAATCACCTACTGGATAAGGATCAAAAGCAAAACAACAAGGATATGCTCTACCATCTGGATATGCGTGAAGATGCATCCACGGTAACATACAAAATGATTCACTTTCTATTAACAACTCCTTTTGTTTAGGAGTCATATTTTTTATTTTTAATTTCTCAGGCTCTTTTGCCCCGTACTCATATGCCACGGTACCATTCTCCTATAATTGGGAAAGTTTTTTCAAAATTCTTTCCTCTTCTTTTATCATATTGTGTATAAAATGTTTTAAAATCTTTTCTTAACTTATCAACTGATGCAGAATCCTTATGTGGAGTCTTCACAACATCCAAATAATCCACTAATCTTTGGACCTGATTAATTTCCATTTCCTCTAATAGCGAGCCAAATTGCCGTAAAAATTTTTCTAAATTCTGTTTAAACATATTACGCAAGTCGTCGGGTAGAACTAAAGCACTTTGAAAGCTAGGAAATCTTAAAATATTTAAAGTAAAATTAAAAGGTATTCCATAATGCTTACAAGCACTTTCTTTTTGTTTAACAATTGTTTCTAAAAACTGTGGCAACGATTCTAAACATAAAGCATTAATGGTACACATATTATGAATTTGTGATGGCACACGATCTTGCATCATGTTAACAACTTCAACAAACCATTGTGAATAATTTAAACCATCTCTAATATATTCTGCTTGTTCGTTTGTTGCCTCCATTGATGTATATAAATGAAAGTTGTCAAAGTGTTTAAGTTTGGCTTTGAACTTTTCTATCATTTCACTTTTTGCCCCTAAATTGGAGTTTATAGCCAAACGCATATTTGGGTTAATTTTATCCTTTTGTGTCTCAAACCAATCTAATAATCGCCATAAATTTGGTGACATCATTGGTTCTCCACCTGTAATTCTTAATTCATCTAAACTTTTATGCAAATCTGTCTCCCACCATTTGTAAAATGCTTCTACATATGGATTTGCTTCATCTTTTTTATATGGTTCTGCAGAATCGTGTGCATGAGTAAAGTGATTACGCCCATCTGTTGTTAAATTTTTATATGGACCTTTATATTTGATGTCATTTGCCCACGTTGTACTAAATGCAGGATTACAATATGAACAAGCAAAGTTGCAAGTTCTATCAAATGCAATTTCTAAAGTTTTTAAATTATAATCTGTTTTATAATCTGTTCTAAATGCATCATCTAATGCCATATCAGAATAAATTTTTGATTTATATACTCTATCTGATATTGCATCTCGTCCTATGTCTTCAATTTTCCAACAATATTCACATCCTGCAGGTCGTTCTCCAACTTGCATTTGTCTTCGTTGTTCTTTTTTCTGTTTTGTATTGTGTATTGCAGAAGGATTTGTTTTTATTTCTTCCAGATTAATTGCGTGTGGCAATGGATGGTGACAAGATGTTGTTTGTCCTGATCCTAACCATATAGTCGCATTGTACCATTTAGCCGCACAAAATGATGCTGACTTTGTATCTAGTTTTTCTTTTTTAAATTTAAGGTCTTCCATTCTTTTAATTTCCTATATTCCTCTTCTGGTGGTTCTATGTCACTTTTAAAAATAATATCTTTAACCCATTTATAATGTGTAAATGGTAACGGATGTAGATCACTTTTTTCTGCAAATTGTTCAGGATATAATTCATAAGCAAAGTCATCTAATCCACCAAAGTCTTTATAAAATATAAACTTACTCCAATCAATTTTATTGTATAATGCCCTTTGTCCATTTGACATTTTATCTTTGTCGTGCATAATAATATGTCCTCGATAACACATCATTTTATATTCAATATTATGCTTTTCTAAATACATTTGTGTAAACAAAATCCTTTCAAGCATACGTACATCATTTTGCCTTTCGTTTTGAAACCAACGTACATAATATTCATGTTTGTCTTTAAAATAATGACCACCATAAAAAACATTCCAATTAAAGTCTGGATCCCAACGAGAATATGTAACAGTTTCATCTTTTTTCAAATCTTGGTCAATCTTATCGTGTACAATTTCATATCTATTTGTTCCTGACCACATAATATAAACTTTCTCTGTACTACTCTTCCATTTATTAATAGCATTATAAACTGATCTCATTATAATTTCGTTAGAGTTACCTGCCGCTCCTAAATTTTTTAAATCATACCCATTTTCAAACCATGATAAAAAGTTTGGCCAACATGGCCATTTATATTTTGTATAACTACAACCTGTTGTTATTATTTTTTTCATAAGTTTTTACACTCCGTCCAAAATTCCGCCATTTCTGGAAACGTATTTTCAAAATGCGTTCCACGTCTGCGATCATGTTCGTTAAAAAATGCGTAAAAGTTCTTTTTATTTTGCGTATTATCGTTTTTATTATTGCGCCAATAAGCTAAATTGCGTAACATTTTTTGAATTTCAAAATCTTTGAATCCTCCAAACCCTTCATCTTCGCCAGAAAATTCTCTCATATATTCTATATTCGCTTTGTGTATCTCTTGATACGATTCTGGCAATAAAGTTATCTGTTGCCATGCTGGTTGTCTTAATAATGGTATGTCAAACCATACTCTTTGATACGTTTTTGAATGCTTTTCTCTTAACAAACGTATATCTCTTAATAAATCATTTAAACTAGTAACACTTAAATTATTATAGGTAATAATAAACGTTATAGAATTACGCACTGGTATACGTTCCAAAAATTCATCCACATTATCCAACATACGATTAAAATCTAATCCATAACGTATGTATTCTGCTTTTTTGCCATATGCATCTACTGATACGAATTGCATCATATGTTCTACTGCTTCATTTAAACATATTCTTTTAACCATATCAAAATACTTGTTTTTTAATTTTTCATCTGGTGGACAGAAATTTGACGTTACGTTTAAATGTAAATCGGGTTTAGGGTGATATGTAATGTATTCAAGTACTTCATATGTATTTTTATCCATTAAAGGTTCACCCCCTGTCATTCTGAAATGTTTTAAATTTTTATATAACGTAGGCCACCATCTCCAAAATGCATCAACATATGGATTATGTTCTCTATGAGGAATAGGTCTACGTCTGCCAGTAAAATGTTCTGGAGCGTTGTGGGGAGGAGACGTTGGATATTGGCCATATACAGCAATCTCCTGTCCCCACGTGGTCGAGAATTGAGGTGAACAATAAGAACACTTGAGGTTACAAGCATTATTAAAATTAACTTCTACGTATCTCGGCGTCCATCCTGAGTCAATTGGTTTATTTTTAATCGACTCAAAATCTTGTATAGCCCATGGTTCACCTGAACGATACTGTCTATCTGACATTTGTCCAGTATCTTCTATATTCCAGCAATAAGAACATCCTTCAGGACGTTCACCATTGAGCATTTGTTGTCTTTGTTTTAATTTCTCCGGTGTATTATGTAATTCAGCAGGGTTACTATCTAAATTTGTAGAATCTATTTGGTGCAAAGGTGGATGATAACAGCTATTTGTTAATCCTGTAGGCAGATGTAATGAAACTTGATTCCATTTAGCCAAACACATAGTAGGAGAAATTGTTTCTAATTTCTTTGCGGCAACTAGAGCATCTGATTTATAATCACTTTGTTTCACGATCTTGTACTCCTTTATTAATATGTTGTGGCATACAGAATTTAAACAATTTACTTTCGTCGGCATCATAGTCTGCTACTGGCAAATCCAATCTTCGTCTTACTGATTCTCCATATGCTTGTAAATCCGTTCCAATATCTTCAACAGTTTTAGTAAATACACTGGCCATTTGTTCCATATCTCTTACTTCAAGAATATTTGCTCCTCTAACAGTTGTTGCATAACAACCCATTCTTGCACCTAACATAGCAAATCGACCATATTCCATATCAGCACCTACACTCATCCATGTTATTAACACCCGCAAGTTCGAAGGCTGAATTAATTTTTTAAAATGCATTGGTGCAACAGGTAATCCTTGTTCTAAACTCATTTTAGTACCTTCTCGATATCCTGCAATAAAAGCCTGTTGTGGATCTACATTTATAATTGTTGTTGAATAACAATTATGCAAATTTTCATGAGGTACTGTCCAACAAAAATCAATTTGTGCTTTTTCACTATCTGCATTTTCATGAGTTTTCATTTGTAAACACGTTTCTTTATCCCAACCTACTAACCCACCATTGCCATATACTAAACCATTTACATTATTTTTTGCTCTCCAACGATGTACAGCTTTTGGATTTGTTTTTGTCCAATCTAATGATTCTAATAAAAATGCTTCATCTATAATATTATCACCATCAACTGATATGAAAAAATCTGTTTCTGCTTTTTCTGCCGCGGCTTTGTGTGCATTGTCAAATCCTACAACACCATCTATTCTTTTTGCCCAAGGTACTTTGCTTAATAAGTCTGCCCAATTTTCTTCCTTATTGGGTTCCTTATAGCTGATATAAACAAAGTCTAAATCTGATATTCTTATTCTATCCGCCATTCAAATCCTTCTCTATTATGTCCTATTACCCAATATGGATCCCCATTATAAAAATGATAACCTACCTCTGCTAAATGTAGTGTTGGTTGTAATTGTTCTGCAGGAATACGCTTTTTTCTTGTAATTTTTTTGTCTTTATATTCAAAGTTTTCTATTCCTGCATTAATAACTTGTAAATATTGTTCTAAAGTCACTTCTATTTTTTCTTTATTAAAAGTAAGATAATGTTTTTTAGGTGGAGTAGGCTTAAACTCTTCTAATGCTTTCCAAAAATTAGTCATAAAATTCCTTTATTAATTTTTTATTATGATAATGAAATATTCTTGATTGTTTATAACCACCTGAATATATGTATTCTCCAACTAAAGGATGACCTACCATCATTGTATATAGATATTGATCATTAATATATGCACGACTTAATCCATTTACTCCACTTTTATTATGCATAAAATTAAACCATTCAAATTTGATTTGTTTTTCACACAATGGATCTTGAATTTTTAGTGCAAGAGCATAAACAACATCTGTTGTTGAGTGTTTATCATGACAATTTATTAAAAATGTATCTCTAACTGTATTCCAATTTAACATAATATCTTTACAAATATTATAAAATGATTGTGCTTGTTTACTTTTTCTAAAATAAGTTAATCCATTGTATACATCTGGCAAATTATTTGTTTTAAAAAGTTTTCTATAAGGTGTATTAGTAATAATTGTATCTCTATAACATCTAACATGATACGAAAACACCATATTATGCTGATGCAAATAATTCCACCACCAGTCTGTATTTGATGTGAACAACATATCTGCTTCTAATTTAATTGTATGTTTAAAAGGTGTTAAATTAAAAATTTGCCACTCATTATTCATCTTCCATTCTTGATCTTTACTATAATCATTTTTTAATACAATAACTTTATCAATTTCTTCTTTATGTTCTACAGGTTTATCAGTAATAACACATACTTGATTATGCTTGTTATGTTTTTTAATAGAACTTGCAAGTTTTTTGCTTAATTCTACATAGTCAGTTGTAGAATTGTTCAATGCAAACCAAACATATCCTCTATCAGACATTTACAAACTCCTTATCCATTACATGAACATCTTGTAATTCTGTTATACCAACTTTTTTGCCATATTTAAATGTGACTCCTGTATCTGACATATCTAACACATCAACTTCGTGTGCTAACATTGCCATTGGAGTAGGAATAAAGTTTTTATGAGAAATCATTCCATTAAGTTGATGTAGTGCAATTGCAAATGCAAAATCATTTCTATAATTTCTATATTTGATCCGATATAAATTTCTATAATGCTCATAACGTTTTTGTATTAACTGAATTAAATCAAACATCTGCTTTGCAAAAGTTGATTTACGAAATATTGTTACTGTTGCCCAAACTATTGGTACAGTTGATTCATTTTTTCCTTCAATCATATCTTCACCAGTTAAATCGTGTACTTTATTATGAAGTAAAAAATCATAATCTGTGTTTGTGTATGTTAAAAGATTATCTGTAAACACAAAATAATCACAATCCATAAGAATAGTAGTATCATAAGGTGAATGTTCGTATGCTAAACTTCTTTCTAAATTATGCCAAGCAATATTTTTTCCACGATAACTTCGTCTATTACCGACTGCATTGTCTACTAGTTTATAATTTATAAACCCTAACGGTTTGAATTGTTTATAAGTTTCAATATTAGTGACTACTGTTATTTCTAATTTTAAATGTTTTTGTATTTGTGCGATACATCGTTCTGCTAACAAATGATAGTTAACTTCCGGTGTATTGAAACAGTACATTAATACACCTGTAGTCATTTGAGCCTTTTGTTTTTCAGATCCTCGTGTAATTGATGATAGGTATTAAGTGTTTCTTGATTTCTTTCAATTAATATTCTCAAAAATTCATCTGGATCTGTTATGTGACAAGGATTATCGTTAGTGTCCAACATATAAAAATCTTTAGAATGTGCTTTAAATGTTTGAACTACATTTATGGTTTCAGCATTGGCTTGAAAAAGCCTGCCATTATATGCCACAATCTGCCTGCTCCGCATTTTTTCCAGAGCATTCTTTTTAATTTGTGCTAGATCATGTGCTAGATCAGAATAGTCTTTAAGGGTGCCAATATCCATAACTGTATTATACAGTTAATTATTAACATAGTCAATATGGTAAAATGTTTTTGATTAATTATTACGTTGTGGTATTACTTACAACTGCACTTGAGGCAATCGACGCTACTGACGCCAACCCTTGTGCTGTCGTTGGATTCATTGTATGAGTAGCAAAATCTGTTATACCAATAAATTCTGCATTTACATCAACTGAACTTAAATTACCAGAAGTGTAAGCCGCATCTGTGGTATCTACATCATTTAATGTGTATTTCATTGTTACTGTAACTGCTGTACCAATTGCCGCATCTAATTTTGCTTCTACTTGAACAAACATTGTAGTATACGTACCTGAACTTTGTGTAAGTTTTATTAATGTTGCATAACTCGTACTTAAATCTCTAACACCAGTTGTAGAACCGTCTGTTGTTAACGTTTCTCCAGATCCTGATCTACTTGATGTTGTTTGTTTTAAATCAAAGTTACCAATTGCTGTAATTAATTCATCGACTGAACTATCTTTTGATGTTGCAGTTGAACCACCTGCTGTTCCACCACTATTTCTAGTAAATTTCATTCTCATTTTTCCGCCTGAATTAAAAAAGTGTCTTAAATCTGTGTTATTTGAAAATGTAATTGAATGTTCTACTACGTGTGTACCATTCCATCTTGTACTTGAAACTGAACTTTGTAATTCTGCTGATTCCGATACGGCTGTTGCATTTGGACATCCTGCCGCAACTGATGCCGCTAGTGTATTTAAATCTGTTTGTATTGCCGCCACTGCCGCAATTGTATTACCAGCTGATCTTTGTGTTGTTGATGTTATTGAATCATTTGTGTGATTTGCAATATTATCCATCTGTGTAAATAATGAATTCCATTGTGCCGCTGTAATTGTTTGACCTGCGGCTACTGATACTAAATGAGTTTGCCCTGTGCCGTACTCACCTGCTCCTGTTCCACCTATGTGGTTAATTCCGTATGCTCCTGCTGAACTACCGTTTAAAAAACTTTCATAGTGATCGTCTAAAATTGAATCCCCTGTTGCGTATGCCATATTGCTATTTAACTCCTATTACACATTCCGTTAATATTGTATCTACTGAATATTTATCCTTTATTAGTCTTCCTAGCACATTAAAAGCCGTACATTCATCAATTGATGCTACTTTTCCTATACCATTTCCTGCTGAAACGATACGATCTCCAGCATTTCCTTTTCCTTTAATTTTAACAAGTACTCTTCCTTTAAGTGCTATCATTGGATGAGAATCATTATTTCCTGCTTGAGAATTCATTAAAAATGCCGGAGAATTACTTACAACTCCAAAAACTTTGTCACATAATTCTTTGTTACATTTAGTAACTTCTGCTTCTCCACCTAACATAACAACATCTCCAACTTCCAATTGCATATCTGACTCATATCTTTCTGCCAAATCCGCATACATGGCACTTGTTGTTTGTGCGTGTACTACATTTGCTCGTATATCAACCAATGTTGCCGCTGATAATTCAGCTCCATCTCCACCACCTGATTTAAATGCTGTCCAGGCTCCTCCTGCATTTCCGTATAGTGTTGTGCCATCATCTGCAAATGTTTCATCCCAAACCCAAAATAAATCTTGCTCAGTTGCAACTGACGTTTCACCTCTGTTTACTTTCAAACCTGTGTAGTTTGGCATTCCTGCATTTGAAGAAATATTTCTGTTTAATTCTATAATATTGTCTTCAACTCTTAATGTTGATGTATTCACCGTAGTTGTTACACCATCAACTGTTAAATTCCCTTTAATTCTTATATCTCCAACAGTAGGGAGTTCTAATCTTCCTGTTGACCCATCCATTGTCATTATAGTAGTTGTGTCACCACCTTGATTAACTGTAAAAATAATATCTTTATTAATAGTAGTTTGTGCGATTGTAAAGTTATCACTGCTCATAGACATTGTAATATCTGAACCTGCACCTAAAATTATTCCTGTATCATTTGCAATAGTAAATGAACCAGTAGTACTATCATTTTGATCTGATCTCAAATAATTTGCCGCCGCAACTCCGCCTAATTTATCTGAATCTGTTGCAAGTCCTCTAAATTTTACATTTGCAACTGACGATGATAATTGAATACCTTGTGATATTGTAGAAAATCCTGCTGTAATTAAAGCCGCAGAATTTGTTTCAGTTGCGTGTGGAGTAAATGCTTCTCCTGATACTACAAACACTACTGTATCTTCCTGTACACCTTTTAATATTGATTTGTTTACTCCTGCATTATCTTGTATGGTTTCACCAATCATTGCTGTTACGCCTGATCCTGCAATTGTTGTTGGTCCAATTAATGACCATCCTGTACCTGTATAAACATATAATTGTGTGTTACCTGTATCAAACCATAAATCACCTTGTGATGCATTAGTAGGTGATGACGTTGAGTTAGTTGTTGATCCTACTGGTTTCCATTTTGTACCAGTATAGATATTAATTTGTTTATTTGTTTGATCGTACCACAGCTGACCTGTTATTTTATTTGACGGTGCCGATGTATTATTAAAATTTTCAAGAAGTTTTACGAAATTTTCATTTAATTTCTCACCAAATCCTGCATAACCTTTTCCAAAGAGTGCAAGATCCGTAGTAGTGGTATCTAACGTACCGTCTGCTAATGAAACTATTTTAGTTCCAAATGTGTTGTTTATTTCGTAAGCCATTATTCTGCGTCCCTTATGTCAACTAACATTGTAACATCACCGAATACTTCAATTAATATTTCAGATAAAAATATTGGAACTTTACTATTGACTATTGAATTTCTAAGCGTATCTCTTTCTTCAGGAGTTAATGCTACTGACATATTTGCATTAATATAATCTGCACATTCTTGTTTAGTTATCATGAACTATTACTCCTATTCTTTGCAATTTTTTTCACCATTGAAGCTTCACCAATTAATTTCTGTAATATTGTTGCAACTTCTGGTGACATCCATTCCTGAATTACAGAAAGTCTATTACCTACATAAAATTTTTCAACAAAATGCTGTTGTTCCCGCCAAAAAATGTGATTTGCGTCACCTTCTTCACCAACAAATTGTGCATCAATATATTCTGTAACTTCTGCTTTTGTTACCATTTAGATGTCTCCTTATGCATATTTATTTTCCTTTTATTCCTGCTAGAATGTACAATATTCCAAATACTGTCCACATACTATATCCAAGTGTTACCGATTTTGTATCTGTTGTAGTATTTGTAGTTTTACCAATTAAACGGCTTAACCATAGTCCAAATTTCATTATCATTCTACCTGCTTTGCTATCTTCTGGTAATGTTCCCATTCTATAAGCCATATGTTGTGCCCATGGAGTAGCAATTCTCTTTGCCCAACTTATAGCAAGAGCTTTTTGCTTCTCACCTCGTGCTTTTTTGTCTCTAATCCAAAACATACATTGTGGACCTTCTTTATCCATCCATTCAACTACAACACTTGCCCATTTGACATAACCAAAATATGCATAAGGATCGTTCTCACGTAACCACTCTCCAAATTTTTGATCTGCTGTGTATACTTCTTGTGGTAGATAACCTAGCTCGAATAATTTTGTACAAATAATTTTTGGTTTATTGTGAACACAATATCTATCTGCAAAGTAAGAATGATCTCCTGACACTTCAAAATTATACAATGATAAATCTTTATTTTCAGTCTCTTTTGATTCTATTGATTTTATTCTTATCATTCCATCTAATGTTTGTATATAATCTCCAATGCTTAATGCACCACTTTCCAATTCATTATATAATTTTGTTGCTTTTGGATTAATTGATTTCCATCCTTCTTTTGTCCAAAATGGGTGTTCATCAGTAACAAAGAAATTATTACTTCCATTAAAAGCATATAATCGTTGATTACCTAAAGTACTAGGTTTTAAAGCGATAACTTCATTATCACTAGTTTTTCCTTTTAGCATATCACCAACTATTACATCTTCAATTTTTATATCTGTGCCATCTGCCATACGAACCATGGTACCTGCAATGAAACAAGAGTCAGATTTTGTTTCCTTGCAATAACCTTTTACTACTTGCCCATTTGGATCGTTAAGATTGTAATCAGCTGGCCAACTACCAGTTTGACATTTATGGGGTGGAACTGGTCTTGATTCTCCACCGCCTCCGGGTGGATTAGCCACTTCTGCTGGAGTGGCTGGTATAGAACCTCTAACTCCTACCGTACCTGACGTTGTTGAGCCAGTGTCGTCACCAAATCCTGCATAGTTTATAGAAAAATTTACATCGTTAGCAAATAAGGCTTTCCATACTCCTGAAACTTTTGTGTATCCTGCAACAAGTGATTTCCATGTTCCTGAAACTTTTTTATGTATTCCTGTAATTTTTTTCCATACACCACCAACTTTATAATGTGCTTCTGCTGGTATTGTAAAAATTAAAACTGCTTTTCCGTTTCCACCTGTTTGGGCATGAGCTCCACCTTCTGCTATACCTGATGCATAATAACTTACTGCGGTTCCGCCTGGTGTTACACCTGAACCATTAGCTTGAGATCCACCTGCTGGTACAGTATTTGATCCTGCTCTTCCACCAAATGCTCCTATATCTCCTGTATCAGCTGATCCGCCTTTTCCGCCATCGGCTCCACCGCCTCCAGCACCTGCACCACCACCTTCTGCACTATGATGGGCACCATTTTCTCCTAATGTTCCTGTTGCGTTTGCTGTGGCACTATTTGTATTAGATCCAGCGGCTCCACCTGACTTGGCACCGCCACCGCCACCGCCAGCACCACCCCCAGCTATGGCTACTATTGTATTGTCAATTGCTTGTCCATTTGTGAATACTGTTACAACTGTGGCTCCGCCACCGCCACCTCCTGATCCTGAGGGATTGTTTGGCCCTGCCGCACCACCTACACCACCTGAATAGGCTGATAAACTTTTTCCATTTTCTCCACCTTCAGCTCCAGCACCACTTGATCCACCAGCACCACCTCCACCTACTGTAACGCTAATATTTTTGACGCCTGCATATGAAGATATATCTAAATTTGTTACTGTAACATATTGGCCAGATGATCCCGGTCCACCATCTCCAACATCATCACCTCCGCCACCTCCGGCACCACCCCATAAATGTAATGTAAGTGTTGTCGTTCCATGCGGGACTTCGGCTATATGAACTCCACCTGTGTATATGAATTCTTTGATTATAGTGCTCATAAAGGATTATTAAGTCTCCCTTACAAACCAAAAGTCTCCGTCGTTACCATCACCTGATGTTGGATTAGAGGTTGAAACAGTTTTTGCTGAACCGCCCCATAAGTCACCAAATGTAACCACGGCACCAATGGTTGGTACGTTTAAATTAGATGTATCACCCTCAGCAATTGTTCCTACTGCCGCCAATGTTGCTGTTGTAACTTTAACGTTACCTGCCGCAGTAGTTTTTAAAACTTTTTCTTTTGCCGCATTACCATCAGCTGTGGCATCTGCTAATCTAATTACTTGTGAATATGATCCTGTTACTCCAGCACTCCAAAATGTTTCTGATGTATCCCAAAACATTCTTGCTTCAGAGCCTGATCCTCTTTCAACAATTAATCCACCATCAACGTTTGTTGCATTTCCTTCATTTAATCCGATAAATGCATCTACATATGTAGATACATCAACTGATGCTTTATCGTAAGATCCAGTAATTGTTAAATTTCCTGTAATTGTTGTATTACCTGTTAAAGTAATATCACCACTTGAACCTGTAAATACTAAAGGAGTTTTTGTTACTCCTCCATCATTAATTGTAAATGACAAATCTTTATTATTTGATGTTTGAGCAATTGTAACGTTATTACTTGCAACTGTTATTGATAATTCTTGTGCATCACCAACAATTAATCCTGTATCTGCATCAATTGTTATTGCGCCAGTTGTTGTATCTGCCGCATTTGATCTTAAAAAGTGAGCACCTCCTTGTACAGCCGCACTTGGATCACCAGAATTGGTAGTGTCAGTTGAATCAAGTGCCGTTGCCGACGTAGTTGTTCCTGAAAATACAGCACCTAATGTAGAATTTAATGTAATTCCTACATATATTACAGCAAATCCAGTTTGAGTTATTGTTGGTGTAAATGTTTCTTTAGATAAAATTGCAACTCTAGTATTTCCTACGTACATAGAAGAAACAACTTTGTTTCCGCCTGAACTTCCAAGTGTTTCAATATACCATCCTGATAATGTTTGTCCTGACGTGTAAACTGGTCCTAATAATGTCCAAGCACTACCAGTATAAAAATATATTTGATCATCGTCAGTATCATGATAAAAATCTCCTGCTGATGCAGTAACTGGTGCGGTAGCTTGTGATTTTGCACCACCTGTTGGTTTAAATGATGTACCATCATAAACTTTTAATTGTGCTGTTGTAGTATCAAAAAATAATTCACCTGTTATCGGTGCTGTTGGTTGTGCCGTTGAGGCTGAATTCTCTAATAATTTTAAAAGATTTTCATTTAATAATTCACCAAATCCTGAATAACTTTTTCCAAAAAGCGTTAATGATGTTGAATTATCAATTGTACCATCTGTTATTGTAGCTACTACTGAGCCGTCTGTTTTGTTTATTGTATAAGCCATAATTTATACCCGTATTTATTGTCTCCCTACACTTATTAAAATGACGCTTTCTTCTGCTCCAACATAGTCTTCCATTGCTTTTCCTATAATAGATCCAATTTTTGGAGAGAATGCTTTTTTGGCACATCCTGGATGTTGTCCACACGTTGTTAAAAGATCACCTTTATTAATAGTGCCATGTACTTTACATTTAACTTTTCCTACAAGTGCAACTGCCTGTCCTTCTGACTCGTCATTCATTAAGTAAGCAGGATTTTCACTTATTACTCCTGCTACTCTTGTATCTTCTGCTATTGTTGATTGTGTAATTTCTTTATCTCCTCCAAATATAACAACTGTACCTATGTCATACTCAGAATCTGATGTATATTTTTCTGCCAAGTCAGCGTATTGAGCCGATGTTGCTTTGGCGTAAACTGTATTATATCCTAATAATGATGTTCCAATATCATATGTAGCATCAGCTGATGGTGTTATTGCTTGAGATATTAATGTACCTGTCATAGTACCACCTGCTAATGGCATATCTAAACTTGCTGTACCTGTTATGTTTCCTGTAATTGCTCCTACAAATTCTGTGGCTGTAACTGTACCCGAAACTTCTAATTTTGTTGATGGTGTTAATGTACCAATTCCTACTCTTGATTCAGAACCATCAATAGTCATTACAGGAGTTGTTACTCCGCCATCATTAACTTTAAATGTGATATCTGTATCTTGTATTGTATTTGAAATAATTGCTCCACTACTATCAACTGTAAGAGATAAATCACTATCTATTCCTACTGTCATTCCTGAATCTGTTACAATTCCTAATGTACCAGTTGTTGTATCGTTTGCATTTGATCTCAAATAATTTACCGCCGTAACTCCGCCTAATTTATCTGAGTCAGTTGATGTACCTGCAAATTTGATATCTGTAATTGCTGTTGAAAGTGTTATACCTTTTGTAACTGTTGCAAATCCTGATATGGCCGCTTTTGGTGTAAAACTATCTTCTGAAATAATTGCAATTAAATTTCCGTCATTATACCATTTAGTAATATTTTGATTAGCATCTGTTGAATCTAAAATTGTATCATATGTAAATCCATTTGTAGTACCCGTACCTGCAGGTGGGCCTACTAATATATTTGTTGTTCCGTTATAAAAATACATTTGGCCAGTATCTGAATCTATCCAAATATCTCCTGACACTTGTGCCGACGGTGCTGTTGATTGATACGATGCTCCACCTAATGGTCCCCAACTAGTTCCGTTATAAACTTTTAATCTTGAATTTGTTGAATCATACCAAAGTTGTCCTATAATTGGTTTTGTTGGTGCACTTGTATTTGAAAAATTTTCTAATAAATGTAAAAAGTTTTCAGCAATATTTTCTCCATATCCTGCATATCCTTTTCCAATTAAACTTAAATCAGTTTGTGTATTAACTACACCATCCTGAACTGTGTAAGCATTTGGTGATGCTGAACTATTAGTTTTGTTTACAGTATAAGGCATCCTTAATATCCTGTGTTGCTACCTGCCGTTGTTCCACTTACAGTATTTGATGTGCTTATTGCAGTTGAACTCGTTTCAGTAAATGTTGTTAATGATTGTATTCTTAAAGTATAATC